CCACCCCAAGATGCCTTTGTTTCTTCCTCTTCTTCTGCATCATCAACTTCTTTCAGATTAACACCACCCCATCTTGGTCTTGGACTTGCACCACCCCAAGATGCCTTTTCGGATAAATTCTGAAAGGAAAACTCAGGATCAACACAGAAATTGCCATCTATGTGGATTCCTTCCCTTCGTAGGTAATCATCCTGTGTGAAGAACTTTGAATCGATTGTTACATAGTGTGTGTTTGCACCTTCCTGTAATGGGACATGTTTAAGTATTTCATTAAGTGTTCCTTCCCATTTTTTAAAACCCTCTGGTAGATTTACCCAATCTCCTGTATTCTCAAACGGAAATACACTCAATTTCATATCACCGTGGTCTGGGTCGGGGATGCTCATCTCACATATTTGATCCACACGGGTTCTGTGGATTTGTCTTGGGTCATTTAAGTTGTTGAAATTCTGTAAATATCTCATATTATTCATGTTTATTTGTTGTATATATTAAAATCGATTGGTGTAAACACAGTGTTCAATCTTTAATTAATATAAGTCTATCAATACCCAATGCAAATCCAATCCCACCATCATACGATCCACCACCACATATCTGTTTCTGTGCCCCTAGTTCAGTGCAAGATACTTCAAACCCCTTTCCCTCGGTATAATAATCAAGACCCCTCCTTGTCTCTTTATCATATTCATAATCCGGAGTAACCATAGAAATAAGTTCAGTTGCAAGATTCAAAAGGTAGTCAGAATAATCTTTTGTGGGGTTTAATATTTCCACTCCAAATTGTGTAAATTGTCGGTATCTCCCTTTCTGTGAGTTCTCTCCTCGGAAACATTCTGAAATGTAAAATAACTTTACATCGGGCATAGGTTTCCCTTTACCAAATATAAATTCCTCTTTCGCCAATTTTTGAACAACGGCAGTGTATTCGGGTGCAAGGCAGAGATCCCTATTCCCACGGTCTTTGAACGAGTACATCATCTTTTGGTTTTCATCACCGACTTTCGAAAGGAAAGTGTCTTGTTTTTGGATTATAGGTATCATTACTTCTGTGAATCCTTTCTCTGTGACTTTATCAACCATTTCATTTATTAGTTTTCTTTTATAGGTTGCAATTTCCCCACATAATATTCGTGTACCCTTGTATGTTGATTCTAATTTAATTTCGTTTTTCATTTTCTAATATTTAATTTTTGGACATAAAAAAACCCGAATAAATCGGGTTTGCTAATTATACTTAACACAACTTTCCCGATCACATATAATGTGTTCTTTGATGGGTATGTGTGCTCATGTTCATATTACAAATATATGATATGTTTTTTATATACCAAAATGTTTAAGAAGTTGGTAATACGATAACCAATGAATCCGTCTGTTTGAAAACCTGTTATCTTGTAATATGGTGGTGTTAATGTCGAAAATGAAAATCCATTGTAGAATGTTTCATATGCCATTTCATATAATAGGGTGGAAATTCCGTTAGAACCAGTTGCTCCTTTTAGGTCTGGTTGGTCCAATTGGCCCAGATCCATATACTCCACCAGTTGCACTTATTTGTTCAGACGAACCATTACTTCTCAATATGGTTAATTTCCCGTTTTGGTCTAATATTAAATTTGAACTTCTCGTGGCAGGTAAAGGCACTTATCCTAAATTAGTGTGTGGTGATATTATTCCCGGCATATATAATAAATAATTTCTCTATGTATTTAATATAGGGGATGCATATTTACCAGTGTTGTACCAAACCAATGAATGTGTTATCAGTAAATGTGCAGTGTAGAGTAAACCCAATACCGGATGTATTATTACCAGCATGTATAGTAAACCCACCATTTCTATTACATGTGTTTATATTCTGTCCATCGTTCAAGTTTCCATCACTCCTGTTGCTTTGAACAGACCAAGTGAAATCTGAATAAGACAGACCTGAACCGGTTAATTGTAAAGTTTGATCTATGTCTTCATTAGGTGACTGGGAAACACCAATATCGGTTGATGTCATTCCAACCGCAACACTATCATTTGCAGTGAATGTACCCTCATAACTGATAAACATAACAACACTTGTTCCGTCATGTAAAACAAGTCCATCTGGAGAACCATTTTGTAGTCCGAGTATTCCAAACCACATTGCACCAATTCCATTTGATTCATTTGGTATTATTCCATTTAGGCTTGTTTGTGAATAAATTAACCCATCTGCCCCACTGTATGAGTAAATGGTCCAACCCGATAAATCTGTCCCGGTAACACCGGCAATTTCAACACCCTCTAATGTATCAGTTCCAGAATTATCATAGTGAATCTCATTTATCCAAACCTCTTCTGTGCCACATGGCGACCCTGATATATCCAACTCGACATTATTCCCACTAGAAATATTATCAGATATTGTAACAATTTCATCAGATGAATCAGTGGATCTACCACTTATAAAAACACTCCAGTTATCAGTGGATACTGTATTATCAACTCGTATTAATTTATCATCAGGGGCGATATAAACATAAATCCCATCGGGATGTGACCACAGAACCCCCCCACTACCTGAAAGAGTTTCAAAAATAGACTCAGCTTTTATTGGGGAGATGTCATCCCAATACACCATATCCCCATCAGATTTGATAACTTGTCCAATATCTCCATTATTACCATCAATATACACTTCCCCATTTGTGAAATGAAGTTGTTCTACGCCTCTTATATCATTACCATTCAATTCTAAATTTCTATTATCTGTTATTCTAATTGCTTCAGTTCCATCCACAGAAAATCCTATACTATGGATTGTGGGTTGGTAAATGCCGGTTCTTGTATTATTGGAAAAATATACACTATTAGTTGTTGTGCTCCCTATGTCCAAATCCAAGCCATTCACCCGACTTGCTGCACCAGGATCTATAAAATAATTTGAATTGTCCATATCATATAATTTGTTCGCCAAATAAATATTCCCAATGGAACTATTAGTACGACCGACTTTCAATGAACCGTCAATATGTAGTGTTGTATCAGGTGTGAATGTTTGATCATTACTGATACCCACATAGTTCTGTGAGAATGAATGTGTAGTTATGAGTAAGAGTGTGAATGTTAGTATTTTTTTCATATTATCAATCTATTTTTATCATATTGAATGTGTGTATATTTATTTCATTATGTATGTTCACAACATATCTTCCATTCGGTAAGTGTGTCATATCATAAAACCTTTGGTCTGTTTTTTCACTGAATATCAATTTACCGACCATATCATATATTTCAATATTATATATACCCGGATGGTTTATGAAAAACCTTCCATCATTTGGGTTGGGGAAAACAATTACATTTATAGATTCGAAATCCGGACATCCATAAAGAATGTCAGAGTATTTGTTACTACCATCAACATCAAATTGGTGTAATCGATAATATCCATATGGATCAACCTTTTCACTGTATTTTAAAATTTGATTTGAATTTCCGGCAGCCTCTACTGTTCTAATGTCGTTCCATTCATATGCATCATCAGAACCTTGTATGATATAATGGCTTGTATTGGTTTCAGTTACAGTTACCCAAGTAACAACACTACTTTCACAATCAACCGTGAAACGTACAAGTTCTATTGGCAATGGGTTATTTATATCGGATAATGTCCATACCGAATATTGATCCAATTGGTTGGCTATTGTTATGGTAAGTTGGTTAGTGATGGTATTCGTAGTTGGTCCATATAACCAATCTAACCATTTATCTTCATCTGAATTATATCGTTGGGCAGTTAAGTTTGCCTCATTTATGAAATTGGTTGGGTCATTCCAATCATTGTCATCGTATGTGAATGTATAAGTCCCCCTTGGTTTTGTCGTGTATCCATTTGGTGTTATTATCCAGTAACGGTCTATTACACTTGGTCCATTGTCAGTTCCAAAGTCATCTGTTATATGAAGGACTCCGGTTGGCATGGGAAAGTTATCCGGTGCAACCTCATGTGAATTGAATGTTATGTTATCACCACCCACACCAACATCACTTATTTCATAAGTAAATGGAATAGTATCACCTGAGGAAGATGCAAATGGTATCATATATGTACCGATTGAGTTCACATCATTCCATTGAACAACAGAATTTTCATCTTCCATTATTATACCACCACCATTTGATGTTACACTGAATGCATCCGGACCACCATTGACTATTATGATCCTGGAATCACCGGTCATTCGTATAAATCCACCATCTATCGTCACGGATTGTGAAATTGAAATGAATGGTAGTGTAAGAAGTAATGTTAAGATATATTTCATATTATTATATATGAGCAATTGCGGTGAGTGTTTGGGTTTATTTCTTTTTAATTTTAAGTTTCCTTTGTATTCTATGTGAATAATTCAATGTTTTGACTTTACTTGATTGGTTTCGTTCAAACATTCCTTAATAACTGTTTTGATTCTACCATCTCCTTCAAATTTTGCACCATCGAGATCAAATGCAATAAGTTCTCCCTTAGTGTTATATCCAAATTGTCCGGAATGTATATCATCCCAATTAAAATTCTTAACTAATTTTTTGAACAATGCCACTATATCTGCCATTAGTATGTGTAACTTCTTGGCCTGTCTTGGTCCGAAATCATTGGATATCGTATCATAAAGGTCTTGTACTACATTCATATAATCCTCTTCTTCGTCTGCCCAATATATGCAATCATATATATGTTTCAGACCAAGATATGCCGTTTCGTGTTGTTCATCATTTTCCATGTGTTTAATGGAGTCCGATATGTGATCTATGTTCAACACTAGGTCCTTGGGTATATCAACCTTTTCCATTACAGTATAATAGACATAACCATTGCGTGTGCATAATTTATCAAAATTACTTTTCATTTTATAATCCATTCCAAATTTCACACATCTGATGTTAGTCGGTAAATGGTCCAAATATCTGTTGGGTATTTTAATTTTGCCCATTGAGTATACCCTTACAGCACCCGGTATGTTTTTATTTAACATATGTTTATAAGTTAAGTGTTGGGTTCTTGAAAGTCTGATGACTCTCTTATCCCCTAAATTGAAAACTGCCCCAAACAACCCGAATCTTGGATCGCCTTCTGTTATTTGTATTCCACTCTTTCTACTTAACCATTCTATGAAGGTTTCTTGGTTTTTAAATTCTCGGATATGCTTCATTCAGTATATATTCAAATATCAGGAACGGTTTCTCATCATAGGGAAATAGATAACATCTCTGATTGTTCTATCAGTAAGTATCATAACCAATCTATCGATACCGATACCGATACCGGTTGTTGGTGGCATACCATATGATAGTGCATCAATGAAATCTTGGTCATCGTCTCCAATATTCTCAACGTGTCTGGTTATATCGTTAAGTTCTGAATAGGCATTGGCAATTTCCATACCTGAGATGAAAAGTTCAAATCTTTCGGCAATGTTTTCATTGTCCGATCTCACTTGTGCCAATGGACTTATACTTGATGGGTAATCATATACCATTGTTGGTTGTATCAAATTTGGCTCAACGTGTGTTTCAAACAACTCATTCAATTCAATATCTGAAAGGCTTTCTGTTTCACCATAGTATCTTTCAATTGATTCCACGAATGATATTCTTGATACATTTGAGAAATCTATTTCATTCCCATTGTATGTAACGGTTCCAAATTCATTATGAATTCCCAAAAGAATGTTTTCAACCATGTCCATACTGAAGTTATAATCCTCATATGCAGTATATGATTCCATAACAGTGAATTCTGGATTGTGTCGAGAAGAAATCCCTTCATTTCGAAAATTTCTACCTATCTCGAAAACTCTATCATAACCACCAATGATCATTCTTCTAAGATACAATTCAGGTGCAATTCTCATATAACAATCCATATCAAGTGATTCGAAATGTGTAGTGAATGGAGTTGCCTCTGCACCACCATATACTGGTTGTAAGATAGGTGTTTCTACCTCCATATAACCATTGTCATTATAGAAGTTTCTTATCAAAGAGATAAGTCTTGATCGAGTAACAAATATATCTCTTTCATTTGGATTGAGTATAGTGTTCAGATATCTTCTTCTTCGGATATCTTCTCTATCAGTTGTTATGTTATACAGTGTTTCACCATCATTTTGAACAACAGGTAATGGTCTGTTGGGAATATTCAGAATGTCTGCTTCAAGTATTCTGAATGTGTAGTGTCCTGTTCTTGTTGTGAAGTATTCTCCACGACAGCCAAGGTGAGAACCATTTGGTAGTTCTGTTATCTCGGTGAAGTTTTCAACTTGTGAGTTTATATAACACTGTAAGTTTTCACCGTTGGTTAGAACATCCATAAAGGCTGACCTACCGTGCAATCTGATGTTTAAAATTCTAAAATTTAGTGTTTCCATTATTTGTGATTTTAATTAATTCTTAATCCATTTTCGTATAGTATTATCACTAACACCATACTTTCGACCCGTTGCAGAATATCCTATGTTTTCAATATCTTTTATGAGTGATTCTTTGCTTGGTCGGTCGGTAACCTTTCTATTATCAATCTCGTAACATTTACGACATCGTTTATTTTTATTTGTACATTTATTCCCACAAGAATTGCATTTATATTTTTTTCTACGTTCTGATTTATAAGATTTAATATCTCTTTTTTTAGAGTTTTCGTGCCTACATATTTTACATAGTTTAGATTTTTTTGTTTTTAATCCACCACATTCACATAAATTTTTTCCTCTCATACTTGGTTTAGTGGTTATGGTTGGTTTGATTTCACTTAAATTATTTACATAAGATTTGAGGTCATTTATGAACATATTTTTCTCTTTATAATTTAATTTTTGATAGTTTGACCAATTTATACGTATTACATCCCATCCTTCTGTTTCGAGAAATTCATTTCTCCTAATATCACTTTCAACTATTTTAATATCATCATAATGTTGATTCCCATCTATTTCAATATCTATCTTTTTATGTGGTATAGAAAAGTCAAGTTCATATAAAGAAACTCTAAATTTTTTAACAACATCTAATCCTTCCCTTTTAAATACCTCAGTAAAGTATTTTTCCGGATACGATCCTTTACTACTGTGGTTTAATAGGTATGGGACTTTATTTGGATTTTTTCGAAGATATTCTTTACGTATCTTACTTAGTTTTTCTTTTGTTTCATCTGTATGCTTTCTAGGTTTCTTTTTACATGATATTTTCATCGCTTCACTCAGACTTCTAAATTTTAGTTGTCCTCTTTTTGATGCCCGATATGCTTTACTCTCACTTATATTGAATTTTAAACATGTTTCCGCAATTGTATGTCCATCATCATAGTATTTTTGTATTTCTTCATAATATTCCATAATGTATATATTGTGAATGTAAGTGCCTTAATATACACATTATGGGTTCGATGTGCGTTTGGCAGGATTCGGACCTGCGATGTCCTTACGGAGATAGTTTAAGAGACTATTGGTTTCGACCACTCACCCACAAACGCTGGTGGCTCTGGTGGGACTCGAACCCACGGTCGAGGACTTGATTACCTCATCTCCTTAAAAGGGAGGTGTAATGGCCGCTATACGACAGAGCCTAATGTAGTTAGACTCTTTTCATCAAGTCTAACTAAACTGTTTATATTTCCGTTTAGTTTTCATTCTCATTCTATTTTTTTTTGCACAGGAGGATGGATTCGAACCACCGACACACGGTTTTGGAGACCGTTGCTCTGACCAGGCTGAGCTACTCCTGCATTTAATATTTTCTGTGGCACCGGTTGGATTTGAACCAACGACCCTTCCCTCTTCAGGGGACCACTCTACCAGACTGAGTTACGGTGCCATATTTTGGGTGAAAGACCGGACTCGAACCGGCATCCTCTTGGGTCACAACCAAGTGCTTGTTCCCTTACGGTACTACATACCATTCAGCTACAATCACCATATTTTAGTGATCCCGGTAGGCCTCGAACCCACGACCCTTCCCTTAAAAGGGGAATGCTCTACCAACTGAGCTACGAGATCGTATGTTTGTGGCTTCGATGGGATTTGAACCCATGACCAACAGATTTTCAGTCTGTCACTCTACCCGGCTGAGTTACGAAGCCAATTTTTGTCAGGAGGGAATCGAACCCTCAAATCCCCCTGTTTCTCAGGGGCACTGCACCACATCAGTTCTGACTATGTGTGGATGAGGAGTTTCGAAATCCCGACCTTCGGTTTCACAAACCGACACTCTTCCCCTGAGCTACATCCACCATGTAAAATAAAAAAAGCCGGATCTCTTTCGAAATCCGGCTTTGAAATTACCTTTGTGTGTTATTCTATCTTATCATAGAAAGTCATACATAGTAATCCTATTATCAAAACCGGATAGGTATGATTTAAAATGCCATTTAAAGCATTTTCCATTCTTGATATTAGATACTAATGTATTCATTTTCTTGTTGTTATATATTAAGTTTTATTTCTTCCTTTTTCGTTATAGAGTACAAAGTTAATAAAGTTTTGTTAAACTCCAAAATTATTTTAATTTTTTTTACAATTCAGCAATTATGAGTTTCGTTGGAAAATATTTCCAAATTGACTTAGTATGTCTATCTTATGTGGGATGAGTTCATCGAGAACATTATCTATAACTGAATTTCTTCTTTTACACATAAGGAAGTTTTTTAATATTTCACCTACTTCCTGCCCACAAATCACAAATTGTTTTTGGTTACCTTTCCGACCAATATGTATCTTATTTTTTTCCATATACTTATCGACATAGACTGGTAGATTGTTAATATCACATATCTTTTCCATTATCTAATATAGTACCCAATTTATATTTTCTTGCTTTCTGAATGTCGTATCTTTTATACACATCAACACTTTCAGAATAGTAACCATTCGATGTTCCATGCCATCTTATGGTGATATACCCATTAACAGTTGCAAAACGATAGAATGTCCATGTTTCTGACTCACAATCACTGTCATTACTATTACAGGATTCATCTGCCATTGTTAATGGTGTGTCTAACAGATCGGATAAATCCCCTATAATATCATCGATTGTAACATTTTCACAACAATCTTGTGTGTGATACATTTTATATATCCACCCATCGGTGCAAATGAATTCAATATAATCCTCCTCGTCAAAGTTTGATTGGTTAATCCGGTATATGGTTTTGCCTTCCATTTCACCTATATTACTTACATCACTCATGTTTAATTATTTATTTTGTTACTATCTTATTTATATACAACTTCACGACTCATTACCAAGTATTTTATTGAGTCTTTTATCTCTTTCGCCTTTCACATCTGACCACCCTACCATAGACCTCATAGTTATTTTTTGGATATGTTTACGGTTTATACTTAACCACATTTCACTACGATAATCGGATTCAGGGCTTTTTGTTAGTACTCTGAATTCGCCATCATTCGGTTTTATGATTTTGAAAGAAACATATGTTCTATTATTATATAGTTTCTTTGTTTTTTTATCACGGCTCAACACCAAAAACCCATGTTGGTCATGACCCTTTTCTTCTAAAAAATTATTTATACGTTTATATTCCTTATTCGTCATGTGTTCGAATCTTCATTATAATATTTTTCTTTATATTTGCCATATTTTTTATCAAACTTATGGCAGTATATTACCCACTCTATCTCTACTAAAATCCATAATATGATGGGTGAGAATATAATAAGGTATAAGAGTCCTAATAGCATTTTACAAAGATATTAATTTATTTGAATGTTATCGGATATTCTTCTAATGTATTCCAAAAAGTTTCCTGTTTTTTCACTACCGACTACCTCCGTTATCTTTTCTTCTAACTGATCGTTATCATTTATAGTATCTTCAACAGTATCGAAGAAGTGGAAAGTAAGTCTGACCGGATAATACGATATTCCATTGTTCATATCACAATAAGTTTGTTCTATGGACATAAAAAGATGTGTATAGTCTTCATGATTGATATAGAATCTATACCATGGTAATGGAAATCCATTAGCATTTTCACGCATACCAATATCCATATCTGCTGTAAATTCGTTATCGGTTTCCTCACCCAAAGATTTTTGGAATTCTTTCAATATATCGAATGGTGATTTGTTATCTGTTGATGATAGGTTTGCCCACATAGTTATTGTTTATTTATTAATATATACTATAAATGGTACTAAGTTTTAAAAAATATTTCGAAAGCAAGATGGATGGGATTCACAAGGTGAAGCTTACCAATCCATTGAATGGCGAGGCAGTTGATGTTGTTGCTAAATTTGATACGGGTGCAAGGTATAGTTCTATTGATAGGGAGGTGGCCAAAACACTTGGGTTTGATGATAAAACAATCAAAGGTGATTCTGACTCCGAAGAAATTTCGGGAACTGCTACAACAAAATCTGCAAATGGTGAGGAAGAACGTGTTATGGTAAATATGAATATAACACACACCGATGATGAGGTAGTTAAGACACAAGTATCTATTACTGATCGATCACATATGGAATTCCCAGTTCTTATAGGGTTAAAAGATATGAATTAAGTTAGGTAAGTTGATGAAGTAGCACTTGAGCCTTGTTGGTTTATGGATTCAACAGTTATCGAATATGTCATACTAGATTTTCCTTTGAAATTATAATTCGGTGAAAATATTTCTGTTGTGTGGAAAAGTCCAGTTCTTCTTCTGGTTGGGTTTTGTAAAGGTCCACCCAAATCATTATAAACTATCCCATTTTGGTCTTCAATTTTAATCCTATAAATATCAACACCTGAAACGGCAGACCAAGTGATACCAAGAACAACTCTTTCATTTCCAGATGAGTTTGTTTGTACTGATGATGTTATTCCTATGGATGGTGCAGATGGTGTGGAAAAATGATCTTCCTTATTATCCCAAATTGCCGTATATGCATAGTATGAGTTCGCATTCCATTTAACGTCAGATCCATCTTGTACTCTGATAGACCATTTCTTTTCTGTGTCAGTAGTTCCTGGATTTATTACATATCCATAATAAGTAGCACCGCCACTGATCTCATATCTTAAATAGTTTTCATTTAAACTCATAATTGATTATTGTGTTTAGTACTATATATTATTTTCCTATTTTGTAAGTTCTTGATATTTATCTAGTTCTGAACTTCCAGTTAAACTAAAAGAAAGTATCTTCTTTTGTTTTTTATCTACTAATGCAGTTGCATTGTTGCCTACATCATTGTATGCAAACCTAACCAATTTATAATTGGGTGAGTCAAAATTCTTCATTGGGTCTCTTTCAATAATACTCTGGTATTCTTGATCAGACAATTCTTCGTTGTATTGTTTCCATTTTTTTATCATATTCTATATATTAATTATAAGTTGTACCAAATAAACTATTAATAATTTATATATAACCTTACTCAGAAGAATCGATATTATACCTCTTGGACATCATATCAAGTATCCCCTCAATAAGATTTACTACAGTGGTCTGTTTTCGGTTAAGTTGTCGGTTTCTTTGTAATTTAGTGATTATGTACCGAGTTTCTTTATAATATTTTTCTCGGAATTTTGAATCAGATGCATAGTGGTCCGATATGTTCTGTAATCGATCACATAATTTAATAGTAAGTGCATCATCACTCATATTGACCATCTTATCAAGTAGGTAATCTGCCTTACCCATTAATTTTACCATATGGCCAACTGATGTAAGTTCCTTTACGAGCAACATAACATCTTTCCCAAATTTTGATTCAATGACTCGGTAGCCCTCGGCATGATTATTTGTGAAGCAATCTTCCACCACATCGTGTAGTAGTGCTGCAATTGCAAGTTTTTCTCTTTTATCAACTTTTTTAACATATTTGAATACCTTTTCCACGTGATAGAAATAAGGTGCTCCTGAAAATTTACGATAGACACCATCATGAAGTGCTTGGGCCATTTCATATGCCTCACGTTCTTTCGGTGTAAGTGATATTTCCTTTCTCATGTTAGTATATATTTCGTATTAAACTTATAATATATCAAGAGTAAAGGTATTAATAATTATTCACATTAAAAAGATTTAATTATGTTTTTGATTTTTGAAGCCAGTCCCGTGTTAAGTAGGTTTTCTAATTTTTGGTTTCTTTTATCTTTAATTGTTTCTATGGAACATAATATTTCATCTGCAGCTTGATTATTTCCGTGTCCTTTTGTGATATTCGGTTTTATATCATTTTGATATATAACTTCGCCAAGAGATTTGAGTTCTGGATAAATTTCTGAAAATATATTCCTAGCACCATTTAGCAATTTTTCATTTCTTATAAGCAATGAACATGTGTCGTATTTTAGATCATCACAGAGTTTTATATTTATTTGGAATTCTGTATTCCCATCTGGGCTTTTATACTCAAAATATTTAGAGGTATCACTGCTGAATATATGGGTTGTGTTTTCTTTCCATTTTATTGCCCCATCATTAGTACTATTCAGAAGGGAATCACATATTTTTTCAAATTTATCCATTGTTTTCTTTTAGTCTGTTGGTTGATATTTCGTAATATTTAGTATCTAATTCACACCCAATGTAATTTCTACCCAATTCTTTTGCAGCAACTAAGGTTGAGCCACTTCCTGTAAATGGGTCAAATACTACTTCGCCCGGTGATGATGAGAGAGATATCATATCTTTCAGACACTCAACATTCTTTTGGTTTGGATGGAGTCGGTCATGGTTGAATGCACTTGCAGTTGTCCAATGCCAATGATCGGGTAACCTATATAACCATTCCTTTGCCTTGTATCTCTTATCTTTAAGATACCCTGCAGATGGTTTCAGTATTTGAGTTTGGTTGAATTTCCTACCTTGTTTTTTGTTACCAAGAGTGGCAAATATACAATATTCAAACTGTTGTTGGAAAATTCTTTCGCCCCCATTTCCTTTCATCTTACGTGGAATACACAGAAGGTTTCTAACTTTCCAGTATTTTCTTATTTCAATCAGGAACTCGGCAGACATTTCAAAATCACAAAAACAATAAAGATGTGATTCTTTTTTCATAACACGACTGAGTTCTTTGAAAAATGGTTCTACCCATTCAGAATTATCATCATTTTTTATTTGTTTGGACTTTGTACGAAAAGATGAGTAATTAATGAGGTATGGTGGATCGGTTACCGTGAGATCAATTGAATGATCGGGTAATGTCTTCATAAATTCCACACAGTTTTGGTTGTAAATTTTATTATAAGTCATATGTATTATAATAGTTGATTATAAGTCATATGTATTATTTAGACAAAAGTTTAAGAAGGTCTTCGGTTATTTTAGTGATCATTTTCTTCCCGTCCTCAACTTCAATATTTGGGATATTCTGGATTGCAGAAAATTCTTGTGCCCCTTTTACATTCATGTTCTCAATGAGTTTTGTTAATTTTGGGTCTTTTGCATATTTTTTAAGATAGAACCCCTTCAATTCCAAAACGAATCGTTCCATATCAACACCCTGTTTGTTGTTGTATTTTAACATTTGTAATTCATTTGATTGTTTCTCAACGAGGATATACCATATTGAATTCTTTGGGATTTTAACATTTTCCAAAAAGTTCAATGCTTTGGATGCCTTGGTCTTGTTAGGAAATTTGGCAACTTTTCCATAAAATTTAACCTCTTTGCTTTCATCAACTTCTTCCTCGTCATCTGACTTTTCAGTTTCAGTTTTGCCCAATTCAAGGTTTTGATCTTTGGGAATCAATCCCTTTCTTGATGCAGTCTTTTCAATCTTCTTCCCCTTATTAGGAGTATTTGGATTACCCGGTCTATCTGAATCAGTATCAGGTGATACCGAAGGTTGTACCTCTTCAATCTCCTTATCGGATTTCATTTCCGAAAATTTCTTAAATCCTTTTATACTTCTACCTGCCATATCAATTAGTAATTTATTAAGTTATATATTAACTTTTGTCGTTGGTTTTTTATTTATCCGTTATGTTTGTAAAAATATTTATCTACAGTGTAGTTTCTCCAATTTTTAACTATGTTCATTTGATCGAACAGTAATGCAACAAGTGGTTGTAATCTGTTGAGGAAATTATTCATAAGGTCATTGTTATAAAGGTATGGGGAAAGTGCAGATTTGAGTATTGTTTTCTCATAATCCACATAATCATCGAAATCATCGTGGCGATGTTTCAGTTTATGAAGTTCCGGTAGGTCTTTCCTTTCGTATAACATGATCTTATATATAAAAATTCTTTGGTTCGTAATTTGATAGTGTAGTATCCCTTACACCAAACAAGTGAAACTTTGTGGGTGATATAGATTTAATGTGGTCATATACAAGATCGGAATAGATATTATATCTGAATAATTCTATTATTTCTTCATGTCGTTGGTCATCAATAAGTCCCTTCCATTTATCAACCGTCATAGGATTTTTTATATACTCTTCGTGTACTGAGGGATTTTCAAATGAATTAACTTCAAAGTAACTTTTTATTCCCCTATCACTAAGTGAGTTTATATGCTTCATTGCTTGTTCTACATCGACTTCAATTATCCATTTATTCCCTACCACCTTAGGTGTCATTGTACCCATCAATTGGGATTGGTAATCATCTAAAATAGAAGTTAAAATATCAAAGTAATCTTCTGCATTTGGTTCTTTTGGGAATCTTATGTATAAACTATCATCAACTGAAAATTCTATAATGGGTTTCATCCCAAATGCTTCCGTGTTACCCAAGAACATCTCCAGATCGTCAATGAGTTCTTTGAAATATGGGAAGTTGTGGCGGGTATCAATAACCAAACCAAGTTCGTCTATATTATAAACACCTTTTAAATTGAATATTCTACATGTTATGTATAGTTGGTGCTTCGTATCAAACTCCTCAATTTCGGCATCACTTACGTTGATTATACGGTGTCCTGTATCTATCTGTAGAACCAACTCATAATCACCTAGTATATTATCGGCAAAATCTTGGGCAAGTTCGTCCATTGCTTCTCTGCTATAAACATTAAGAGATTCTGTAAATTTTCGCATTATTTATTTCTCAATTTTGGGTCAGCAACACCTGTTTTTATTATATTTATCGATTTAAGGTTGCTATCCTTAACATCTGGTGAAAAATAGACACCATTTCTATCATACCAACCACCACGTATTATAGGGTATTCATCAGCATCAAAGATTATATCTCCAAGTACTGGGTCTAATCCAAGTGCAAGATCTGGTTTATAATCGGGGTCGACTTGTGTTCCGATAGGTGCTAACCTTGATTCAGCAGCATTAACCTTGTTTTCAGTTTTAATTTTATTCTTTCTATGATAATCTTCATTCTTTTTACATATGAATTGAACATCGACAGAGTGAATATCATTTATTTGTGAAAGAGAAGCAATCAGATCGGATTTTGGTATTCTATCCACACGATTGATGTTTAGAAAGTACTCAGAAACGACATCAGTTACTTGTGCATTTACAGAATCATCATTCGAGTCCAAGTATCTAACAATAAATACATTCATTATGTAATATGATAGTTTTGGTGAATCTATTCTATATTTACGTGTTAATTGAATGTTTCCATTGCCACGGATATATCTATCGATTTTGCTCTTTTCATAATCGTCAAGTTCGAATGCTGCAGTATTAACTGAAAAATAATCGGCATTTCTGTTCTTAAATAATTTTATATTGGGTGTGGCAACTATATAAACAACACTATCACTCTCATATGCATTTACATGTGAAAATACACCTAATTTTTTTATAGTATATGCATATTGTTGTGGGAGTCCAAGTACAAAATTGTTAGATGCTATGGGTAATAGGTTTTTTGTGAAACTTGGTTCTTCTCTATTACTTCCAAAATTTATATCATTGTAGATTAAAATGTCAAATATTGATGTAACATCTACTGACCCACCAAAACCATCAATTGCATCTTCAACAAATGTCCAGTCATTTAATGTTCTCCGGAAAATGTTTCCATCTGCACCATTCGTTTCAATGTATCTGACCACTATATTTGAACCGGCTTCGGGTACTCTACCATAACCACCATTCCCAAATATAATATCCACACCATCATTGAATCCTGTACGGACAACACATGATTTTTCATTTGGAAGTAGTTCATATAAAGTCTTTTTGACTGTCCAGAATTCACCATTGACAAGAACTTCAACATTGAAATTCTCAATCTCTTTCCCACCCTTCAACGCAATTTGGTATGTGGAATTTATCTCACCTCGGCCAGTGAATGATGTTGTGTTTGTTTCCCCTTGGATTATTGGTAAGAACAATTGTGTTGAGGTACTTATTTGATAAGTTATCTTGTCTTGTCCTAAATTGAGTGAGTAAAAAAGACCATTCGTATTATTTTTAAGTATAAGGCGGTTTTTGAATGTTATTCTCCCACCTCTCAATTCACTTTCGAGGTCAATTCCCGACTTAACTACTAATTTAAGTGTTCCTGTTGCCGAAATTGCCCTACCAGGTATATGACCGGAATATATGGATACATTTCGTATGTTCTTAGGATTGTTTGAATTTGGAAGACTTAGGTCAAAACTTCTAATAGCATTTTTGAGATATAAAAATGATAGTTGTTGATATTTCTGAATTGTGGTCAATATTTGACCGAAAGGTGAAGCCGGTGAATATGTAATATCCGCCTTATTATGTTCTCTCTTCAGAAACCTTTCAGTTTCCGCCTTTATATTCTTGAATGCTATTTGTATGAAATTGTTCATATTTTATTATTGGTCTTCTTGTTTTTTCAATGAATTTGATTTGACATAACTCTCTCTGAACATTTCCTTGTCAAGTATCTCTCTAACGTCTTTTGTGAATGTTTCAGTATTTGATATCCTCTCAACAAATGAATCCTCATCTCGTGGATCAGTTAAATAGAACCATCTGAATTTATCATTTTCGATTGCAAGTTTCTCTATAACAAGGTTGAGGTCGAGTGTTTCACTTATTTTTATCACAACGTGATTTCCAAAAGTTCTATTTGCATCTTCCTTTATTTCTACATTGTCGAAATTTTCTGTTAGAAGATAATGTACTTTGTTTATATTTTCTTTATGGGACATGGCATTTTATATTTTGTTCTATATATAAATTAACCAATTCTCGGTTTGTGGAAAAAATATATAGTTTATAGAATAAAATTAATTGTAAAGATTTGAGAAAGACTGTAATAATAATTCTTTTGACATCGGTAATTATTCCTACTGTGTTAATTAATGCTCAACCAATGAATGAACCGCCTATGGATAATGACGAATTTGGGTGGATGAGATGGGTTATTTTAACCCTTGTTGGTGCATTGGCAACTGCATTTGGTGTAATAAAAAAAATATATGATGATCGGATTAAGGATAAGGATAGAGAGATTGAAGAGTTGAAAAGACTTATAGAATCACTTAATAATGATAAGGACGATTTGCAGAAAGATATAATGGAAAAAGTTATACCTGCTGTTGTAAGTGCCACAGATTTGATTCGATCATTTATGAATAAATAATGGGTATTAAAGAAGACGGTAATAGAAAAGTTCGTGATGAGTTAGATCGTGTGTGTAATGACCTTTATGATGAATTGAATAAATTAAAGGGTGTTGGTAGTAAAAATGATCAAATGTCTCAGAAAAATGAAAAATATAAGATAAATAAGAATAATGGAAGGAAATCTAAATGATGAACTGAGCAAATTGACAAAGATTGTTAATAATTTTCAACACATACAAAGGTTTGTTGAGATTATTGACTTATCTGAGTTCCCTATATATGTAGGTTATTCTCATCCAGATGGTAAGTGGACTTATGTCAATCAACGGTTTGCAGATGATATGGGTTATACCAAAGAAGAGATGTGTAGTATTCCATGGATAAAGATGGTTAAGAAAAATGAAAGGGATGGTGTTTTGGGTGATTATGAAGAATTCGTGGAAAAGGACGAGAAATTTACCGACTACCACACAACATATATAACAAAAGATGGGAGTGAAATAGACATAATTTGGTATACAAGTTCGTTACACACTGAACCCGATAACTTAACATTATGTATTGGTCTTTCTGGGTATTTAAATATCGATGAAAGGATTAAGGATAGTAAAACATAAAAAATCCATCTTTCTGAAAACTATTTAATTATTTAATTATATAATTAAAAAGAAAAATATATTATGGAAAGAAAATTAGAAGAAATAGCAAATGAACTTGAAGTTACTTTTGACGAGATTAAAGAAAATGCAGCAGACTTTTCTATTGATAAAATCAAAAATGCACAATCAAAACTTAAGATGTTGGAAGCAGCAATCATCAAGAAAAAAGAACAGAAAAAAGTTAAAACATTGACAATATCAGCAGATGTTCATAGTGAGGTGAAGAAATATTGTGTTGATAGAGAAATTAAGATGGGTGAATTTGTAGAAGATGTGTTATTGGATTCTATTAAGGAAGAAGAGAAATAACCTCATTGGGTGAAAAATTCGGGTCTGTTATCATTATATCAAAATCTGTGAACCCTAAAAAATCCTTCCTATCTGCAATTAACCGCCTTTCAACTGAATCGTCCATACCATTCCTACTTGAAAGGCGGTTTTTTCGTACACTTTCATCGATATTGAGATAAATAACACAGCAATTCTTTCGTAGTTCTTCATCAAGTTGTTTCAATTCACCCGGTGTCATAATTAAAACATTGGATTTGTTGAATTCTGATTCACTTATACCATAATACCATACATCATCTATATGGTTTTTGAATGATTCTTTTACAATGTATTTATCGGTTTCAAACTCATCAATGGTGGTGAAATAATAATCCACCCCATTTTTTTCATTAAGGCGTTTTGGTCTTGTTGTTGTTTTAATAGATGTTTTGTGTTCGGAATTATTCAATTGGTTCAGTAAATAATCCTTTCCAGACCCACCAGGTCCACATATTATTATTTTCTTCACAATTTCCATTATGTGTTATATGTTTTTAACTGTAAATGGTTTAATTCTTAATCTTTAACTTTTGTTACGTCTTTCAAGTGTCCTTTTGCAAAGTCATCAAAACTCATAACTTTACCTTTCCCCTCACCTTTTTCTCTAGCATCTTTTGAATGTTGTAACATTGTTTTTAATTGTTTGATATCAAGTTTAGGTTCTCTTGACTTCTTTCCGGTTCGTGATCCGTGATTTTTACCCATCCTTGGTACTTTCTGAAATACTCTATTTGCACCTGATGGGTTATATGGAACTGATATATCACCACTTCCTTCTTCACCACCACCATTCATCCAATCTGCACCGTTCATTGCACCTGGCAATGCTGATGGTTGGGATGATTGTATTGCACCTGCACCTGCAGTTGTTGCATTTGATAATGATGTACCCCCTGAATGAACCGACCCACCCGAACTACCACCCGTGGCAGATGTTGTTTCATTTATAATGTCCTCAATATCTTTGGCATCTTCTACTAAACCTTCTTCAATGAAAATCTGTTTAAGTGTGTTGAGTTGTTTTATATCCATATTCTATATATTAATGTGGGATTTGGAATTAATGTGGGAATACCGACAACATAACGTGAATTATTGAATAAAAACAATGATGGATAGTTTACGTATATTAGAACTTAAACGACTATTTAAGAAACTTGAATGGGTTGAGGCAGATTATGAATACCAATCAGGGCTTATATCAAGTGCCGATACCCTTTTTATGAAATCGGTGAATGAATTTTTAAAGGGTTATCCGGAATTGAAAGAGGTTTATGAGTCAAATAAAGAAGAACCGATTGAATCTGAGAAAGTTATTGAAAAGGTTGTTGATAAGGATTCAAAAGACCTTTATAGAAAAATAGCCAAAGAAACACATCCCGATAAAATAAACAACGAACTCTTGAATTCTATGTATGTTGAGGCAAACGAGGCATATGAAAATGGTGATTACCTTGGACTTCTTAAATTATCAATGTCCTTGGATATATTTCCTGAAGACTCAATACCAATCGATGATATTAAAGAACGGATTGATAGTTATGAGAAAAGAACAGAGTTTCTGAAAAAAACATTTACTTGGAAATGGTTGGAGGCGGAAGGTGAAGAGGATAAGGGGAAGGTTATTGTTGATTATATTGGTAAATATTTCAAATGATATTTAGTTTAAGACCCTTTTTATTTATAAGTTCTTCAAATTCCTCTTTTCTGAAATTTTTCAAATAAACATCGTTTTGATTCTGTGGGTTCTGCAATATCCAATCATTACCATTTGATGTATTGTATATGTAATTTGTTTCACCATCAACTATCTCTATTGTACGAGATGTTAATTTATCATAGAATTCATTTATATTTCCTTCAATTCGATATAGTTCTGTTTGTGTCCAATCTTTCCTAGAATCATCCCACGATTGGAAAAGGATATATTCAGGCGTTTCCAATTCAATCGAACCCAATCGATATATTAACATGAACCTACACGGTTTGTTTATGAATGTTTCATAATCATCTGTTTCTTCGACAGGTGATGATTTGAGGCCAATGCTCGAAAGTGCTTTAAGAAAATCACTATTCTCTACCATATTGTCTATATCAAGTTTAGAAACCTCACTACTGATATCGAACTCTTCTTCAATATTAACTTCCTGTGCTCCCATAGATGCCAACAACATATCATGCCACATTGAAAGTGATTCCTTTAAGTTATCAATGAGATCAAATGATGTATCTATTACAAATGATTCAAAGTTCTTTATACGTTCCATAGATTATATATTAAATAGGTTATGCTAAATTACTAGACACTATACCAAAAGACTCCCAATTTGGGACGGTGTATGCAATATTATCTTTGTAATTATAGTTCCATGCAAATACATTATTTGGTCTATTCTCTTCTCTCATAATAGCAAGTCTAGTGGGGTCTTTAGCATTTCTTTGGTCAGGAGTTCCTTGTGTTTCACTAAGGAAGTCCGTTCTGCCTTCTACAAATTTGGCTGCATTGGATTGGAGTGTTTGGTTCAAAATAGAATCGGCTGTTGATTGTATCACATCAATGTTGTTCCACCCTGCTGCCTCTGCTGCAGTTTGGGCATCTTTAATATTCAACCATTCTGGATTGGGTAGCCCATCTTGTGTAGAATTTCTTGGGTATCTCCATGTTGGTTCATATGCCCAATTCTGTATAATAACAGATCTTATGGAATTTGGGTAACCTTCTGCATTTACTCTATTGTATATTGATTGTGCAATATCTGCCCTTGCTTGTGGGTCACTATCCTCTCTTGATGCAACTGCAACCAATGTCCAAAAGTCCGGATTCTCGCCATTTATATCACTTGGTATCGGTGGAACAGTAGGCACTTCATCAATGACATCAGCTACATCATCCACAATATCATTTTGTGGGAGGTCATCATTCGGTCCAAGTGGGTTTTCGTTGTCTTGGAACTGCTCTGTAAAATTTCTTTCCTCTACAGTGTTTTTTATCTCTTCTTCTGTTTTTTCAAGGTCTCTTCGAATAAGTCCTATATTTTGATAGAATTTATTACCATCAAACGTGTATTCTATACTATTGATTATCGCCTCACCAGAAATCCTTTCATGTTTTATGGAAGTTGAAACTGCACCAGGAACGTCATATATTAGTTCAAATCTTATTTTTTGATATAAATAGAAGTTGTAATTGGGAACATCCAATTTTATATCAATATCTATTTTATTCAATTCGGTTCGATTGACTTTATTGTGTATCAATGCATAGTTGTAGTTGTCATGTACATTACCTGTCCCATTATCATATTTATCCATTTTCCCAACCCATTCAGCATTACTATTTTCTTTGTAGAAATATGTATCATTCTTTTTGCTTTTAAGTGATAATTTATTTCGGTCATTGGATATGGTATCAATATCGAACATCAACATTTCTTTATTATTTGAATCATAAAACCTTGTTTTTGTCAAGTATCCTTTGTTCAAACTTACTCTTGTTGATTGATTCAATATGTCAACTTCGGTAACATGACAGTTTGTATCAAGTGCTGATTTATCGGTTGTGAGTATGACCGGGACTACTTTTTCTTCATCTATATCTTCTTCGGTAAGTTCTGATTTACCTGAACTCAGTCTCATAAGGTCGTTGGATATATCTCGCCCAATTTCTTTTTCAAGATCCATAAAACATAAATTGTAATAAAAATCGATGTAGCATACTACGAAAGAAGAATCTGATATGTATGCATTTTTAGTTATATTCTCTATGAATTTCTTTCTTGTTTTCCCTGGATTTACCCATGTTTGTTTATCATTTGTGGATGATATATTCGTATTGAAACCCAACTTGCATTTTTTGGCAACGTCTCTCATTGTTTGTAGTGATGTCTTATCTCTATAAGCCTTAAAGTCTATTAAGTATATTTCGGGTATATCGGCAATGCCTGTTATATGAACGAGTCCTTGGTGATCCCTCATATTGGTTACTTTGAAGTCCATATAAACAGATCGGATTTTCTTTGAACGGGAGTATATGAAAATTGTTATAGATATATTATCAGTTGGGAAGCCTATGTCACGAAATTCTGCCTGGTCGGTAAAACTCATACTTATTGCGGGTAATATTCCTTCGTGGTAAAGACTGAATGTTTTTATACGGTTGTATTCTATATGCACACCATTGTAATAAACAAGTGGAACTTGACCAAGCCCAATACCAAATTGTTCTTTGTCCCTTTTACTCATACCCTTTGTGGGGAATTTTATTTTTATGGGTTTTATCGTAGGTTTTTCCAATTGTGTCAGTTCAACTGGGTTAAAATCTGACTCGTTTGATTTTCGGTCTTCTTCATCACTTCTTTCAATTGGTTGTTCTATTATATCATCAATTGGCGTTTCTGATGTTCGTATGGGGGCATTTATATTTGGGTCAGTGTCTATACCACTATTATAAGTTTCTATGTCAATAGGTGGAATAAGTCCATCATCGATTGGTGGCACTTCAATTGATGTAACATCGATTGTTTCGATTTCTTCCAATTCACTTACTTGTTCGATATTCGGATTTGCTGATTTCGGTCCATCAACTATGTTTATTATCTCAACTGCCTTATTGATTATTTGTTCTCTTATTCCAACCTTTTGTTCCCAGTTTCCCATAAGATAAAAATGGTCGTTTTTCAGTATGGTGTATTCATCACGTAGTGAAGTTTCGTTGTCTGGTTCATACTCGGTTAATTTATTGAACACCAATTCGTGTACTTCCTCTAACGAGAGGTCAGTATATATGCCCACATTGAATGTATAATCAGTTGGATTTAGCATATGTTATTTATTAAAATAACCCATCACCTATTGAAAGATCATCATTTTCCGATGTGAGTGGGTCTATTCTTCTACTTAATTGTGTTGGTGGTAGTGATCGGTTGTTGTTAATATATTCCTCTCGGTTTGGATCCTTCCTTGTTGTTTTTGTGGGCGATTGTGTTAAAAGGTCATTTTCTTGTAAATTTGGATCACTGTATCTGAGTTTTGATACATTTGATTCCATTGGGTAAAAAATTGTTTCGCCTTCTTTGAAGTTCAGTGGGTTATCAATACCGTTATAATTGCACAACATATCAACATTATCAACATTATCATACAAATTATCACATATTAGGTCTGCCCTCATTTCTTCACCCCTCTGTATAATATATGCTTTTTCACTTTCATTTCCGATAATTTCATTATCATAATTGAAGGTGTTCTGTGATAGGTCGGCTATCCCATTTACAAATCTTAATATGTCTATATCGTGTAAGTCCATTAGTTACCAAATATATTTGAAAACCCATCACGAACAAAGTTCGCAGCATTATTTACACCACCTGATATCGTGTTAAGTCCACCACCTATACCCTCCCTTGCACTTTCTAATGTATCAGAGGCAGTACTGACGAACGTTTCCGCAATTGATGGGTCCGGTTGTATTTTATCTGTCTGCTCACTTACTTTAGTTGCATCGACAGTATTTGCAACGTTATTTGCAGCATCAACACTAGGGAAAACTACACCATCCAATCCGGTTTCCAACCCAAATTCACCAGACCAAAACGTAGTACCCGGTGATATTAACCAACCTTTCCTATTTTTTGTAGTTGTTGTGCTTAATGTTCTCATACCACCTGAATTGAACTTTGTGAATAGTTCTTGCAATCCTTGATCACGTGCTGATTGTAGTTCAATGGATGCTGTTATATATGTTGGGAGGTCATTGAAACTAAGTTGTGGACCTTGTTTTATGTTTATTTTTGTACATAACATATCACCGGAACAAAACACTGGTCTTAATGGATTTCCAATAGTAACATGCCATGGGGTTGATGGAGCACCGGACAATGCCGAGAAAACTCCAAGTGCTTGTACTCGGTATTTTGCAGAAATGAAATCGGATATATAATTTGTTATATTTGAGAAAACATTTTGTATTTCAGAAGTTGCCACAGCAGCATCTGCTGCCTTTTCAGCATCCCCATTGAATTTTTCAACAAAATAATCCCACGCCTCTCCTGCATTTCGGGAAATTGAATCAGTAACACTTTCACCATCATCATCAGAGACAGTTTCTGTTGCGGTATCAAATAAAGATTTTAGCTTTTCTACTGCATCACTGAATGTAGATATAGTTGCTTTTATAAAATCTTTGATAACCGCATTTGGGTTTTTTATAAATGCTTTGATTTTTTCACCCAATGCAGTGTTTTCTCTACCACCTAAATAAAATTTAGATGGTGATGTACCCATTGAGAGCAAAATACCGAGTATATCCATATAGACAAAAGTTGGATCGACTCCATCGATGAACTTTTGTTCATACGTCACTTCAAAATTAACAGAAACTTTACCATTGAGTCCCGATCCCGCTTCGCCATCCTTTATCAATTTTCGTGTCTTTGCATCCTTTATCAAGTTTGGATCACCTGATGGTATAACTGCTGAGTCATTTTTGTCTATCAAACCAAATTCCACCAATAACCTTCTTTGTAGAAGTTCCGTTGCTCCGGGCATCGGTATTATATTATTTCCTCTTGTTAGTATATCACCTATTTTAAATTTACCAAATGAAAAATCATCACCAACTTTGTTTAATATATCACGAAATGATGCATCTGCTTTAATCCATTCCTCACTTATATCAAAGTCCATAAAATCATCAGTATCTTTAACGTAGCCGACCACTGTTGATATAGGAACACCCGGACTTTCTTTGTCCGAAAGTGAATAAATATCATCTTGAATTGGATTTGCAAACCTTCTGAGTATTATCAATCTGTTATTAGGATAAACACCAAAATCTCTATTGTAAGCAAAATCGGCAGGGTTTAACCTTAAGTGATCAATTGATTCAAATGATTTCAATATGTTGAATGTTGAAACATCATACATCTCATTTGTGTGAATATTCTCATCCTTTGAGAGAACACTATTCTGAACTCTCCCAGTTTCGAAACGATGGTATTTATTCTTTGATGCAAAAATGCTTCCAATATCATTTCCAGTTGCATAACTTCCTATACCGGAAAATGTCGTTAAACTTAAAGGTGAAGATGTGTATGCTGCCATATTATAAATGATTTGTGATATATATTATCATTTATATGTTTCTTAGTATTCTAGTGTGTTTAGTAATCCCGGATTATTTGCGAGTTGCTAAATTTTGAGAGGTTTTCGAGGATTGAATTTAGTGTTTTTGGTTCTTTTCTGAACTCGTTATAGAAAACAAGAACATTAAAATCGTTTTCTCCTAGCATTTTTTTGAGGTTGAGTAATTTATTTATTGAGAACTCTTCATTGAAATTGGGGAGATAATAAATATCTTTGTTCCTTTCAATTGCTTGTTCAATTCGGTTGAATATGAGAATCTTCAGATATGTTTTATCTTCATTGAAATCTAATTCTTCCTCATCAACAATTCGTTTTATGTCAATGACATATTTGTTTCTTATCCTATTGTTTTTAAAATACTTGTCGACTTTCTTTCGATTTTTGGAATAAACACAGAAAAAGTTCATAGATGGCATCAATTATATCTTTGTTGGTATATATTGGTGGTGTGGATCCCCTTCCATATTTCAAACAAACTATTAAAGATTATCCATCAGTGTTTGGTCAATGAGTATTTGATATTACCTACGTTATATATTCTATATATTTTTCTACTCAACATAATCTCGTGTTCTGATTTATTAACGTCAAACCGTTCAATCAAACTTGGAAGAAATTAACATGTGTTAATCATTTGTTTGTGTGTAATATTGAACTCCATATTTTTCGAGGAAGTGCTTTTCACTTTGAATTGAGCACATTTGCTAGAGCAACAATAGATATCTTGATTGTTTATATTTTTAACATATTTTTGATACATTATAACTTTTTCAGTACCACACACATCACAAATAACATCAACCTTTACATGGCTCCCCTTTTGTAGGTCAGTTATTTTAATGTCAATGTATTCGTTAATATTACAATCATATCCTAATTTTCGGTAATGTGTTATAGTTTTCCTACTTACTTTTAATTTAACAGTTTTATTTTTCAGCATACTGAACCATATCTTTTGTGTGGGTGTATATTGATAGAATGGATGTTCATATTAATAATATATAGTATATGAGAAAATATTCTGAGAAGTTTATACATGAATACAAAAAATTGAATAAAGCAGTAGTTGGATTTGAATTTGAATTCTATATGGTTGATATGTCTTATTATAAGACACTTGAACTTTTTAATAAAGAACTTGATCCAGTTAAAGTACATGGTTTCCGTCAATATCACTCAAAATTCAAGCCAGATTCCGAAAATTTTAAAATGGAACCAGACTTATCGGGTGGTAGCAATATGGTTGAAATAATAACTGGACCACTGCAATATACAGAGGCGAAATATTTCTTATCTAAAATAATGAATTTTATACAGAAATATGGTAGAACGAATGATAAATGTTCATTGCATATGAACATTTCTTTCGATGGTGATATAAATCTAAATGATCTAAATATATTGAAATTGATATTGAATACAAATGAAGAGGAAGTTTATCGATTTTTCCCACAAAGGAAGAATAATATATATGCAAAGTCTGTTAAGAGTTTAATACCATTTAAACAATATGACTTCTTCAACGTAAATATTGATTCGGTAAGGCATTCTATGAAACTACCAAATGATAAGTATTTTGGAATAAATTTCATAAATACTTCGAAAAGTAAAAAAGACCAACGTGTAGAATATCGATATATTGGTGGGGATGGTTATGAAAAGAATATAGGAACGATAATTTACTTCATGGATAGATTCATATTAGATGTATACAATTCCATAGGGTCTTCTTTTGATACACACGATGCAAATAAATTAGAAGAGTTTATGGATGAAAACATAAATAGATTCAAAACCTTTTCAAAATTTGACAATTTCTTGGTTGAATTTCCAACTATTGAATTGCAAATTGATCAGGATGGTGCATATGAGGTTGTCAATTCAAATTATTTACGAATATATGAAGATCTATACGATCTAATAGAATCGGCAGATGAACTGAAAGACTGTATTGTGAATTATGATACAACCCGCCAAGTTCTTGAAGTTGTTGATGCTAATGTCAAATCATTGATGACAATTAACAGAACTGAATTCATAAATTGTATGATCATAGATGGTATATATGATACATGTAATTTCCATGGGTGTGATATTAAAAATTCACAACTTACCAAATCAAGTGTTCATAATTCGGAAGTTGGTGGTTCTAAATTAATGGCGTGTCATGTTGAACAGACAACTATATCTGATTGTTTCTTTATGAATGGTTATTTGAATGGGGATATGAATGGGGGTATATTCCGTTCAGGTGAGTTGGGACCATTTGCTACAATTTCATCAGAGACCAGAATAGTAACTGATAATGGGTATGGTAATTTCTTTGATACTAGATTTGACTCTGATGATAAGTATGATAAGGCATCTTTACTTAAAGTTAAAAAATAAATTGGACATACTTGGTTATTTCTTAGATTGTTTTATATCTTTGTAATATGATTCCTACATTGGAACAGATAATTGAAAAATCAGGAACACATCCATTAAGGGTCAAGGGGTGTTATATATTTGGATCAAGGGTTTATGGAAATTTCAAAAATGAATCTGATTGGGATATTAAATTGATTGCTAATGGAACTGTATCCAACCTTGAATTGAGAAGGGGTTCATATAATATACATGTAATAACACCACAAGATTTTATACAACAATTGAAAGAACACAAACCTGGTTCTGTTGAGTGTGTTCTTGCACCTGATAAGTTTCGGATTGTTGATGGTGATTTCAAATTTAATTTGAACATACCAAGTCTTAGGCATTCATTCTCACACACATCATCCAATTCTTGGGTAAAAGCAAAGAAAAAGGTGAATAAAGGTGATTATGCGGTTGGTATAAAGTCTCTTTTTCATTCACTTAGGATACCGATGTTCGGGATACAGATAGCCGAACATGGAGAAATAGTGGATTGGGGCGTTGCCAATGACATCCATACTGAACTTTGGAGTAGATATGATTGGACATGGGAAGAACTCGATGAAACATTTCGAGAAAGGAAGAATAATATATTAACGCAATTTAGAAACGTAACAAGTAAAGTATGATGGAAGATAAAAGTGAGGTATCGTATTTTTGTGAGAATAACCATATATTGACAATTGCATCGATAATGCCACCAAGTACCGGTGAGGTTATATACATAGATAATGAAATGGATAAAGAATGGTATGATTCAAGATTCAAAACGAAAAAATTGTTCAATCAAGGTGTTCGTTCCGATTTCAAAGTTTTAGATGTAAGAAGATATATAAAGGCATATGATATTACTGTAACAGAAAAAATTGAAGACCGTGTGTATGAACTTCCTTCACAACGGTTAATAGAAACATTTGAAGTAGATTTAGAAAAAATAAAGAAATGAGAATTGATACCCATAACATATATTTTACATCAGACTTACATTTAGGTCATAAGGCAGTTATTAAACATGATGAACGCCCATTTGATAATGTAGATGAAATGCATCACGCCATAATACAGAATTGGAATTCTGTTGTGGGTAATGATGCACTATGTTTCAATTTAGGTGATCTTTATTATAAATGCCGACCGGGTGTTGCAGAAGAGATAATGAAACAATTGAATGGAACACATTATCTTATAATGGGTAACCATGACCGAATAAAGTATCTTAAAAGGATGAATGTATTTGAACGGATATTCGGTGATGATACTGCATTGGGTGGTGCTACGATAAATATAAGAGATGATGATGCAAATCGAGGGTGGCAAGTTATTGTACTGTGTCATTATATGATATTCTCTTGGAATAAGGGTCATTATGGTGCATGGCATTTACACGGTCACAGTCATCAATCTATTGCAAAAAATCCTGAAGTGAGGTGGTTATATGATAGGAGAGTTCTTGATGTTGGGTGTAATGGATGGGATTATACACCAATTTCGTATAACCAATTAAAAACGATTTTTTCGGAAAGGAAAATAAAACCAGTTGATCATCACGAGGCAACTTAATTCACACCAGACCATATAATAGGTATGGAAGAATTATTGAAAATTGTAAATGAACATTATAAATTATCTGACCAAACAAGTGAGATTTTTATAAGGTCGATGAAAAACCATTTGGCTTCGGGTGAAATTAATGAATATTTCCCAGTATATTGCTCGAAATTATTACATGACCTTGAAAATGTTGTAACTGTCGAGAACAGTGATGATGACACTCTTCCGGATTTCTTATTTAAGGTCGATGTGGGTGATGAGGCGGCTTTTGTTCCAGATACTGGTTACTTAACCATTCTTGTGAGTGATTTGGTTCAAACAATAAAGTTGAAAAAATTCAAAAAACTTAGAATAAATAAGGTTAAGATTTTTGTAGATGTTCCTAGAAGAAGGTTGAATTGTATTATTCAGATGGAAGGTGATTAGTTATCATCGGCCAATTGATCTCTTAGACACTCATAGACAACTCGTTTTCGGTTTTTGGGTATATCCGTAAGTTCAACAGCAATCATTGCACTAGATGGCATCTTAGATGCTTTTAAAGACATAACTTTTTTAAATTCCCCGTCATCTGAATACCTTTCGGAGAGATTTTTTATTCTTGTTTTGAGATTCTTCATAACTGGATCATTTTTCAAAAAGGTTTCATCTTTTAAGTCCATTATCTTAGAATCTATTATCTTATGATCACCGATGTGTGATTTCATTGATTCCAATAATTTAATGGTTTTTTTGTTACTTATCTCATCAAACATATCCATTATTGATTGGATAACTCTTTCCTTTCCCTCAACCCTCACAGTTCCACCTTGGAGAACTTGATGTATTGGACCAGAAGCACCCACTGATAGATTATTTTCAAGGATCATATGGATTCTCATCCTCAGTTCTTCAAGGTCGGACATTTCCGCCTTTTCGCTTTTAGGTTCTTCATTTACTTTTACGTTTGTTATTTTAGAGAATTTTTTCATATAGTATATATTAAACAAAAACCCCAACAATTGGTTGGGGTTTTTAAGTTTTATAGAAGTTTTTTGTAGGATCTTACGTCTTCTCTAACCTCTTGTGCTGTTCCTTTTAACATCTGCATCATTTTTCGGAGCCTCGTTCCAGCTGCTTTATTTCCCCGAACAAAGAACTTATCAAATTCTTCTTTGGCACTGTATTTCTTACCATCGATTTCAATTTCTTCTGTAAGTACTTTTAGAAGTTCATCATATTTATCAACATATTCCATTTCATCAATTTTATTTTTATAGATTATATATCTTGTTTGGTCATGCCTTTGAAACGTTCCACTAATGTAAGCTTCTTTGGCTTTTTCAATTTTTCATTCTCATTTCTAAGTTCCCAAAGTTCATTTTTCATTTGAGTAATTAACCTATTCTCATTTGATCTATGTTCATTTAAATCTTTTGTAAGTAGTTCATTATTACTTGATGAATTTTTATACTTTGCATATAGCATTTTATAATATTTCCTAAATAGGAAAATACGATTTCTCCAAGTATCATGGTCAGAGTGGTCATTAAAATCTGATGTCATAAGTTCTTGAAAAATAATTTCTTCTTGTTCTTCTGTCATAGTCCTATATGTCTTCTTTTTGGGCGGTTCGGATTTATAACATCCCTTACTTTCATTGGGTTGGTTATCTCCCCATCAAGGTTTAGGTGGTTATTGAGTTCAATCGCCTCCTCAGTTGATAGGTTTTCAAACTTAACAATATTTTTTATTGAGTTTGATTCAACTATGTTTTGGTCAATTTTATCTTCATTTTCATTGAATATCAAAATAAAATGTATGTCCAAATTACCATAACTTTCCACCAATTGCATTAGGTTTGATGTGAAATGATTCATTTTAGAAAATTGAGAGTTGGTCAAGAATTCACAATCATCCATTAATATTATGAGTTTGTCATAATTAGATATTATACTTCTAAACTCAGGGTTATTTATCGATTGTTCTATGAGGTTGTTTGGTATGAACAATGTCGATTGTTCTACTTTTGTTGTGATATATTTAATGCATTCTGTTTTTCCCAATCCTCTCTGTCCGTATAAAATATTTATACCACATTGGTCATATTTTAAAGACCTTAACACTTTTTTGATACCAACATATGTGGACTTTGTGTAGAATAACTCTATAAATTCATAATCGACCTCATTGTATACAGGAGATGTTTCCAATATACCATCCCTTACCGATAAAACACTATCTTTTATAGACACATCGTCTTCAGTGCTATTGCTTATTTCTGATACATCAGATACGAATTTGTATATTGATTCATATGACTCCGGTTTATGGAAAATGGTTATGTCATCGATATAAAAATCACCATTTATATCAAATTCAAGGTATGATATCCATGTGTCTTCAAATAATAGATCTATAAATTTTGTGTTTTTTACAACATCCCCATTTATCGGAATAATATCATTGGTCATTACTTCGTTTTTCATATTGGGAAAATAGGAAAATACCAATTCTCTAAAAACATCACTTTCTAAATTAGTGTGAATTGATGTTTTTGAGGGCATATGTCCCATCTTCCCCCAAACATACAACATGTCTTGTTCAGATGGTTCGTCAAAGTTTATAACAAAATTATTATTTGTATCCATTCTATACTATATATTTAAACGAATTAGATAGATGGACCCTCTATGATCGGGTCATCACCATTTGAATCAGTGCTTGGTGTAGACACTGTTGCACCATCAGTATTTGGAACTTCTGGCATATTATCATACATACCTTTTTCACGTTCTTTCTCAATCAACTGATTTATGAATTCGCGTTGCATTTTCTCATATCTCCTTTTTTCATTTTTGATACGTTCCTTACGTGCTGCTAATTTTTTCTTGTGATTTTTCCTGTGTTTTGATTTAGGCATAATAAATCTTTATTTTTATTGTTATATCATTCACTTTGCTGGTTGTTGAATACAATATCATATCTTTCTTTAATTTCTTCTAATTGATCAAGTGATAAGTCCCTCATAATTGTACCATCAGGTAATTTAACATCGTATACATATACAACATCATTTGCTAGTTTTTCAACTGATTTTATTTCTTCATAGATATCTGCGGTGTCTGTATAATTTTTAAGATCAGCATCAGTAAATGTTATTTTATCGAAATTCCCATTTTCCAATTCTCTGCATTGAGTTTCCAAGCCTTCTATTTCATCTTCAAGTGCTTGACGTTCATCATCATCATCCGTATTATCTCTTTCACGTTCTTTTTTTCTTTTCTGTCTTTTTATCTTATCAATTGTTCCACTGATGTTACCTGGACTTATTAGATTCAAGAGAAAGGCGAGAATGCTATCAATTCCCTTTTTTAATGCAGCAATCGGTGTATATATACCAATTAGTATGATAATTGCAATATTTAGTGGTAAAGTTATTACCTGATATGCTTCGTCTGGTAATAAGAGTTTAAGTTGTTTCAGTGGGTCTAAGTATTCTACAATATCTGTTAATCTCTTGGCCAATGCGTTCAGTGTTTCTATTATGCCTAATACGAGGGCGATGGCGGCTGCTACATTCCAAGGTGGTGCTGCTACCATTACTGCCATTGCAGGAATGCTTACACCGAATGATATGGCTGCTTTAACAAGTTCTTGTATAATATTTGCTTGTTCAGATATTATTTTAAATAGGGCCTTTTTAACTTGTTCAACTATTTTCTTGGCTTCTTCAATGAATTGGTCACGTACTTGTCCGGTTTTGGCCTTTGCTTCTTCTTTTCTTTGTTCATTTTTAGCTTTTCTATCTTCCTTTCGTTCTTCTTTGGATTGGGTTTGTCCTGACCGAGTGAATGTTCTGCCTTCCAATGGGAATACGAGTTCTTTGAGGGGTGTGTTTACATAGCCACTCAATGCTTTTTCTGCATCTTGTTTGGAAAGGAATTGTGCTGCTTTATTTTCAGTTGATTGGTCTCTTTCTTCAGGACCATCTATCATAAGATCAGCATCCTCCTTTGTCATTTTTTGGTTTTTTAGTAATATTAGCTTTTTAGCAATTTCTTCATAAGGAAGGAATTGACTGGTAATTTGGTTTATTATACCCGAAGTCGTATCACCTGCGTAAATGAGATTTTTTAGTTTCTCAATATTATCTTCTAAACCTACTGTTGCTGGATTTGATGCCATAATGATTGATACTCTTTTGAATATCTATTAAACTTCTGACTCCTTCTCAATTTTGCTTATGATATAATTGAAATTTGTTGGTATGTCGAATTTATATTTGGCACTTAGTTTATTTGAAAATTCTCCTCCGGTAAATTTAACTATTATATTAAATTTCAATAATACATCTCCGTTATAATTCATTCTAACCTTCATATTGAAGTCGTTCAGTTCATCATCATCCATACTCTTTTGGAATTTCACATGGTAATCAAAGTCGATATCAATTGTTTCATAATTGGAACGGAAGAACGTTCTTGCGGGTATTCTATGTAGTTCATCTCCTGTTTTTGAAACAAAGAAGACCGGTCTTTCAATACAACCTAATTTCTCAACAAATACTTTCATCAACTTCATTTTAAGTGAACCAGATGATCTTTTATAACCATCGTCTAATTTCTCAACCTCTTCTGATTTATTTTTGATGAGGGAACTTGTGAATAATTCTTCCAATATACGAGAGTTTAGTGTTACGATTTTAACCTCTGCCCATTCATCTTTTGCCTTTTCATAATTTTGTAGAAAAACTTTTGCATCTTTCCAGATGAATTTCATAAGGTCTGAAAACATTAGAACATTTTTTTCAAACTCGGGCATCTGTTCACCAAGATGTTTGAACCTTGGGTCACGGTGTTTAATATTAAAATACTCAAAGTAACCCAATGATTGTATTCTTCTTGGATCTATGAACTTCTCGATATGTTCTTGAATTGGTTTTGTTGCATTTTCGTAGGTTATTCTCACGAATTCCTGTGTTATCTTATTCCATTTTTCTATAAAGTCTTCATTATACAATCTATCTATGTCTGGTCCAATGAATTCATCTGCAAAAGTATTAAAAGAAGATGTTTTTTGGCTTTTCATGTTCTTATTGAGGAAAAGTGAATATTGTCTTCCAAGTGTTGTTTCAATAACAAGATCTTCTTGATGTTCCAAATCTTTATTCGGACCTAGCCAATAGACATTCTTTATTTGGTCGGGTGTTAGTTTTTCCTCGCCCAATAACTTGTCTTTGATGTTACGTGCAGTGTTACGGGATTTTACTAATTTATTCCAATCTCTTTCAATGTCGAATTCAACATCATCAAAAACGGATCTCAATTTCGAAAAATTGGCATCTTCTTCACATTTACCATCAAAGAATTTACCTAATTTGAGTCGGTTCTTATTCATTACCAAATTTTTAAGGTCTGTTATAAAAACCTTAGAATTTTGGGAGTATCTGGCTTTTTGTCCTTGGTCCAGTATTGCATCGAGGAATTCATTGTTGATCAATACCATAGAGACACATAATTCCTCTATTAGATTTTTATTTGAATAATCCCCTTTTTTTCCTTCTATTATGAATTCGAAATATTTCTTTATCATCACTTATTATATATTTCTTTTAGAAATCCTTTTCCTGAAGACTGTTATATCTTAATATATATAATTATGGCAGATGGTCTAAATAGATTTTTTCAAAATGCAGGTGATCAATTGAATGATGCACTGGGTAACCCAAGGGCGGGTCAATTACCCGGCTTTAACGACCCCGGTCACCCATCCAACAAACATGTTAATAATAGAACTGGACCACCTGATGGTAAGGCAATGGTTTCTTTGAAAGAAACACTCATAGACAAAACTTCAAATCAACGGCCTGGGTTTACACCGGTTGAGTATTATAAAACAGTGAGTTCTGATTGGACAGGTGGTGATCCTGAATTTAAAGTCATACCACCTTCCACATCCGAAATGAGAAACACCAATGATATTTATAAATCACTTGCAAGTAGTGATGGTGAGTATGACAAATATGGTGATGTGTCTACTAGTGATTTCAAATTCAAACTCGATTATGATAATGCAGAAACTGTTTTGCAGTCATTCGAAACTGCCACTAACTTAAATTCATTCGAACAAAGTAAATCACGTATTTGGAATTATGATGAAGGTGATTATATAACACCACACGATAACGAAGACCCTGTGTATTTTGGGTTTGATATTGTTATTGATGTTGATGCATCCCCATTGTTAAATGGTGCATTGGAAGAATTTCTTTTAGGTGAATGGTCAAATGGGTTGGATGATGAGGTTTCTTCAAGAATTGAAATATATTACGAGTTTGTAAGAGAACTTTCCAAATATTTTAGATTTTCAAGAAGGGTTACCTTTAATGGTATAGAACCCAATTCCATATTCAAGACGGATTTTAATTCAGAAGAGTTCCGAAAAAATAAATTCTATTACGTTAAATCCATTGGTGGTCTTGATAAACTATCAGAAAGTAATACACCCGGGAAGCATAATGCATTTGTCGATTATATGAATGATCTCCTTACATTGGGTTTTTATGAGGACACAACACTTAATATGGGTACATTATACACACTTTATAAATCATTGTATTGGTCTAGGTTACGTGGTAAATCGATATGTCCTGAGAACCTTCTCAGATTTGATATGAAATTGAATATCTCTGAACTTAGAAATTTTGTAAGTGTTAAAAAGGGGGCAAGTGTTGAAGAGAACTTGTCCAAATTGGAGATTCTGAGATCAAATCTATCAAAATATGAGTATAAGGTATATGAATGCCAATTCTTTTTCAGTAAGGCAACACATCCAGATTCAATCGATTTAGGATCGAAACCAGAGGTAACTGACAAATGGGAGATACAACTTGCATATAAAAATGCAGACATGGCATTCATTCGTTATAATCCGGGTCAAGAAGTGTTTAAGGAAGTTAATAACCACCAAGTAAATCCACAACCACTTGGAACATCGGTTGATATACCACAAAGAGCCGGGTTTATAACAAACACTGGAAATTTCAAGTTAAAAGATGTTTCACCAAATGGGTCTGTGATGGGTCCAGAGGGGGATAATATAACACCCGGTGCAACACTTGATGATTTTGCAAATAATCAAAGAAGTTCGGCAGCATCGAGGTTATTGAATGGTCTTAAAAATGCAGCATTACAAGAAGCACAGAGGCAACTGAATACACAATTTTCTTTGGTGAATGATTCGATTGATCAAATAAGGAATTCCTTTGGTATTGGTAGAATGTCTGAACCGACAAATGTTTATCAAAGTCAGATTGTTGATGGTATTTCAAATCAGTTCTTTTTTGACGTTAGGAATTCACTCAGAGATTTTGGTGGGGATACTTTAAGTGGGTTTATAACCGGTGGATAAAATAAGCATATATAATTTATGTACATTGATGGAAGTAAAACATATATTGGGATTGTAGAGGATAATAATGACCCCAAAAGACTTGGTAGGTGTAAAGTTCGTATAGTGAATGTTTTTGAAGAAATCGACACCGAAGATATTCCATGGGCATCTCCATGGAAAGATATAAACGGAAATGAATTCAACGCACCCGAAGTCGGGAAAGTGGTAACTTGTGTTTTTGATAATGGGAACATATATAAACCTGAATATATTTATTCAGACCATTATAATATGAATTTGGAAAATAAGTTAAAGGATTTATCAGAAGGTGGTTATCGATCGATGAAATCTATTGTATTTGATCACAAGACACAAATATATTCCAATGATGATGAAGGTCTTATACTTGACTATAAGTTTCACAATATAAATATACAAGATACAACCATAGACATAAATTTAAAGGATAATTATTCTAAGTTGTCACTTGGTGATGCAAATGCTGACCAACAAGCAATACTTGGTACGAATTTTATGAATTGGATGGATAAGTTTGTGAAGGAATTGGCTGGACTTGGTGCCGGACCATATATGGGAAACCAAAGTGCTCCTGTGCAACCGACACCGGGGTTTGTGAATATTTTGAATGAATACTTTGAATTAAGGGATCCCAAATTTCTTTCGAATAATGTATATGTTAATAGTAACTCAGAAATCAAAACAGTTCCCGATAAAATGTCCAAGAAAAGAAAGAGTGATCAAGTATCGGGAGATGATTGGAAATCTACTAAAAAGGTAAGTGATGTTTCTATTGACTTTGATGATGAAGTGCCATCATTCTCACCTGCAATTGATGACAATGATGCGGCAAACATTCTATTGGACCCAACAAAGAAATTACCAAAAAGTAACCCTGTGTATGTGGATGATAATGAAGGACCATCATCAGGTGTAGTAAGTGATTTTGCAAAGAAGGTTGTAGAAATTGCATTAACCCAAGAAGGAGTCAAAGAAGACCCCAAAAATTCAAACACTGGTCCGGAAGTTTATGTTTATCAAGATTCTACTTGGTTAACACCTGTAAAAACACCGGGAATCGATCCAAAGGGGTGGCCTTGGTGTGCAGCATTTGTTTGCTTTTGTTTCAAGGCAGTTTCTAATATGGATGGTGTTAGATATTCATTTACACTTCCGAGGACTGCCGGTGCATATGATTTTGAAAATTGGGCAAGGAAAAATTCAAAATATGTGGAAATCATTAAACCACCCTTTGATAAAATATTACCAGGTGATATAATCATATTTACGTTCAGTCATATTGGTATTGCCATATCACAAGTAAGTAATAATAAAATAGAGACTATTGAGGGAAATACTAATAAGAGGGGTAGTCGTGAGGGTGATGGTGTTTATAAGAAAAAACGTAAGTTAAAGCAGATAAGAACTGTTTTAAGGCTGAAATATGATGATGGTCAGGTTGAGTTTTTACCAAGGGATAATGTTTAAGAGAATGTACCGGTCATACCATTGAACACTTTGGTATATTCTGCTTGTTTGGTTTTTGGTGTTTTTTCAATATAATCATTTATTCTATCTACCTCTTTTTTATCAATTGGTGTTCTATCATTGCCCCACCCAGATAACAATATATTTGCTGCTTTTCTGTATTCAGATTTCTTATAAAGTTTTTTAAATTCTTCAAAGGAAGATTCGTTGTATTTATTTAAGTGTTTCATAATTGTTCTTTTATTTGTTTTGTAACATTATTGTTTTGGTTGAATATGGGTATTCCCTTTTGAAGTAAAATTTCTTACGTTCCAGAAAATGTCTATAAAGTATATTTTTGGGATTGTTTTCTGTAAAAACATCTACGAGATCAAAAATATATGCAGTCGATTTGTCCTTGTGTAATCTAAGTGCCCTACCAATAGACTGAATTATTATTTGTTCTGATTTGAATGAGTCTGCAAATATTACATTGAATATGGCCTTTATCGAAACTCCTGTAGATAATGTCCCGAATGATGCAATAAGTATCTTGACTTTACCACCGGTTTCTTCCATTTTGTTTTTGATTTCTTCCCTTTTTTTGTTCTTGACTTCACCATCTATATAAAAGAATTCTTTGTCTCCACATCTTTTACTTAAAAAATCTAAAAGTGCTTTCCCATGTTCAATAGAGTGGAAAAGGATCAGTGTGTTTTTATCACACTTGTCAATTATTTTCCCAATTATTTCTTTTCTTTGTTCTGATTCTTGGATATATTTCTTTTCGAAGTTTAATATTTCTTTACCCAACCCACCTCGTTTTATTTCATCCATTTGTCTTGCAAAGGCAGGATCATTGTGGTTCATTATAAGTGCCTTTATTTTCATTGGGGTTATTATGCCCTTGTCTTTTAGTTGTTTGGCAGAAACTTCTGTTATAAGTGGACCAAGCACCGATTGTATGGTTAATATTTCACACGAGTCTTCTGGTGGAAATGTTCCAGAAACACCAAATCGTGAATATGCATGACCAAATGTTTTTTTGAGTATTGTGAGAGTTGTTTTGGCTTTTGCACCATGTGCCTCATCACAAGATATGGTGTGGAATTGTTGAAAGAATTTCTTTGGCCATTTTTCCAGTGACTGATATGTTCCTATATACACATTAGCATCTTGTACACCTGAATGCTTTCTTGGTTTGTCAGACATAACTTCTTCTATTCTAAGGTTACATGGTCCATAATAATCTTCGTCTCTTAGTAATGATTCTAACTTATCACTCCTTAATTGTGCAAGTGAATTTTCACCATAGTTATATTCCAATAAGTTATCATAAAATTGGGTAACTAATGTTATTGATGGTACTATCATAAGGAATTTAGCATCTGGGTTTAAATTCTTTAGTGTATAAAACATAACAATCGATATGATAAGTGATTTACCACCTGATGTAGCAACTTCTGCCATGCAATATCTATTCTTTAATATTTTAAATGCAGTTTCAATCTGATGGTCATACGGCATAAACGAAACCCATTTACCGGATTTATCCTTCACTTTGTGATTTTTGAAAAATTTCTCACAGAATTCTTTAACAGATTCTTGTGTGACTTCACGGTTCAATGGGAAATCTTCCTTGTTTTCAAGTTGGAAAGATGAGCCAATTTCCCTAGCTGCTTTGACACATTCTTTCCAAAGGCCTAAGTTGATTCGACCGTCTTTAAAATATGTTTGTTGCCCATTCCATATACCCATTTTAAAAGCTGGCATGAATTTATACCCCTTTACATGTCTTGATAACCACACTTTCAATTGGTGGTACTCGATTCTCGATGCATCTGTAACTACAAGTTCTTCCTTCTCTTTGTCATATTTAAACTTCATACATTACTTATATTTTTTATTAAAATGATTGTTTTAAATAATTGAAAATCAAGTTGTTATAGGGAGTGTTGTTTTTTATATATATCTAAAAATAAATACACGTGTAATGAATTATTTAAAGAAAATTGTAAAGGGTGTGTGGTCAATCCTTAAATCTCTCTTTGGTTGGATTTTTAAAGATTCTTCTAATGATGATGTACCAGTGTTTGAGTCTGTTGGTGAAGTAGAAGAGAAACCCGTTAAAGAGGAGAGTAAAACAAAGGTTGCTGAACCTGTTGTTGAAGATAAATCAAAAAGGAAAGCACCTGCTAAGAGGAAAGCACCTGCTAAGAGGAAAGCACCTGCTAAGAGGAAAGCACCTGCTAAGAAGGCAACTTCTAAAAGGAAAGCACCTGCTAAGAAAAAGGCACCTGCTAAGAAAACAACTTCTAAAAGGAAAGAACCTAAGAAAAAATAACCGGGAGATGTGAAATCTCATTTAGGACCGGTTTATAGTTACGACTATAAAGAAACCACCATGTGTCGCTACTTGGTGGTTTCGCTTTTTATGTAGTTCATAGTAATCAATAAATGGTTTGTTTGGATGGTCGGTTTGGTCAAGATTTTGCAGTTGTCAGAATCTCATCTATCATTCCGTATTTCAGTGCATCTTTTGCATTCATCCAATAATCTCGGTCAGAGTCTTGCTCAACTTTTTCATAATCTTGGTTGGTGTTTGTGGATATTATTTTATACAGCTCTTTTTTCAAATCATTAATTTCCTGTGCCTCAATTACCATATCAGATGCTTGCTGCATCCAACCACCACCAATCGGTTGGTGAATCATTGTTCTGCTTCGTTTTAATGCCTTTCTTTTGCCCTTTGTACCAGAACATAGTATAATTGCACCCATAGATGCACAAAGCCCGGTATTAATAGTTACAATATCAGGTTTTACATATTCCATAACATCAAGTAGTCCAAGCCCATCATAAACAGAACCACCTGGTGAATTTATGTATAAGGTTATATCTTCATCACTTTCCGAAGAAAGGTATAACAATGAAGCCTTTGTGAATTCACATATATATGTGTCTATTTTACCACTTATAATAAGTATCCTTTGTGATAGTAAATGGTGAAATATATCCACTTGGTTATTATCTATACCCATTATACTGCTACGGTCGTGTATAATATTGGATATTGATTTATAAGACTTATTTGATTCCATACGTATTTTTTATTGATTTTAATTGAAAATGTTTAAATGTATATTTTTAGGTATTTAATGTTAATATATATACTATAAAAAATAACTTAAAAATATGAAAACTACAGTAGAAATTGAAGGATACGAAATCGTTGTTTCAAGTGATGATGATAGAATTTCTGTAATGGCAATGCTAGATGAGGAAGTTGTAGAGGAATTCACAGTTGAAATGGAAGAAGGTGAAGGTGTCGAGGATGGCGAAGAAGGTGATGAAGACCTTAAGGCATTCGGTGATGAAGAAGGTGAGGTAGAAGACTTTGAAGATGACGAAGTACAGTCAGAAGATGAAGTACCTCAGGCACAGTTCGAATCTTTCTCTGAATTCGTTAAGAATAGAAAATAATCGGTAATTGTGATAACCAGATTCTCATCATATAATGAGAATTGGTCAGGTGATCATATATTATTCTATGCCTTTGATGTAGATGATAATATTCTGAATATGCCTACAGTCATCCATATGGAAAGACTAGTAGATGATGAATGGGTTCCAGTTGATATTTCAACCAGTGAATTTGCTTCAGTTAGATCAGATGACGATTATAGAATCATTGATAATGATCCAGAAAAGGCTTTTTCTGAGTTCCGTGATAATGGTCCGAGGGGTTCTAATGCCTTTTTCGAGGATGTTATATCGGCAATAAAAGATGAGAAGTTTGGTCCATCATGGGATGACTTCATTGAATGTCTCGTGAATGGATCACTTTTTGCTATTATAACAGCCCGTGGTCATGAACCAAAATCGATTGCCAAAGGTATAGAATACATTATAGATGATTATCTGACTGATGACCAAAAGAGTACAATGTATATGAACCTTATCCGATTTGAATATCAATTTGGAAAGGATATTAAAGACATACCTCGGAAAATACAAGGTAAGCCAAGTGATAATGGGGTGTTTAAACGATATATATCGCATTGTGATCTGGTTGGTATATCTGCACCATCACGGGGTGGTGATACAAGTAACCCCGAAAAGGAAAAGGAAAAGGCGTTACTTGACTTTAAACAGAAGGTCAATAAGTGGGCAGGTGAGTTAGGTGTATATGCAAAGATAGGATTTTCTGATGATGATCTAGGAAATGTACGACATATGGAAGATCTTATTAAAAATTTAGACCATGAGGAATTCACACATATAAAGGAATATGTTATAAAGAATACAAATGACCCAAATGATATGAAGAAAATAGTTCGTAAAATAGAATCAAATGCCAATACCTTTGTTGGTGGGACTCCGGGACTTCAATCCTCATTAGTGGGGTTTAAAGATTTTGGTAAATTATCAGATAATATATACACTGATAGTGAGAACTCTACCAATTCGATACTTAAAAAATCCTCAAAAGAACTTGCGAAGGTTTCTAAAGAATTAGAAGAAGAAGAGGATGTTAAAAAGAAGAAGAACTCCATTGAGAGTAAAAAAAAGAAGAAAGATATTATGGAACATTTAAAGAATTTTGGAAATTTTAATGAATCATCAAAAGATGATTTGGCTACCAAAGTAGAATCAGCAAAGAAAGATGTTTTAACCAAAGAAGATTTGGAAAAAGAAAATAGTGGGTTAGATAATTCTTACACACTTGAAGCAGTTGGTAATTTGCTCAAAGATGCTGGTATAGATGCACGTAAAATGGTCGAGGGTCACCGTGCTTGGAGTTGTAGGCTTGGTGGTCCATGGAAGAAAGATAGTAGATTTTTATTGGGTTTCAAAGAGGAATCAGATTTTGTAAAAATGAAATCTCATTTGGATAAAACCAATAAGGAGTTTGAGGAAAGTGTAGATGATGGTAGAAAATATCCTTATCAAGTTATTGTAAGCTATTGATCTTTCCACAATTCGTCAAAGTCATATTCCTTATTAATACACTTATATTCAAAACCATTTTCAATACACCAATCTTCAAGATGGTATGCATCTGATTCAAAGAATTTGTTTTCGCCTAAACTATTTTTTAGGCTATTGATCTGTATGATATCACTACTTTCTTGACAAGTAGCATACTCTTTTGTCCCAAATGGGTCTGACACTAAATAAATTTTAGAATAAACTTTCATGATTTCTGAATTTGTATGTTTTTAATAGTTGATCATCGAGAATTCATTGATATCCAAACATATGAATTCACAGCCATTGTGTGTGATTTTACTTGGCTTATGAAAATGTCCATAATGGAACGTTTTCAATTTATTATTAGCCATAATATCATCAACAATCTTAGTCATTTGTGTTCTTTCATTGTAAATGTCCTGTAATAAACTAGGGTCTGACTCGGCATTATCCATAATAAATCCAGAATGTGGGCCAATTGGTGGACAGAACATAGGCGAGGTATGGCAGAACATCCTATCGATATTGGATACTGTTTCACAGAAATCATAATCAAATCTAACAACCTCATCTTCCCAATGTGGAAGACCTCTTCCATTCCGTGCAACTCTATCAACCGAATGTGCTCCACCAATGAATAAATAATTCTCATCATTGATATTCAATATAGAATAATCTTCAATGAATAAGATGTTTGATAATTGTTTCTTGAAATCATCGTGTTTTCCACTAACAAACCATTCTGGGTCATCGTGGTTGCCACGGATTGTGAAGAATGAGTTATTGCTTGATTTTAATGTATCATTCAATTTCAAAAGAAATTCTTTATTTTTTGTGAGGTGTGTCCCCACACCAAAATCACCAACACATAGGTATAAGGTGTTTTTGATGTCATATCTATTAATATGTTCAATAACAACTTCCCAATGACCGTGTAAGTCTCCAACTGAAATAATATCTTCGAATTTGAATTCCATGGTACAAATATAAGAAAAATATATTAAAAGGGCATCGATCTATTTTTTTTTTCGGAAAATGAATTTTTACTGGGTGGTGTGCCTTTTCATAAACCAATTCACTTTTTTGTGTATAAGTGGTATGGATCGAGGTTATTTAGAGGCAGTTACACAGAAGATACTCGATAAGAGTCACATTGAACCTGCCCAAAGAGTTATAAAGGTTTATGATGATAGGATAAACTTTGCATGTCCTTATTGTGGTGATTCACATAAGAACAAATTTGCAAAACGTGGTAACATCTATTTCGATAGATTGTTCTATGTTTGTTTCAATGGAGATTGTGAAAAGAAAACCACATTCGATAAATTCGTTAAAGATTACGATGAGGTTCTTGACCCCGATAAGAAGTTAGAGATAATTGAACATCTCAATAACAATATAACATATAACGATTATTCTGATGGTTTCATAGACACTAAATTTGATGACCTTATAGAGATGGATGACCTTATAGAAGCATGTAATGTTAAGAAGGTAAGCCCTATATATGACCTTAAACCAATAGTCAAAAATGGTGGGATATATAAGTATCTTATTGGTCGTGGTATTCCTGAGGATAAACACGAGAATATCTATCAGGCAAAGTTCCATAAAGGTGATGAGGGTTTTGAACATGTTATAGTTCTTCTGAATCGTAAAGAAAATAAAGTACTTGGTATTCAGGTTCGTAATTTGAGGAAAGGAAGGCGAAGGTTTTTCGTAATATACAATTATGAATCATTATATGAATGGGTAAATCCGGAATTTGAAATAGATGATCACCAAATGGTGGTGTATAACAAACTCAGTTATTTCTTTAATGTTTTAAATGTCAATTTTTCTTCCACTATAACTCTTTTCGAGGGATATCTTGACTCATTGTTCTGGCCAAATTCAATTGGAGTAGTAGGTGTTAATACTGACCTTAAATTTCTCGAAACCAATGACATCGACCTTCAATATTTTTATGATAATGATAAGGTTGGTAATAAGAAAACTTTAGAGAAATTGAATGATGGGAAACCGGTTTTCCTTTGGCGTAAATTGTTCAATGATATAGTCGAAAAGAAAAAAGCAACCGACCCACATAAACTTCTTTATCGTATTTCAAGTGTTAAAGATTTGAATAAGTTAGCAGAATTGGTACCTTTACCTTATAGTAAATTGGAAATGTATAATTATTTCTCAAATGACATATATGACCGTAAATGGATTCCTAAATATAAATGGATTCCTAAAGATCAAATGAATAAAGTTGATTATAATAGGAAGTTCCGTGAAAATGATCTGGATTGATTAATATATAATAAATAGATGGAATTTAGACACTTGCACACTTTTGAAAAACACACAAGCCATCCTAATTATAAGTTAAGGGATATGGATTTGTTGGATACTGAGTTTAAAGGTCTGAAGGATATATTTGAAAATAGTGGATATTCTATTAAGAAATGTTTATGTAAAGATTTACGTCTAAAGGTTACTGTTGTTAAGGATGGAAGAGATGATAGAATTGACTATGATATGGAAAACCTTGTAGAAAAATACGTTAGTGAGATCGATAATATTATTGGGTGGCGGAGAAGTGAATGGCGATTGAGTAAAAAGACCGAAAATTGGACAAGTGCAAGTTATTTCTTTGTATTAAAATATGGCTTATGTGATCGTTTCTCAAAAGTTTATCATAAATATTTTGAATTCATGGATAAATATAACATTAGAAAGTGGGTGGATTTTCTGGATGTTGTCGGGTTGTCAGCAAGGGATTGTAACAAGTTCGCAAAAGCCAAAGGGGAAGTGAGTAAAAAGCAGAAGTCTCTTTGTTATAAAGTGAAGGATTGGGTAATTGGATTTTTTGCAAGGGAAGATTATATTGATAAATTGTTCAGACATGATATTGATGGAATGCCTTATTTATTGGTTTATACAAAAACAAAAAATTCTGAACTTATGGATGGGTGTGTTTCATTTCATATACCTAGTTTCCGTTATGGTAAATTTAGAGAGTATTTCCGTGAAATTGAATCTTACCCAACCGAGGATAGAGAATATGTTAAAGGTAATACTCCTATCCTTAACAAAGAACGAATGTTTGATTTTTTGGATATTGTTAATCCGGGAATGTTCAGTACTGAACATATTAATATTATAAAAGGTTATATAGAAAGTAGGAAATAATTACTCATCCAGTAATTTCTCAAAAACCTTCTTTCTATACAATTGTATGAATTTGTCTTTGTCGGTAGTTCTTGATGTGAATGTTTGTCTTCCCTTTTCATGGAAAAATGTTTTGACTGAAATGATATTATATATATTTCCCCATTTATAAATTCCAATGACTCTTTCTGAAAATTTTAATTTGTTTTTATAAATTTCTTGTATTATATCTACATCCATATTTAAGAATCCTTCTGCAGTTCTTTCGAAGTCAGTACGGTATATCTCTGGCTTTTCCGCCAAAAATATATCAACATATCGTTTGTCGTAGTTCATAATAGATCGTTTAGTTTTTTGTCTCTTTGGATATACCCATAATTGGGCAATCTTTTAGATGTTTCTATGAATATCTCTACCTCACCCCTATCTTTATATGTTATATAGGAATCTTCATTTATTGATATCGATTCGCAAGTACTGAAATCGATGAGTTTTTGTTCATCATCAATACTGTCGGCTATTTTTATGGAATACTTTATAAGGCGGTCCATTTTAACCGGTTGTCTGAACATTGAATCTGTTTCATTGAATTCTTTAATATCGGAACGGTTGGATGGATTTATCATTAATTTACGACATATAACAATATCCTTATATATACCTCTTATTTGAATAAGATCACCTTTGAATGCCCATATTTCACCTACTTTCATCATACATATGGTATTTTCGTTTTTTTGTATTTTGGGTTCTTATATCTCAAAAATTTATTAAAGTCCATATCACCTCTTTCGTTATTGCAATCAAAACAGCAGACCATAAGATTTACTTGAGAGTTGTTTCCACCCTTTGAGATGGGTATTATGTGATCAGTAGAAGCATTTTCATCGGTTATTACACATTCGCAATAAAGGCACTTGGAATCCTTGTGCTTCTGTATGACTTTTTTGGCAAAGCCGGTTGTTCTACGATTAACATTCCTGCCATTCCATCTAAGTCCAATAACTACAAAGTTCCTAAGGGATTTGTATTTTTTCCTGAATATTGTAACATTTTTGTAATTGGGGTTAAGCCATATTGCTATTTTAAACAGAAACCCCCATCTAACCCAATCATTTGATGCGATTGATATGAATGGTTTATTCTCTTGTTTATATGTCCAACGTAGTTTTTTTACAATTTCCAAAGGTTTTTATTTATTTTATCACTCCTCAATCCACCATAAGGTCTGCTTCTTTTAATTCTTTACGGGTTTCTCTTTCAAATACAGTTATTATAGGTTTCACAAAAATCAACCAATCAACATTCAAATAATCAAGTGATTGGAATTCCAATTTACTTCTCTTCACTTGAATCGTGAAATATTTACCATCGGAGTTTGATATGATAAGGTCTGTTCCGAATAACATGTCTATAAGGTCACCATCACCACCGTGGTATTCAATAGTATACCCAAGATATTCCAACCATTCGATTACTGTTTCCTCTGCTTGTTCACCTGACTTTGAGAATTTCTTAATTTCAGATACATTATTACAAAGATCTTCAAATGTAAAGTATTTCAAAACCATATCTTCAAGGTATGGTTTTATCTGTAATAGACCCTCTTTTGGATTATCTATTATTCTCTTATACCATACCATTGTTTTTTCTGGTTTGTCCTTGTATGCCCTCTCTACGAGTTGTGTGAGGATAACTGCAATATCTGAATAGTTTGTTTTCAATTTATTGACAGGATGCCATTTCCCCTTTTCATCATATATCATTTTAAATGTCTTGGAACGTTCAATATTCCTTTCAATGAGGTCTTTGGGCATTGATGTCTTCTTTATAAGACGAATTCCTCTATTGAATTTCCTAATTTGTTTCTCTGTTGCCGGTTGCCAGTGAGGAATTGTCATTTTTTCGATAACCTCTCTCATACCAAGTTCTTTAAATAACCATGATTTCAATGGCTTTATTGCTTGGTAAAAATCATCTGAGTGTATTTGGTTATTATCAGTGGTTTTTTCTATGATACGTTCCATTTTAATGATCAGTTTTTATAGGACATTTCCATAACTTCAATCACAATATATTCAACGAACGAGTCTAATTCGTGTTCGATTCCTTCACAGAAGTCAAATATATCATACTCATCTTTTGTGAAGTCGGGTGATATCTGTCCATCAATGTGGATTGTTATTTGTCCTTTCAATTGACCTTCTATAACTTCCCCATTATCAATGTCCTTAATATTTGGTACGTAAAAAGTTCCGATTAGTTGTTTTTCTTTCCCATAATCCTTATAATCTTCTAATTCGAATCGGAAATGGTTTTGATCATCTTCAAATACCACTTCATTTTCTTTTCGTAACATCCTTTTGTGTATTTTCTCTTGTTCGGGTGTTTGATGGGCATTTAAGAAATCTATTTCGTCTTGTGAAATTATGTCGAGACCATATTTGGTGATCTTATCTAAGATTTCATCAACTCTTTCACTTACCGAAAATCCTTCATATCTCATAAGATGTTTCATATGTATTATATATTAGAAATGATATTAGTTGAAATTACCATTTCAAATTCCACGGCAATAAACTTGGTGTTGTTTCCAATTTAGATTTAACAGAACGATAGATGATGTCATGGTATCCTTTTGTTTCATTTATCATAAGGTAGTTATTGGATAGTCCATCTATCAATTTATTGAAATCATTATATATTGTGTTATTTAATAAATTTGATAATTTTTGCTTTCTGTTATATTTCTTTTGTTCATTTTCAAGTGATTCAAAGAATACTACCATCATACCGTTCGAACCATCTGGTGGGTGATTTTTAATTTTTTCAACATCAAATCCTTCATAGTATTTAATATTATCTTGTTCATCAATCAACCTCATATAATACGTAATTGATTTTTTTTGCCCGGAAATCTTTTATCAGTTTGCTTTTGAACTTCTCATCAGTGTATAGTTCGTATTTGAAAGAAGCAAACCTATACTCACTACCTTTTAAACTATTGTACCAAATGTCTGAGTAATCATGTTTTTTAACCATCGTATCAAGATGGAATAGGAAAAGGTTGTATATGATATTTTCGGACACAAAATATATATTGTGTCTTATGTATTCCCTTTTTCTTCTTTAAAAGTTATGTGGTCTTATTTATTCTTTATAATGATCAGTTATCACCAACTCTGTAAAAGAGTTCAACTGATGTAAGATAAAGGCGTTCTGTTGATATTTATATGCCAGTTCATTACCAATTTCTTTTGAAAGACCCAATACTAGGAAACTTTCCTCACCTGGTACTTCATTTGAAATAGATTCACCAAATCCCATTATTATATTTTCCTCACTTGTAATGGTGAGTAGGTCATCCTTAAGATTTTCGTTTGATGATTGGTTTTCCCTGATGGGGCGGCTTTCACTTAAGGGGTTCCATGCCGTTATATAGATGGCTGATCGCATACCACGGTCTTTCAATAATTCATCCAATTGTTTAGAATCAGTATCTACGATAAGTGTGATGTTAATATCACTATTATAATGGGTGTTCTTGTATGATTGTACCAGACTCATATCAATCGAATGATTGTTCGAAACTTATCATGAATTTTGACTGCTCCCCTTCAATGAATATGAAGTTATTGAATACATTGAATGTAACATCATTTCCTTTGGAATCTATGAATGGTAAATATTTCTTATTTATCATTATATTTGCATTGGGTTGGTCAGTTTCATCTACTTCCATCTCCCATAATGAACGTTCTGAAAGTTTGACCTTTCCATTATGTGCATCTATTTCAAGAATTCTACGGGATTCATCCGAATTTATTCTTGCCAATTTAGAGATGTCATGGAAAGTGTTCGCATCTATATTAAAATCCCATTCCCTTCTATCTGGGTCTAACATTTGATTCATTCTATCAGTTGTTATCCTTTTTAGTTCATTTCTATTGCCGGTTTCAACATTTAATTTCAGTTTGGCATTAGTGAATATAAAAGACCTGACTTCTGTAAGACCATCATCAAATTTCTTATAGGTTACTTTACATTTAATAGGTGTTGCTGTGTTTACGAATTTTAAATTCTTTACGAATTTCTTTGCATTCAATATTACACATTCTATTGTATCATCAAGTGTATCATCAAGTGTGATATATTCGTGTGTATTGACTTGATAGGATTTCATCGCCAGTACCATCTGACCTGAACCATCCATTGAATATATCATTACTTTGTCTTGGTCGAATTGTAATTTTACAATATCTGATAATTTTGTCAGGTCTTCAAGTTTATCACGTAATTCCATGAAATTATCTTGAATGAATTGAAATGTTGTAGTAAGTGTCTTCATAATTGAATACTTATATTTTGTAGTTAATATATATGATAAATTACCAATTGTTTATGCAACATATCAATGAATTAAATGTTATAGGGGAATTTGATGCATCTGTTGTTGAAAATCGGATAAAGGAACTACTTCCAAAACTTGTTGTGATACATGAACGGTTTCAAGAATCCGATATGACCGAAAAGGAAATTCATGACATTGTGCATGAATTGGAAGAAGGACTAAGGCCGTTTGATAAAATATTAGGGGATGTTATAATACAAAAGTTGATTCTTTCTGATAAAGAGGATGAAGCATCTCTGAAAGAATCATTTATTGAAATAAGTAAAAAGATACTCCAACGATATGGGACTGAGCCAAAGCAAGTCATAACTGCATTAGAGGAAGTGATTGATAAATTGAGAGTATATACCGAACCGGATGGTCCAGTTGATGAAAGTCATTCAACTCTCAAACATATTAAGTCATTTGGAGGCTTTGAGTAAACTTACTAATTTAGAGTTTCTTGATATTTCAAGGAATTCAGGAGATTGCTTATAATTATCACCGAATATGATAGAATTACCTATTTTTTCATTTATTTCTATTATATCATAGAATAAAAATTCCCTATTATATGATATTCCTTTGATAAGGCATTCATCTCTTTTCCCTTTACGTGAAACTATATCATGTAATTTGAATGGGAGTTTGGATAATTCTTCTCCATTACCATCAAGTGGATACCATTTTGATAGGGTTATAAATGCATCCTCAACATTTGTTACCCACATTATCAAATTTGATAATTGTGTGTGTAATGTTGCCTCGTGTAATATGTAATCAGTTCCATTTATAAAAAGTTCGGTTCTTTTAATCGTGGGTAATTCAGATAGGGGGGTTATTATTTTATCATTTGTATAAGTGTTATCGTTCTGTTGTCTTATGATAAATGGTCTGTTGTTAAGTGTATCGTCTAATATCTTATTGAATGTGTTTAAATTACTCTTTGGAACTGAGTAATTAAATTTATATTTAAAATGTGTAGATATTTGTAATTCTTGAATTTGGGTTATATTAGGTTGGAATGTATGGTTACTTGTTTTTTGATAGAATGCTACTATTTTACTTGATTCGTCAATAAGGTGGCAAGAGATATCAAGTTCATCGAACCTCTTTTGCCACCTTTTAACATCTTCTTTGTTGAAAACTCTACTCATTATGCAAGTGTTCCAAAACTACGTTCTTCGAATTTTGATGGAGCATTGATAGCCAATAATCTGTCTCTTTCTTCGAGAACATCTGTTGTTGCTGGAAACTTGTTTGGTAAGTTTTTTGGCATAGAGTCCCATTGCTCATTTAGTCTTTCCTTTGCAACCAAGAAATGGTCATCCATTCCTGGTCCGAATGGTTCCCAAATATTTGATCCATCAAAGTAAAGCTTCATTGCATTTTCACCATCATTGTCTAAGAATGTTATAGTTTCTCCCTTTTGGAGTGCTTCTTTTGTTCTAAGGACTTTCAATGGTCCGGGTAGGCTTGACTTCTCAACAACCTCAGATGTTTTGATAACTCCTGTATTATCATCTCCCACTGCATTGATTGCATATTTTGCAGATAGGTTATCTCTTTTGAGATTGTTTCTTAATCCGCCACCAGATCCAAATAATCCCCAACCGTAAGGTGCAAATCCTTCAGACATCAAAGCTTTCATAATATCTTTCATTGTTTTGAAATCCATTCCATCACCTTCAATGAATTTCAAGAATGTACCGAACTTCCAATGTCTTTTCATGCCATGTTTGTCAGTGATGGCTCTTTCGGTATAAAGACCATTTTTTACTGCCAATCGGCATGTCCAAATAACTTGTTCTACTGGGTCACCACTATCGGGTCTTACTGTAACAACTTTCCCATTTCCGGTTTTCTTACTTTCGAGTGCAAGTTTTAACAAATGGTTTTCCACTGCATTATAGTAGTCGTAGCAATCAGCCACAAAACTCCCAATTTCATTGTCTTCCATAGCATCGTATAATGCACGGTAGCAATCTTCTTCTTTTTCATATGCTTGTACATTTCTATGGGCAAGTGCCAACACACTGATTGCAGTTGGTTCTTTTCGACCGGATTCATTCCATGCTTGATATCCTGCTGAGAATGTATCTGATCCCATAAAACTCAATAGACCACCCAATGGAATTTCATCAGATTCCATCATACATGCCCCGGCTCGGTCACCAAAATCGGTAAGCATTGATGATGCATCCAATAGGAATTGTTCGTTGTTCGGGTCAATTTCCTTTACCATTTCAATAAGGTAATTAAGCCAATGTCTATCTTGTGTGGCTCTTTCAGAAGTTGCCCATACTTGTAGTAACTTACTCTCAAACCATGCTGCCAACTCACCCATTTTACGTCCATGTGCAGTACTTGTAACTTGCATTACTGGTTCGTTTGGATAAACAACAGATCCTTCGGGCATTGCCATAATTCTAATAGGTGGTCTTCCGTTGTAATCATCTACTACTGTTCGCCATAGTTCTTCGGGGAAATTGTATTTTGTTAGGCCTGTTGCAGTTACTTTGGCTGTTTCTAAGAACGCCTTGGCATCATCTATTTCTTGATGTGTGACCGGATCATAAAATAATTTTTCGAGGATTCTCCCAAGTCCGTAAAAGACCATTCGGTTATCTCCTTTTACATATAGGTCGGGGTTTATCTTAAATAACTCCCTTCTGAATGTTGCATAATAGGATGATTTCTCTTGTGCTTTATCACTTTGGAAATCATTTCCTCCGACTGTATAAGCATCTGCTAAAAGTAATCTTGGGGTTCGAGTAACCCTTTTCTGTGGTAATTTGACTGTTTTCATAATTATTTTGTTTTAATTTTTAAATATTTTTCGAGAATTGGATGGTGATCTTTGGTGATGATTTCGTGGTTTATGTCAGAAATATCAAATTCTTTGATTTCGTCATATTTAGAATATGGTTGTGGGTGACCCCATAGTATTTCTGTCTCAAAAACAGTGGATATAACACTATCCCTTGAATTCCTCACACGCCAATCATCAACATTTGTTGAGAATAGATATTTCAAAGGACTTATCTCACAATTGCTTCCGATTTTTTCGGTGAGTATTTTGTTGGCAGCAACATCGAATGAATCAGAACCCTCTTTTACCAGAGAACCGATGAATCGGTATCGATGTTCATTATATCTTTTTGCCAACATAACTTTCCCTTTTCTCATGAGGATAATATCTACCCCTGGAATAACTCTTGGAAATTGGTTATATGCTGTATAGATGCATCCATACCTGAAATCTCGTGAGGCAAGGTTTTCATCAGATATTTTCTTTCGGATATCAATACCTGCATATGTACCATGTGATTTTAATTCGGTGCAGTCGAATTCACCGCCACCATCTTCATATGACGGAATGAATGAATCCCTTGAACCATAAAGTAGAACTTCTCCGTGGGATTTTGGGTAAATTTCTCGGATTCGTCTATCCAATTCCTTTGCCCATAGGTCATTTTCCGGTTGGTCCGGTATTGACATGATCACTGCATTGGGGTAATCTTGTTGAACCATCTTTTTCCTTGTGTCAAAGTCCAGTGGATTTTTCATTGTTCCAATGAATTCCGGTATTCCTAGAAATACAAGAATCTTTCCATGGTTATTGGAAACTTGTTCAATAATGTGATGGTGTCCTTCGTGGAGATCATCGACTTGGAATCTCGCCACCACTACGCCAATTGAATAATTTGTTGGATCTGTTGTCATGTGTCTAATATTTTGGTTAGTGTTCTGTTTCTTTTGGTTCGTACTCTTGATGGTCTATTTTTACAAACTGTGCATTCTACGTAATTCGTATCATCAGTTCCCATTACAATAACTTCAATCTCTCCTGTATCATCACAATGTTCACAATATTTCGGTTCTTTTAACCATGACCGATAGCCAAAAAAATTATTCAAAAATCCCATCTATTGATTATACGTTCAAGTTAATATATTGTTTAATTTTTCATTTCTCCTTTTTTGAGTGATTCTTTGAATAGAATTTTCTCCGAATAATTCTTCTAAAATAGGAATATTTTTAGAAATTTCATATCTATTGAGCCAATCTTCCAAATAAAATGGTTGTTCTTTTCTGATATACCTAACCCAATCTTCAACATTTTTAGATTGTATGGGTTGTTTGTAATCACACATTACTAATTTTGATGATCTAAAGTCGGGAAAAGCACTTGTTGTATTGGTAGTACACACTAACAAATGTTCGTTTGTTTTGATGTTGTATAGTTTACTAGGAAGAATATTTAATAAAGTTCTACCAATTTTTACAAATCTTATTTGTCCATTATAGATAACAAGTGCGTATGTCATATTGTAATAACTTATCGGACGTTCATTTCGTTGCTTTAGGTGTTCATTCATCAATTCTTTTAGATACCCAGTTCGGTCGTAAATAGTGGTATTATTATAGTATATTGCATCACTTTCAATACGATCAGTATATGTACCATCCTTTAATGGCATGGGTAAAAATTTAACTAAGTGATTATTCTCCAACCGTAGAAACATGATGCAAATATAAGGATTTATATCATATTAGCTAAACTTTCTTTAAGATATTTTTCAATTTTCTTTGCATTTGTGCGTGTTGTCTTCACATCCAATTGTAATCTCCATGTTTTAATGGCATCATCATCGGAGTCTATTTCCTTGAATCTAACATCTATATCATTTTTGGCTTTAAAGAATTTACTTGATTTGGTAACATCGAATTTCATAGAACTCCCAAATGATGTATTAACTTCTATGAAACCATCAATTTCTTCGAATGTTTCTCCGGTTGTGGCAATAGTTTGATCTGCCACAATTATGTCTTCTTTGACAACGTATTGCATATCATGTATATGTATAATGTATATGGATGTTTATATTATCTTAGCAGAAACCTTTATTCCTCTCGGTCTCTTTCGTAATCATCTTTTCCAAAATGGTGTTGTACCTTACTACCGACTAGGTCACTGAGTGTTTCCCTCATTTTATCCAATTTCGTAATAAGGGATTGCATTTGTTCTACAACAGGGTTTAATTCAGAAAGTTCTTCATCTCTTACAAAGTAAATAGTACCAAATGTGTTTTTTCTATCTTTTTGGTATTGTTTCTTTCCAGAAGGACTTAATTTATATGGAACTCCTTGTGGTGTGTGTTGTATTTCCAAAAGTTCGTATTTATCATTCAGGTAATATGGGTGTAGTCCTTTTCTGTCCATATTCCTTATTAAATTACAAGTACCATCCCAAATTGTTTCAGGATTAATTATACGTGGATATTTCCTATTATAATTCTTTCTTTCGAATTCATCGAACTTTTCTAAAAATTTCTCCATATGGTATATATTAAATTGGTTAGTGTAATTTATCTTAATAGGATATTGTAAAGTTCGATAATATTTTTCAAAGTATATTGAAGTGATTCAAGGTTTTTATTCATTGCACGTAAAAACTCTACATAATTTTCAATTAATTCGATGTTTCTTTCTTCTTCTCGGATATGACCATCTATCATCAATTGTTTCTCGCCATAATTTGTTTTTAGACCAAATCCCGTTGCATAGAACAAGAACTTATCTTGTTTCAACTTTTTTATCTTAACATCTTGTCTTGATCTTTTTTCAAGATATATTGATATCTCCTCATTTATTTTTTGACGATATGCCAATGACATTGATTGAGTATCTGTTATTTTTGTAGATGTCTCTTTTGATGGTTCCATTTTAACGACCTCAAAAAGTGGTGCTAGTAAGTTATTCCAACCATCTCTCTTTTGTAAGAAATATTTTTCTAAACGGTCATTGGTTTCTTGTTTGCTCCTGATAGAATCTATCTCTTTTTGTGTGTATATTTCCATATAATTTATATATCAGATACTAAACTTTGTTTTTACAATTTCTTGTCAAATATGTATAGGTCGTATATGGTATTTCCTTTGACGTTCTTTATATTTTTCAATATCTCCCCCGTGGTTGAATCGAGTACTTTATATACGCCTAAACTCTTACCATCATCTGTGAGTATTTTCACAGTGTTCCCTGGCTTACCGATTGCCCCAAGGACTGCAACATATTCAGTTCCATATATTGACTTAAGAAAACTTATCCTCAAATTATCAGAAGATTTTAGGTTATTTATGTATGCGTTTTCCGTTGGTTCGTTGAGGTCTAATTGAGATTCAGTATTCTTTAATCGAATAGTTGAGAATTTTTCTTCATCTGTACCAATTGATACTTCGTCTCGGTTTTGTAGGTAATTCCGTTTTACCAAATTCTGTTGGTTTCTTCGTATAGCATTAAAATCTGCCTTGGCAATAATACCACCTCTCATTCCTTTATCATTCATATTATACCCTTCGGGGGCAAGTCTGTAAAATGAACCGGTGAATGTCATAGAAAGAATTCTATCCCCTCTGAACAGCCTCCATATCTTATTTACGTGGCGATTCTTAGAAACCGACCATCCATTCAAATGCCATCCTCTTATAAGTATTTTACCTTTTGATGACCTACCAATGACCATTGGATAAATAACTCTTTCGTGTCCGGCAAAGTGTTTATCTTCTTCACCTTTGTAATTTATAAGAAAGATCATACCATATTTTATCGCCTTTATAACAATGTCTTGGTTATACTTTATTGGTTCGTTTATCGGAATGTTCTTGAACTCAGTAATATCTTTGAATGAAAATCTTGGGATATATTCCTTGTCTTCTCGTAAGGACATATAATTCTCACGTATTATAAATTCAACCGGTTTTCTGTTATGGTAACTTTTTGAACTCGAAAGGAACATTGAATTGTATCTGTAATTTAATCTATATATTAAAAACCTAATGCACATCATACTTTGGTATGAAAGATTTTATATATACTGATATGGAAACAACAGAAGAGGTTAATAAGTATTATGATCTTATAAATCAGTATATTGATTCATACATAGATGAATGGAACATACGACCTTCAAAATTGAAGAAGTATCTTAATCCAAATCGTGTAAAATCCTACCTTGAGAAGAGTGGGTTGGATAGTGTTAAAATGATCAATAGGGTAATTGATGATGTTATTGATGATCGGGTTTCAATGGAAAAGGATAATGTACTCACTTTTGAAAGTTATATAATGGAGTCACTTGAATCGGAAGTTTCAGAAATTGATGTGTATAGTAATATACCAAATGCATCTATTGACCATGAAAAGATATTGGCAGATAAATTTGATACGGCTTTGAGTAGAATATCAATTGTAAATCCGGCAAGGCATATATTTGATGTTGATGGAATGGTTGCAGATAATCGTGTTGTTGTATTTGATGAATCTGAAATGAACATAATCAAAGATAATATGATATCAATGATATCAAATTCTATTTCGAAATCAAAAGTTAAGGTAGAAGGATTTCCTATGGAAGTTGAGGTGGGGAAATTCGTTGATGAATCAAAATTGAAGACATATTCTAATAATTTATTAACGGATGAAGTAATATCTGATGTTTTAAAAGAAATGTTGGGTTGTTCAGACATTAAATCGGCAAATGGTAATTTTATAGGAATGAATCCCTCCATGGGCAAAAAAGATGCAACATCATGATACTATATAGTATTTTAATACTTATATTTTAATTTTTGGATTTATTATGGAACATACACCACATGAAATAAAGAATTATGTAGATAATAATTGGTATAGATTATCTTTAAGGATGGATAGTGTAGATAATACTAAAGATGAATATGAAATTAAGAAGGAATTGATTGAATATTTCACTAAGTTTCCGGAACAAATAACCAAAATGAGTCCAAAATATGTTGTTGGACCCAAACAATATCATATGAGTTTGAATAACATTGGTGGTACGATGAATAAATATATGTAGGGAAATAATATATAGATAATGACTATAAAAAACTGGAATACATTCAATGAGGCTAAAACCCAAGAAGAATTTGACAAGGAAGAACAGGAACAAATTGAATTAAGGGATCTTGTATTCCGAAGTGATGTCAATGAATTGGCCAACAGATTGAAAAGACATAAAGACCATACCTCATACTTATACCAAATGTTATTAAAACATAGTGTTAAACACGGAAGGTTGGAAATTGTTAAATTTTTTCACGAAAAAGGTGTGGTCTATACGGATCGTCCAAAATTGGTCATTGTTGCATTCGAATATAAACATTTGGATGTAGTGGAGTGGTTAATTGATAATCGGTATAATGAAGATTTCACGAAGGTTATGGATTGGATCGGTATTTTGAATAAACTTAATACCGAAGAAAAGAAACATTACCTGAATATGTGTCAGAAGTGGTTGGATGATGGTGTTGTCACTCCAAGTAAGTTAGTGAATAAAAAAGATATAGGTCGATTTGAAAAAGTTCCATATGAAGATATTGTAAAAGAATATGGGTCATATATGGAATTCGTTAAGTCACAAAATGCAGAATTAAATTAATAAATGAAACATCTTAAATATTTCGAGAATAATTCCACATTTGATCCATATATATATGATGATCCAAATTTTGTTAATTTAATTGAAGAAGTTATTGATAAAGGTGGTTCTTTTTATTGCACATCAGTTGCAAATGCAATTAGAATGATGAAGGGGATGGTATAAAGATATATGGTTTCAGTACTTATGAAAATCCAGAAAGTGAATATTTCATTGAACTTGAAGGTGAAGATTCGGACGATGGACATCATTTTGCAGTACTTAATGATAGATATATAATCGATCCATGGATGTATAATAATTTTGATGAATATCCTAAGACATTTGAACGGAGTGTATTTGATCTGAATAATAAGAAGGACGAAAAAATAATAAAGTATTTATACGGGAATAGGGATAATTGGACAGATATTACTGGTCATTTTCCAAAAGATTACTTTAAAAAGAGATACTTTAATTATCAGGACTTACTTGATTATAGAGAAACTATTCAGTGATTATTTTTTATCAAAAAAAGAATCATTATTATAATACTCTTTGAAGAATTTAAATATTCCATGTTGTATATATTTTTATTATATTTGTAATATGATAGAGAACAACAACACAAACAACTTCTATACAGACAAGGAAATGGAAGAACGTCAAAGACAAATTCCAAAAGATCAGAAAAAAATACTTGAGAAACTTGATAGGATCAAACAGTACATCCAAGATGAAACTCCATACCCACACGGAAATCAATCAGTTGATTCCTTAGGAGATGTTAGTGATCAATTAGAAGAGATAATTAGTAGTTGGGAGTATTAAAAAGAAAAGACCTCTATTGAGGTCTTTTCTGAATGGTGATGAACAATGTTGATCACACTATCTTTTATTCGAATAATTCCCCTGCATCGAAGTCTTCACCTTCGACTACACCGTTATCTTGTATTTCATCAAACTCTTTGACAGATTCTTCAATTTCATCAACTGATCGGTATCTGAAGTAATCATTTATAATCGGTGCCATAGTTTCAAGAACTTCTTGTGTGAAAACATTTGGTTTAAAGAGGTCTTTTGAATAGACTGATTTACCTAAATGTCTAATATACCATCTATGACCACCGGGTTTGAATGTTATTTCCCCCGTTTTTTTGTCGACTTCTTCTTTACCCTTTGCAATTCCGATTTGTTCATAATATTCTGGTCGGCAGAAAGCATCTAAGCCTGTGTATGGGTTCATACCGGATATGAATGATATTTCAAATTTAATTTTCTTTGGTTTTGCTAATCTGTTTTTAGCAGTTTTAAACGTTACGACAATACCTGATTGCCCAAGGTCCATATCATCGACATTATTATCTTTCAATTTTGCTTTTGACATCATACCAATAACCGAACTTGAATACACCAATGCTTTTCCACCCTTCAAGACCTGAGAAGGATACATTTGGCCTTGTTCAAGATAAACATGGTTGCAAACAACCATTGGAATTTCTAAAAATCCTAGATCAGTGTTAATTGAACGGAACATAGCAGCTAATGCTTTTGCTCTTGTCATATCAACTTTAAGATTCCCAGATATTAAATCTTCTTTTTCTTTGTTTGAACTCATTTGTCCAACAGAATCTAGTATAATTAGGAATGGGTCGATAGAACCATTTTTTATTTTTTGTTCTTTGAGTGAATCCAATAATTGTGTTAGGAGGATATTAATATCTTCAACTTTATTACCTCTTATAAGTTTGAACTTTTCAGTATCATTATCGATACCATAATTTGCTAAATCATCATAATTCAAACTATGTTCTGTGTCAATATATATAACACCCATACCATCTCTTTGTGCATTTTTTGCAATTGATAGTGCAACAAATGTTTTACCCGTTCCAGAATCACCGGCAACAGTGAATATCTTACCGTGTTGTACTCCGCCATTCAACATATCAGCACTTAATGCTGCATTTAAAAGATAAACCCCAGTATCAATAAAATGCTTTTCTTTTGCTTCTGTTTCAATGACAACAGGAACTTTTTTGGTGATATCATTTAACAGATTACCTACTTCCGAGAATGTGAATTTTTTACTACTTTTTTTCTTAGCCATATTATGTAATTTCTTTTAATTATATATTACCAAATCCCGTATAGGATGGGTATAATATAGAAATAACGAGTTGAGGGGGAATAGGGGAGCTATCTGTTATTATATATACATACAAATATAATATGTGGTGAAAAGTATGACTAAGCAAGAATTTGTGAATAAATCGAATAAGATATTTAAATGTAAATATGATTATAAATCAGTTCCTGATAAAGTTATTAGTAGTGATTATGTATTCATTGGATATAAAGGGTTACTTTTTAAACAAAAAGTTGTGTATCATTTGAATGGTAAGTGTCCAGAAGAATCTCGAATAAGGAATACTGATGATTTCATAAATAAATCCAAATTGTTGTGGGGTCATAATAAATATGATTATTCTAAATCAGAATTTAAAGGTAGTACAAAGCCTATTACTTTGATATATCAGGGTGTAGAATATAGACAAATTGTTAATAATCATTTGTGTGGTTATAAATGTGAACGTATGTATACTACTGATAAATTTATAAGTGATTCCGTGAAAATATTTAAAGATAGATATGATTATTCAATGGTTGAATACGAATCAATGAATAAACATGTGAAGATAATATATGATGGTATAATTTATGAACAAACACCTGCTAAACATTTAATGGGGAGAAAGCCTGAATTTAGTTGTAGTAGTAAATTGACTAAAAGTGAATTCATAAGTCGGTCTGTTAAAATATTTGGAGATAGATATGATTATTCAATGGTTGATTATGTTAATATGAAAACACCTGTTAAGATAAAATTCCGTGAGAGGATTTATAATCAATGTCCACAGTATCATTTAAAAGGATTGAGGCCTGAGGGTTTAAATGTTATAGATACAGAAACATTTATAAGAAAGTCTGTTGAAATATTTAAGGATAGATATGATTATTCATTAGTTGAATATGTTGATACAGATACACCTGTTAAGATAAAATTTCGTGATATTATATATTTACAAAAACCTAGATATCATCTAAGAGGTGATCGACCAGAAATGAGGCTGTTGAAAAAAACAACACACCAATTTATATCAGAAGCAAATCTTATACATGAATTCAGATACAAATATGAAAAGTCGGTTTATAAGAAATCGAATGAAAAAATTTTAATAACTTGTCCATACCACGGAGATTTTGAACAAACACCTAATTCACATTTGAGTGGTGTTGGTTGTCCTGAATGTAATCATTCGAAAGGTGAAAAGGGGATAATGAAATTTTTGAATAAGTATGATATAACATATTCATATAAACATAAATTTGAAGATTGTGTAAATGAAAAAAAGTTACCATTTGATTTCTACATCCCCTCTATGAGAACATGTATAGAATTCGATGGTATCCAACATTACCAACCGGTAGAGTTATTCGGTGGCACGACATCATATTATTTGCTCAGAGAAAACGACCAGATAAAGAACGATTACTGTGAGGATAACTATATCAATATGGTAAGGATACGGTATGATGAATTTGATGATATCTATTCCATATTATGGAACACATTGGGATATCACATCAGAAGGCTTAAATTGAATTAGAAGTATTCGTAATAGAATGCATCTACATTCCCCTCATATACATCATCTATTAACTTTCGGAGGTCTTCTTTCTGAGTTCTTGTTAGTGGAATCTTATAATCGATAAGTTCAATATCCAATTTCAATTCTTTGACAAGATCCATAAGTTTTTCACGACCTTCTGCAAATGTATCATATCCAGCAATGTATAAAAGATCATTTTTTACGGATAAATAATATACAAATTCCTCATCATTATCAAGTGATTTAGATATGGCATTGAAATTTTCTAACAATGTCTTATTTTCTTTTTTGAGTTTTTCTGTATATTTTACAAGTGGTAAATCAGAAAGTTTGTAATTTTCATACAAATCGGGATTTTCTGAATACATATCATTTTCTATGAGATTCAGTTTATCAAATTCACGTACTACAATAACTAATTCTTTTTCTTTCATAATACAAAGATAAGTAATTTTTGGTAAACTACAATAGGTATTTAATATATAGTTAAAATCTATTTAATTAAATGGCTCAGAATAAAGGAACATTAGTATCTTCACCGATCAGACCACTTACAACAGGGATGACCATCCCAACGGCATATGCCGATGAGATAAAGGGTGGTCTTCATACAGTGAGTAATTTGGCGGAAAGAAATCAGATACCGACTGACCGAAGGGATTTTGGTATGATGGTTTATGTTGAAGGTAGTGATGATTTCTATCAATTGAAACAATTGGTTTCTTCTGATCTTTATGATAATTCAAATTGGCAATTATTGGCATTGGGTCCAAGTGCAAGTTTCACAACTGAGTGGCAGGATTCTGCAGTTACACGTACAGGAGACCCATCTCTTTTAGTTCCGAGTACGGGGGATAGGTATCTCATATACGGTGGTGTTGGTGGATGGTTAGGTAAAGATGACCAAATTGCCGAATTCAATGGTGGTACTTGGTCTTATACGAGTCCGACAGAGGGGATGTCAATTAGAGTAGATGATGATCAGGGACCAATATGGTCTTATTTAAGTGGTGCATGGGAAAGACAAGAATTTTCGGATGGTTCTTCATATCCACAATGGTCGATACCAACCGGTGAAACAGTGAGTGTATCAACCCAATCCTTGTACATGACATATGGGGATCTTGAAGTTGATGGTCTATTGGATAATTATGGGAAAGTAGTTGTTATAAATGGAACAATTTCAGGTTCAGGGACAATAGTCAATTCAGGTTCAGGGTCAGTTCAACAAGTTGACCTATTGGCAAATGTTTTGGGTGGTACCGGTATAAATGTAGAACAACCTTCATTGGTAACTCGTGATATATCAATTGATCTGATTGCAGGCACGGGTCTTTCTTTATATAATGTTGGTGGGGCACAAGGTATTTATCAATTACCAATTGAGCCAGTTTATCCACAATATACCATAACGGCAAGTCAAACAGTGAGTGTTGGTAATTATCAGAGTTATTTTGTTTATGGTGATCTTGAGGTATTCGGTACACTTGACATTGCAACATTTGGACAAGTGGTGATATTGAATGGTACTTTGAGTGCAGCCACGGGTTCGAGTATTGTAAATGGTGGTAACATTGAGTTAGTGGATTTATCTACAATGGGTACTAGTTATTCAGTTGGGGCAACTGGTCCAATGGGAGCAACAGGTGCAACAGGGTCTGCTGGTTATATTGACGTTTTGAATGGTGATGTTTTTGTTACATATAAAGAGCCTTCGAATATTGGAAGTGATGCTACTGTTATGGGTATTGCTGCTGCTTCTGCATCAACAAATATAACAGATTCTGTTGTTATTGGTAGAAGTTCTGGTGGTAGTTCTTCAGTTATATCAAATTCTGTGTTTATTGGGTCCCATACAGGAGTTTCCACCACCGGTGGTGATAATACATTTATTGGTTATGCTGCTGGGCGGAACACCACAAGTGGAACAAAAAATACTTTTTTGGGACTTTCTTCGGGTGAGTCAAATGTTAGTGGTGGTCGGAATGTTTATGTGGGTGATGGCTCTGGTGAGTCAAATGTTTTAGGTTCGTGTAATGTTATTGTGGGGTATGAGGCAGGACAAGCTAATACGAATTCTAGGAATGTATTTGTAGGGTATTGGTCGGGTAAATCCAATACAAGTGGGAATGATAATATATTTATGGGTAATGCATCTGGTCAAGTTAATACCATAGGGTTTCGAAATACATTTATAGGTTCTTCATCGGGGCGTTTTAATATAAGTGGTGAATGTAATACATTTGTTGGACACGAGGCAGGTTATTTAAATACAACAGGTTCAAAGAATACTTATGTTGGTCAAAGGGCGGGTAGGTCAAGTGATGGTGTTCAAAATGCTTTTTTTGGAAGAGATGCTGGAATTGTTAATACAACGGGTAATAATAATACATTTTTAGGATATACCTCTGGGTCAAGTAACACGACCGGTGGTCAGAATACATATATTGGATTTAACGCTGGTGGTTCTAATACTTCCGGTGGTTATAATGTAAGTGTAGGTTTTGGTTCTGGTGGAGTTCATACAGGGAGTCATAGTGTATTTATTGGTGCTGAGAGTTTTGTACAACCAGGTTCATCATTTTCAGATGATTCAATTGCACTTGGTTATAAGGCAGTAGTATCAACTGGTTCACAGTTTGTTGTTGGCTCAACATATTCACCTATTGCAACTGCATCTACAACAGGAGCAACATATGGATATTTATGTCTTACATTGAATAATGTAGATGTGAAAATACCTCTATATAATGTTTAATTCTCTTCTTGTAATGTTTGGACTACTGTGTTGAGATTATCCAATGTAAATCCATTCAATGGACCATTGCCCAATTTTAAGTATTCTTGATATATGGTTTGATAATCATCGTATGTGTATAATTTATTATCAATTTCACATTGCTTGATATTTGTATCATTATCACTTAATGTATTCGGTGTTTTTGTTTCTGGCCAACCCGGTCCAACTGGACCCAACCATTCTATACCATTTGCCTCATTGAATTCTTTGAATTTAAGTATCATCGTTATTTACTGGTATTTTTTCATAATATACATCGTGTTCTTCCAATGAATATTCATTTTTTCGGTTATTGTATATTATGTTGTATAGGTAATTTGTTTTCAATTTACATTTTTCACCACTTGTAACTTTGACAGTTGAGAATTCATCATTGAAATCATTGTATATTGATACTATGGGAAGTCCTATTTTACCATTTCTGTCGGAAAGGTTACATATTATTTTACAACCTTTATTGAGTAAGTAAGTTATTTGATTATGTGTAGTTTGTTTATCGAGCATAACAAAATCCATCATATCCTTTGTATCTATTGTGTCGAAATTTTTTAAAAATTCCTTTTCAAAATCAGTTATTGGTTTTTTGGCAATCATCTTATCCAATATTTCATCTTTTTTCCTATCTCGGTATGACTCTTTTACTTTATGTATGAATGACTTGAACCCCATAATATTGTTTGTTTTCATAGTTTATATATTAAGATGTCTTTGTATAATTTATATATAACTCATAATTAAAAGTTACTAATGGATAGAGAATTACTTAATGCCTTGAATAATGTGGCAGAAGCCTTACAACAAGTTGCTGATCATTTAGATAATAAGAAGCAAGTTTCTTCGGTTGGAAGTGCAATGCAAGGAGGTGGATTTTCGGGGGGTTTATTGGAAATATCAGAGGGAATTGAATCATTGAAAGAGGATAATAAGAAAATACTTGATAATCAAGAAACCATAATAAAATTACAAAAACAGCAACAATCCCCAACATCTGAGGTATTTCAGGGAGCAGGTAAGCAGAAAGAAATGTTGAAAGATGGTGTGAGTGTAATTGTCTTGATTGCTGGTGCAGTTATGGCAATTGGATTGGCTTTCCAACTGGTTGGAACAGTTGACTGGGCTTCTGTGATAGCATTATCCATATCATTACCATTGATTGCGTATGCATTTGAAAGAATTGCAGAGATGAAAGATCTGACACCAAGGAACATGGCAAGTTTATTTGGTGTTACTGCTACTATGGCATCTGCAATTGCGTTTTCCTCTTGGGCACTACAATTGGTTATTCCGGTCAGTCCATTTCAATTGGCAACTGGTCTTATAATTGCTGGGATGTTCTCTATCATTGCAAGTAGTATGAGTGAATTGATGTCAGGTGCTTCTGAATATGACAAGGCAAATGTGAGTTCATCAAGTGTCCTTGCTATGTTTGGTGCGGTAAGTGCGGGTATTGTTGCAGCATCATGGGCGATGAACCTAATAGTTCCTATATCATTTAGTCAAGGTTTGACTGCAATTGTTATCTCAGGTACATTTGCTATAATTTCTTCTAGTATGTCTAAGATGATGAAGGGTGTTGCTGAGTATGAAGCTGCTGGTATTGATAGTAAGAAAGTTTTATTGGCTTTGATGTCAATTTCGGGTGCTATAACTGCTGCATCTTGGGTCATGAATTTAATAGTACCGGTTTCCTTTACACAAGGACTTACTGCGATAATGATATCGGGTACATTTGCAGTTGTTGCGATGAATATGGATAAGATGATGAAAGGTGTTGCTGCTTTTGATAAACATAAAATCAATCCAGGTAAGCTGTTTTTAAGCCTTGTTTCTATATCTACTGCCATAACAGCTTCATCTTGGGTGATGAATCTTATAGTACCCATATCTATGACACAAGCACTTACATCGATTGTTATTGCTGGTATATTTGCTGGTATATCATATTTTATGGATAAGATTGCTATTGGTATGGTGATACTTGAGAAAACAATGGGTGTTGGTAAGTTATTTATGATGCCTCTTTTCTTTACGGCAGTATCTACTGCCATAACAGCTTCATCTATTATAATGAGTGCAATAGTTCCATTACGTGTTGATCAACTATTAACAGTTGTTGGTTTGGGTCTTGCATTAGCTGTTGTTACCCCGGTTTTGGGATTATCAATGGTTGCCGTTGGTAGGTTGGGTAAGGTAAGTGATTACCTTGTTGGTGGGGCATCTGTTCTTATAATTGCTTCTACTATTGCAGCAAGTTCTCATATATTATCAATGGGTGAATATGGAACATATCCAGATGTTAGTTGGGTTGCGGGAGTTGGTCTTTCTATACTTACATTTGGTGTATCAACATTGGCACTCGGTGCTTTAATGGTTGCATCGGGTGGGACAGGCGCATTGGTATTGGCAGCCGGTGCAGCATCAGTAGTTACACTTGCATTTACCATAGTTGCTACATCACATATATTAGCAATGGGTAATTATGATACGAATGCTTATCCCGGGATTGCTTGGGTAGGTGGTGTTGCACTCACAATGACCTCATTTGGTATAATGACACTAGGTATGGCTGTTATGGGTCCGGCTATTCTTTTTGGGTCTATGTCTATTCTCGCGGTTGCGGGTACAATATATTCTGTTTCATTGCTTTTATCCAAAGGTGATTATAGTAAATTCCCAACAACTGATTGGATGTCCGGTGCTGCAATGACTTTGTTGAAATTTGGTGGTGTTCTTGCAGCATTTGGTGTTGGTTCGATCATGTTCGGTCCAATGATAGCGATAGGAACTGCTTCTATGGTTGCAATGGCTGGTTCTATTTATACTGTTTCCAGTCTTTTGAGTAAAGGGGATTATTCCAAATTTCCAACAACTGAATGGATAAGCGGTGTTTCTGCAACACTTACAAGTTTTGTACGTGCTTTTAGGGAAATTGATCTATTGAATATAATTGCAACTGAATTGCTTGATTTTGTTGGTCTTGGACTTCCTGATATTGCCGAAGGAATTTTACAGGTTGATAGGATATTTTCACAGGGTAATTGGATGTTCTATCCGGATGAATATTATATGCAAGGTGTAAAAGGTGCGATATTTGGATATCTTGATATAGTAGAGAGGTTGAGAGATACTGATACCATAGTTGTTATGGCAGATTCTTTTGAGAAACTTGGTACATCTATGGAACGTTTCTCTGATTCAATCAGTTCATTGGATCTTGAAAAAATGCAGGCAATACGATCATTATCATCTTCTGTTGTAATGTTATCATTAATTGACCCTGATCAATTTGATATGATGATGACTAAATTAGAACAGAAGTCGGATGTTTTTGGGCAACTTACTCTTGATATGGATAAGAAACGAAGTGAATCAGGTACGGCTGTTTCTGTTGCTGGTTCTACATCCAAGGAAGTGGATATGAATGGGTTGGGTGATAAGTTGGATACGGTAGCAGCATTGCTTGCTGACATATCGAGTGTAGTTGGTTCATCGGGTACTTTGAAAAATTATCTAATGAGTATAAGACAGAGACAACTTGATGATGATATATAATCTATAAACAATTTACTATAAAATAGATATAATTAATATGGGCTTATTGAAAGATATGGATCTTTACTTTTCTTATTCAAAAACATTGAAAGAGAATCGTGGGGAAATTAAAAAGAAATTTGGTATGCGGATTGATAATGCGAGTAGGTTATATACAGTATTGAATATTCCGGAAGACCTTTTTGAAGAACCTTATAATATTAGAACGGGTGATATTGATACTATTGCTGAGAATTATATAAAGGAATTTGTTAAGCAATTGTCTGAATACTTGAATTCAAAAGGTTTGGCTGAATTGTATGGATTTGATAGAGAAGAACCAATAAAGAAAGTCGATAAATATTCATATTTGATTGTTGTTTCGTATAAAAGGTTGGATTCAAGAAAATTATTGAGGAACATTTATATTGCTTCAACAATTGCAGTAATTTCTATTATATCAACTTTTTTTACTTTTTTTTAAACTAACTCGTTGATTTTCATATAATTAAAAAAACAATTACTACAATGGATAAAATGGATAAATTTCAAGAGTTAGATGAAACTACAAAGGAAACTTTTATGAGAGTTTTCGAAAAAAAGGCTTTTCCGATGGCCATGCGATTCCAATTTATTGGAAATGTAAAACAAAAGGAGTTGGTTAAATTGACTAAATTACCTGACCACTATGCCTTTATTTTGGATAAAGAATTAATGGTATCTTTTAATGAGAATCTTTTAGATGCATTCGATGACGATGAGAGTGTTGATATCCTTATCGAAACTGAATTGGATAAAATCACGATAGATCCAAAATCGGGTAAAATTAAGTTGGTTAAACCTGATCTTACAACATTCGCGGGAATAATTAATAATTATGGTATTGAGAGTGTCGCAAGGGCAAATCAGATTAGTGATTTATATGACCAGCAACAAAAAGATGGACAAGTTGACCTTGTATAAAAATAAAAATAAAAGAATATTATGAATAAACAAGATATTAAAACACACACAGTAAAACCAGAGGTAGATTTTTTCTATAACGAAGAACTTTATAGATTGATTGATGCTAATTTTGAAACTTCTTTGGATAATCACATCTCGGAACTTGAGAATTATATGAAAGATAACCCGGGTACTGGATGTACAGAGGAAGAGAAAGATCAATTATACTTAACGGCACAGAATATGTTGAAAGAGTACCAGAATGAATTGAGAGATGCGAATTTCAACTTTCATCTGAATAGACCACAATACAGATTCTTGACTGACCTTCTTTTGAAGAAGATGGAGTATGATGTGAATCAGTTATTTGTTGCAATTGAACTTACTGATCTACTTGGTAGTATGAAGGGTACAAAATTTACAGATGATGTAGAATTGAAATGTTTTACATTAACGGCAACTAATATTGTGCATATTTATCATCTTATCTCTGAACATAAAGTTAAGGGTCTTACAAATGATACATATACCTTCTCAAAGATTCTTTTGAAAATTGGTGAGTTGTCTGGTCTTATTAACTATTATGATACAACTGCAAAGAATTTTGTGGATGATATTTCAAGATGGGCAATGGAATTCTCTCCTGTCGAAGTTGGGGAGGCAGTTCCACCAAAGGATAAGACATTGTATAATGCGGAAACTGGTGAAGTTGTAGTAGGCGAGGAAAGTGAATCGACAGATTAATATCTGTTTATCATTTATCTCAGAGGGTGTGTAGGAAACTATACACCCTTTTTTTATAGAGGGCAGTGTGTTGCAGAATAAATGAATTGGTGGTTTCGTGTGGGTTTCACACCCATGCTTTCTGCAAGGGTGAAAACATCATCCAAACATTCGTTATCAGCCCCGCCAACAATTTCAATAGATTTGCCTTTGAGGTCATTGAATATGTTGTATAATTTTTTAGGAGAGTGAAACCACTTGTGGTTATTTCCTATATACACAATGACAGTTCCTTCGATTGTTGGAAATATATCGCCTTTTTTGATTGTTTTGTTTTCTTCCATCTCACTTATTTTGTTCCAATTCTTTTCAGTTAGAATTTTCTTGTAAAAATCTGCATCTACATTATAATTATACCTTTTCTCTATTAATTTCTTTTGGTTTGGGAATTTATAGAGATCTGGGTGATTTGGTATTTTGGGATTATGGTCATATAGATAATCTGAGTCTGAATCTTTGTCTATATGATTATCCCATATTTGATATACATTTGTGAATTGTTTGCAATGTTCCTTTAATTTTTCCAAATAAGTATCTGTGAAATATTTCTTAAATGACTTTTGTACATCTACTATAAATATGTCTTGTTTATAATTTTGGAATTCAGTTATATGTTTCATTGCTATTTATATATAAAAAAAGGGAGATTAGAATCTCCCTTTTTATTTTTAATAAGTGTTGTATTTGTCCTATTTAGATAGGAAGTTCTTCATCCATTTCTTCATCTTCATCATCTTGGGCTTGTATTTCCTCAAATTCTTCTGGTGATGGTTGAACTTGTGATTGTGCTTGTGCCTGAAGTTCTGGGTCAATTGGTTGTGCTTCTGGCTCTTGTACTTGTGTTTGTGGCTCTTGTACTTGTGCTTGTGGCTGTCCTTGTGCCTGTGGTTGCATCTGACCTTGTGGTTGAACTTGTGCTTGTTGTTGTGGTTGCGCTTGGGCTTGTGCCTGTGCTGGGTCTGGATCACCTGTTAATGCTCCTGCATGTACTGCATCAACATTTAGATAATTTGTAAGAACATACTTTGCAAGTTCTTCTGCAATAGTTTCCCTACCATATGTATTAGCAAGATCCTTTTCATACGTATCTTTAACTTTTTTAGTATAAGAATTAACAAGAGAAGTTGGAACATCTACGGATACAACAACCTTGAACATATTACCTGCTTCGGATGCAGCCTCATTGATTTCTTTTTCTACTTTTGGTTGTGTTTTTTCATCAACTTTGGTAGTTTTGTTTTTTTTGAAACTTTCAAATTTTCTAGTATAGCCCATGTTTTTCAAAATAATTTTATGTATTATATATTATTATTGAAAATCCCTTTTTTTCATATTATCTCAGTAGGAAAATTGTTAATATTGCAACAAATGCTGCTCCACCGACACCCATACCGGCATATGCACCTATTTTTTGTCTTTTTTGGGTTTTGACATCATCTTTAAGTGCTTCTATTATCGATTCATCATTTATCAGTTGGTCTTCATATGAGTCCATTTGGTTTTGTCGTATTTTCAATTGTCGTTTAAGACTATTGATCATTTCTTCTTGTTCCGTGCCTTGGTTCCTGACATTCCCAAGTGTTGTTTCAAGTATTGATATTTTCTCATTTTGGTCATTTATAACACTGATGTAGAATTCATCAACATCTTGTGTCTGTGTATCCAATAATTTGAACAATCTTAACATCTCAAGGTCGGAATCTATTTTTTGTACTTGTTCAACTGTTAATATGATGCCGATTGTATCTCCATCAATTATATAGTATTCGTTGGGACTGAACACAATCTGTTCAGTTGTGTCGATATAGACCGTATCACATGGTTTTGTTTCATATAGACCGGATAATTCTTCATCTGAAAGGCTATCACTATATTGTTCGAAAAATTCACCAAGGTGGTTTTGTGTATCGGTGGTATCATTATCTTGTGCATTTGATAAATTGGCGAAAGATAGTATTGTGATTATAAGTAATAATATTTTTTCCATTTGATTATTTTGTTGTTTTTTCTTGAATAGATTCTATTAGGTCGTTTCCTGTCCTTTTTATTGGGGTTTCTTCAAGTTCTTTAATTTTCTTGCGAGTTTCTTCGGCTCTTTTTCTTGCTTCGGATAATTCCTTTCTTGATTTTTTAAGTTCTCTTTCTTTGTCTGCAAGAAGTGCTTCCAAAAGGTCGAATTCTTTTTTCAATTCTGATAATTCACTTGAATCATTCAGATACATTTCATAAGTTGTTTCATATGCATCTTCTAAGTTATCTCGATCCTTTTCCAATTGCTTGTTTATTTTTTCGAGTTCCGAAATTTTGTCTGAATTGTCATCACTTGGGTTAAACATTCCTTTTACATAGAAGAAAGCCAATAATGCTAATAGGATGAATATTACAATTGTTTTGGCATCCATCTGTCCAATTTTTTTAAGTATAGTTGAAAACATAATTATGTTAATATTTTTAGTATCTTTGCGATATATGTTTAATATATATACATTATATATAATTACATAGAAAAAGATTAGATAGAATGGAGTATGTAGATAAAATAGTATCATTTGATTTTGACGACACACTTGTGTATAGTCCTAAGGAGGATTGGGGGAAAAAGTTTTGGTCGGAATCTACTGGTCTTGATTGGCCATATCCGGGGTGGTGGTCAAAACCGGAATCTTTGGATATAAATATATTTGACATACCTGTTAATCCATTTGTTTATAAAAAATACCTTGAGGCGTGTTCAGAAGAGGCAACTTTACCTATTCTTGCGACTGGTCGGTTAGATAAATCACGTAATGGTGAAAGACCCGGTAGGTTATCTCTTAGGAAACAGGTTATGGATATTTTAAGACATCACAACATTGATTTTGGGACACATACTTATTTGAATCCTGGTATGGATACTTATGATTTTAAATCTATTCTATATAGTGATCTCATTGAGAAATACAATCCTGATACATTTGTAATGTATGATGACCGTCATGCTCACTTGGTTAAGTTCATTGAAGAGTGGGCACCGGAACAACCATGTAGGGTTGAGGTAATTGATGTTACCAAATCAGATAAGACACCCGTTGTTATAAACGAGTGATTATTTGTGTAAATTAAATATTATTTTGTATATTTGTAAAAACTAATTAATATAACATATGTCAACTAAAACAGAGAAAAAAACAGATGCAGAAGAGTTGCTTTCGCAACCATATAAATTACTTCTTCATAACGATGATAAGAACACATTCGATCATGTAATACAATGTCTTGTTACGGTGTGTGGTCATACGACAGAACAAGCAACACAATGTGCCCATATTGTACATTTTAAGGGTGTGTGTGATGTTAAGTATGGTGATTATGATAAATTGAACACCATGAAAGAGAAACTACAAGGTGCTGACCTTTCAGTGACTGTTGAACCTAATTAAAATGTCAGTTCATACATCGAGTATATTGGGTCTTCCTATTCCAATATTTGAAGAAAGTATTGAGTTGTTACATCTTAGGTATGTGATTGCTCAATTGGGAGAGGATTATCTCCATAAATTTCATAAACACGATTTTTCGACTTATATGAAAATGTATAATATCCCTTCTAAGGTAGAGTTTTTGAAACTTATTAGGAAAGGTGAGTGGGATCGAGAAAACATGAAGAAAGAGGAATTGTTCCTTGAGATATTGAAAAAATTGGAAAGGGTATTTTTAGAGGTCAGTAGTGATGTAAAAACCGAACTGATTTTCGATGAGTCCACGAATTGGTATATTGGCGGTGAGTCGTATCTTATTACGAAAGGTGAAAACACAGTATTGGTTAATATTTCTGATAATGAGGAAATAGAAGTTGATATTAGGATGAGTTTTGATAAATTAGTACAGAAATTGTATAGATGTATGTCTAAATAGGTGTAGTTGGCTAAATTTTCATGGCTGTAATCCCCAATTCTTTTTGGCGACTTGTGATTTATTATGTTTCCCCATTTTTCTGCGTCTTATATCTAATAACTGACCATAATCAACAGGGTCATCATATTGTATATTTTTCATTATTTCATCTATTATTTTCTTCACTTCACTATCTGTGATCTCGTAGTGGTAGTCTTCTACCATTTGGTGAAATTGTACTTTCTCGAAAACACTTGATACATTTACTACAGTCATAACTTGGTCATCGTGTTTAGACCCATCTGCCTTATAAACTACATTCCCTGCATTGGTTGTGTGTTTTATGAATGTGGTCATTTCGTCTATGTTATCTGAGTTGGTTATTATGATACTACGTGAGTCCATTCTTTCCTGATATGATTTTACCAATAAGTTTTTATTATTCCCAACCTTGAGTCCAATTTTCTCATCTTGGGAATCTATACGATGTTTGTAACGGAAGAAAACAGATGATCCATAGTTATTATTCCCATCAAATAAATGTGGCATGTGTGCAACTAACTCATTTCCATAATTGTTAAGTTCTACAACTATTTTGACGTTATCTGGTTCAAAATGTTCAAATCCAATTATGTATAGGAGTTCTGATAATTCCTTCACAGAAACAAGGTTATTTTTGAATATCCCTATTTGTTCTAATTGGTAAAAGTCTTGAAGTCCTTTATACTTTTTGCCGTGTTTTTTGATTAGATCAATTGGTTTTGGTTTTACCTTGAATATGTTTATAACAGATGAGTCTTGTCCTAACCCCTCTGCAATATCTACTGATAACACTATTTTGTAATCCTTTCTTTTTTCGTGTTCATAAACTTCGGGGTTTGAGTTCCATTTGAGGTCAGTTACATCGAATCTTATCTTATCTTTTATCTCGTCTATGTGTTGGTATTCGTATTCGGTGGTGTTGTCTTTTAATTCCTTTATGAGTGTTTCATCCAATAATGACCTAGATGTATTGATAAATCTGAGGTCAAATTCTTGGTTGAATGCCTCTTCTCCACCGATATCTTTAATGGTTTCTTTTTTCCATGTGGTTATATCACCCAACATAGGGAATTTAACATCCCCTATTTTCTCATTTAGAATCATTTCCTCGGTACAATCTTTATCATTTAATTTATGAATTACCCATTTGTGTATTTCATCATTCCACTTTATTGATGTTTCTGTATTTGGGTATTTCGTTTCGAGGAGTTCTTTTACTTCTTCTTTGGTTACACCAAACTTCTTTAATTTTTTATTATCGAGTCTTATGTATGTAACGTGTCTTTTTGGTACTTGCCACCAATATACTCTATTTGCACAGTAGTTTGATTTCTCGCCTTCTGGTTTCTCGGCATCTGTTAATAATTTGTGGAAAAGGTTATACCCATTTGGAGTGGATGTTATAATGATCTTGGAATTTTCCATAGAAGATACTGTTGGGAATACGGATTTATAGAACTTTTCGGCAATATTGTCTGGTAGGTATGCAAACTCATCCAAGTAAAGGAAATCGGCAGCCTGTCCAATGGATGCTGTTTTTGTTGTGGCAAATCCCTTTATTCTTGATTTGTTTTCGAACACAATGGTCTTCATACTCCAATTGACAATCCCTGCTTGTAAGAAGAATGGAAGTCTTTGGTATATTTCTCTCATTTTATCAAGTACTTCAACTGCAGTGTCTAATTTGTTTGCAGTCACAAGTGCATTCTTATTGTTGTTGAATAAGACAAAATGAAGTAACATTATAGATGAGCATATAGTTTTACCAACTTGCCTACTCGCCATTAATATATTGAATCTGTTGTTATAGAATTTATCTAATATATCTACTTGGTAATCTCTTAGTCTAAGTCTTACTGGTTCACCTTTCTCACCCTTCACCCAACAATAATTCTCAGCAAAGTAATGTACATCTGTTTTACATTTAATATACTCTTGTAATTCATTTGGGGACATTTTGAAGGTTACTTTATTCTTCCGAAGACCTATTGTTCCCTCGTGGAATGGGTTTTCTGCCCTTGATAATAAGAATCCATTATTTATCTTTTCGGCTGCCTCTTCGACCATTGCCGTTGTCCATACTATTTGTCTTGACATATTTCTATCAGATTATTTTCTAAATAGTCCTTGACTATATTATTGACAAGTTTCGAACGGTTGATTGAATTCAATTCACAGAACTCGTCAAGTTGTTTCATTATCTTTTTATCGATTGAAAATCCAACCTTTTCTTTATTTTGTCCTTTTGGCCTTCCCATAGTGTATATATAGAAATGTGAAAATTGTATTTTTTCCACTTTTAAATATGAATATATACAGAAACTAAAATAAGTATCTATGGCAGATAAGAAACAGACCAAAGCAGAGAAACTTTCAGAGGAATTTGACCTTATACAAGAACACAGTGATGATTTTGATATGAGCCAACATTTGGCAACATTGGATGATCTACCGGAATTGGGTGATATTGCAATATATGATTATGATGCAGATTTACAGACTGTATCATTGAAAGGTATTGAGTTGATGGAATCACTTGTTGATCTTTATTTATCTGATTTTCCCGAACTGAAAGACCATAAGTATATAAAGAATAAATTGAATGAGGATGCAATGGTTTATGCTGAATCTTTATTCTTACAGAAGATGACTCGAAAGAATTTTTTGGTTCAGTTGAGACAAGTTGATAATGGTGATAATACTGCACGGATGCATGAGGTTGTTAACCAAACAATCAAGGAGATACGTGAAAATTCAAAGTTTGCATCTAAACAGAGAACTGAAATCGAAAAGTCATATAGGGATTTTCGTCAAGATCTAACTGAGGTAGTTAGTAGTATGGGTGGTCAAAATAATGGTAGTAGTGATGATGATGATGGTCAGATAATCGACCCAACTAAGTTAAATGACCTTATAAATCAAACCCTTTCCAAGAAAAAGGATAGACCAAGCGAAGAATAATCAAATTATTTCGTGTTTGTATTTTAATTTTTAGTGAATATTGAAATTAATTTTGGTGGTTTAAAGATAATGACTACCTTTGCCGTAATTAAACAATTATTTATTCATTTATTAAAAACAATTTAAACATGTATGCAATTTTATTAATTTTATCGGTTATTGCTCTTGGAGCATCTTTTATACCCATTTTTCAACAACCAAGGTTTCCCGTCAAAAGGTGGCATTTGTGGGTAGTATCAGCCATTTTCTTTTTGGGTGGTTTCGTGGCCACTTCCTTGATCAGTGTCCCAAAGGAGAATATTGGTCTTATTTATAAGAAATGGGGTGGTGTATCAAACACGGATGGTGTCATTTCAAAAAATGGCGAAAATGGTCGTCAGGCGAAAATTCTTTCGGAGGGTATGGCATGGCATTGGTGGGTTAATGTAAACAACACCGTTACCTATGATTCTACATTTGTTGTTCCAGATGGTATGGTGGGAACTCTTACTGCACTTGATGGTCAGCCATTGGTAGGTGAGGAATTTATTGCACCTGATTGGGTATCACCTGATCAAGAACAATATCGTGATAGTATTGAAACAAATATGTTGGATGCGAAGTACTTTTTGGAGAATGGTGGGCGTAAAGGACCACAATTAAATGTACTTGAACCTGGTGAGTATAAGATCAATACTTATTTATTTAGAACGAAATTAGAAAGAGCCACTACAATCCCCCCTGGTTATGTTGGTGTGGTTTTATCAAAAGTCGGTAAAGTTCCAGATGACATTCAACGAGCAGCAGATGGTGGTGAGTTAGCAAACCCGGTTGTAGGTGAAGGGTTTAGAGGTATTCGAAAGAAAGTACTTACACCATCAAAATATTACATCAACACAAATGCATATACTATCACTAAATTCAACACACGTGTTCAGACATGGAAGTATGCGGGTAATTATAAAACTGCAACCATTGACCTTGAAGTGAGTGAGAATGGTGATATCACCCAAACACGTGAGCCAATTGAATATGGTAAAGAATCGGGTGTTGCAGATGATGCAATGGGTACTAAGACAAAAGATGGTTGGGAAGTTCATGTAAATGGTCGATTATTAGTACAGATCGATGCAGAAGATGCTCCATATATCCTATCATCCATTGGGAGTTTGGTTGATCTTGAAAACAAGGTAATAACACCACTTGTAAGGTCACAGGTTCGTAATCAAGGAGAACTTAGAGAAGCTACTGAATTCGTAACAAAACGTAGTGATATTGAGAGTTCTATTGAAAAATTTATTGTAGATGAGGCTATGAAGAATAAAGTTAAGGTTAAAGAATTCCGATTAACATCTGTTTCGATTCCACCTGAATTGCTTGTTCCTGATAAGAGAAAACAGTTGGCTTATAAGTTGAAGCAAACCTATAAGGAAGAACAGAAGGCATTCCATGCAAAAGTTGCATCATCTAAAGCAAAAGCCGAAGCTGAACAACAAGGTGCGCTTGTAGCTGCACAGATTAAGAAACAAGCTGCTGCTGAGAATAAAGAAGCACGTAGATTGGATGGTGAGGCTGAATACCTATATAATAAAGGTGTTGCGAAAGGTCAAGAAGAACTTGTGAATGTATTTGGGAAAGATATGTCATTCCAGTTGAGACTTATGGAATTTATGAAGGAATTGCCTGCACAAGCACTTGCAGCACCACAGTTCTATAATTACCAAAATGGTTCTGATGATTCTAGTGATGGTGATGAAACTGATCCAATGATGGGTATGGGAATGTATCAAACACTTAAGATGTTGGAGAAATTCGGTGGAAATTCTGAGCCAAAAAATGATACAGGTTCAGTAGATGTATCAGAAAGTGATATGGGAGATGCTGGTTCCACTGCAGTTCCATTAAGACCGACTGAAAAGTAACGTTATACGTAATATGTGTGAATGAGTGGTTCTTAAAGAACCACTCATTTTTAATTATTAGACTGTTATGAGAAATTGTTTAACTTTATCTATATCATATCGAATAAAGAACAAACATTCAAAAATAAGATTCCAAAACCCACCAATATTAAATGGTATTTTGGAATTTTTTGAAAGTGGTGTGGTCTATGATATCAAAAAACTTTTTGAGTATTTATCATATATGAAAACTGAGTTGGGTGGTTATATGAATATGGTAAGACCACATTTTTTCATTGAACATGGTGACTATGAAATCCATTTTGAGTCCCATAGAATTAAGAGGTATCGGCTCTGAGTAAGACTCAGAACTTCGTGAAAGTTTTCATTGGTCATATCGGTAGTTCTCAAATGCCTTTACAATATTTGAATACATTAGGGGAATTATCTTTTTCTCAATCTTCCTTGCCTTGTTATGGGTGTATTTGTTCATTATGAGTACGTTGTCATAATCCTTCATAAGTGATTTTACTTTGAGTTTGACTCCTTTTTCCGTCTTTTCTAGGAATTTTTCGAATACTTTATTTATATCATCTGCAAGCTGTATGGTTTTATATGAGTCATCATATAATGATATGTGTTCATATTTGAGTATATCCTCCCTTATAAATTGATCTTCTTCAATTTTAAGTCCTATCAAGTGTTGAAGGATCAACTTTATTTTAAGGAATGCAGTTTTATCTCTGTCTCTGTTGTAGAAAGTTTCAGTTAGGAAATAATAATTTTCAATTTTAAGACCCATCTCCTCCAACTCCTCTTCTAATTTGGATATGTGTTTGGTGTATGTAGACTTTTTTTTCTTGGAACATATTATGTATATGTGATCTGGTTTATTTATAAGTCGTTTGAAAATTTCAAGGTTTATATCCACATCTATTTCGTCTATTATGTCAGTGTTTGTGAATTCTTGCATTGATATACCAAGGTTGGTTATGTTGCATTTTTTCTTTTTACAAAGACGTTTCAGATTTTCCATTGTTTTGTCGTCTAAGTAAAAAGTTTTACCATTGAATGATATCTTATTCCCAAACTTTTTGTATATTTCAGACAAGAATAGATTGAATTTATATTTGGATACCTTCAATAGTGGTTCGGTTGGTTTATCTTTTGATATGATCCAAGCCATTGATTTATCTTCCATAACGAGGTCTATGTCTATGAAATGTGCATTCATACTATTATATATAAAAAAGTCCGACTTAAAAGCCGGACTTTTTGAATATTCGGTGTTTGATTTACACAAATCCCCTTTCCAGTGCAAATTCAAACAATGTTGGTAGGTTAAACCTCCTTATTATTTTGTTTCTGACATCACGGAGATTTTTGGATTCATTAATGATATCGATTATTTTCGACCCAAATTCTTCTGAGAATTCATTTACACATTCATGCCAATGGTATTTGTAATTCATTCCGGATAGCCATTCATCATCGCCTCCTGATAGCCAATATAGAGATTTGCTAGGATTTATCTCATAAGTATTTACATCATTTATTTCGGTATTCCATATAGGATTATTTTCATCTACACCAATTCTTAGCATTAGAGCCACTGCTTCTGTTATGTCATTGGTTATGTTTTTACCGATTTCGAAAAAGTAATCTTCTCCATGGTACTTGGATATTTTAACCATTTCTGTATCGACAAGGTTGAACGGTTTAATTGTAGTAACCTTCTTCTTGTTCATCTATGTTTGATTTGTTTTTGGTCAGTGTTTAATTCCACTGATAAAATTACCTAACATGTTCCCCTTTTCAAATATCCCATTTTCAAAAGTTCCATGGAAAGTACCGTCTTTGAAAATTCCATATTTCCATTTACCGGTAATGAAATCACCGGAATTCCAAATTAATGTCTTGTTCTTGATTTCGATATCAGCATTTTCTAATTCACAGTCAATAAGCCATTGAAGGCCTTCGTCCATTATTATACTGTTTATCTGTTTCGAATTGGTGATTGTTTTGTCACCGTATTTCAATTGTTTGTATCTCATATTCTTATATGATGATTTGTATAATTATATATTCGATGTGAATCTGGTATTTTGGAAGTGTGGATTTTTTGTGAAAAAATAAAACCTGACCGAAATGTGGTCAAGTTTTGTATATACTTGTAGGTGGGTTACTCTCTGTTTTTGAATTTCTCTTTTGCCCAACCATCCAAAATTGTGTAAATGATGCATGGGATTACCCACCAAATTGGTTCAGCAGAATACATGGCAAGGAGGAATACGCATATGATTCCATATAAGAATAGACCGAATTGCCATTTCATAAATTCCCTTCTGCTCATTTAAAAATTCGAATTCGTTATATTATTAGTCACGCAGATTCTTAACCTCTTCTTGGATATGATTGAGAATTTGGTTTCTGCCCACTTTTCTTTGTTCTTGTGCTATCTGTATTACAACACTTTCAATTAAGTTTAATTCATCTTCCTTAGTTCGATTTCCTCTATCTTTTGAGAAGAGTTTGTTCCAAATTAAATCTGCTTTTTGTTTTGTTTCGTTGCTTGTCATTTAAAATATCTTTAATTGTTCATTTATAATCAGTCATTAAACTTTGTTTGACTCTTCTTTAAGGTATGCTAATTCTTCTGAATATAGGCTATCCATTCCAAATTTATTGATTTTTTCGAGAATGGTATCCATATCAAGAATAATTTCTGGTTTTGGTTCAATACTTGGCATCCATTTAAGATTTTCTGTGAAATTTTCTGTGAATACGGGTTCTTCTGTGTCATTATCGATGTATCCTACAACTTGGTGTGTTGTTCCATCTAAAAAAATCCGTGTCCGGTCTTCTTTGAATAACTGTAAGATTGTTTCTGTTGTTTCCGGTGTAAGGGATTTTATCCCTGCATCAAGAAGTGCCTGCATCAGATTTGATGGCGATAGTTTCGAGATGTCGAATGATATGATATTAAAATTGCTCATTATTTTGTTTGTTTGTCCAAAGATACAATATTTTTTTACAAATTACAACAAAATCTTTTAATATATATCTAAAAATGACCCTTTCATATGCGGAGAGTTTATACAAGAGAACAATACCTTTCACAATATAAGAAACATTATTCAGTCAATGAGATGATTGAGAATGATGTAAATTGGGGTGATTCATTAGTGGGTAGGTTGTTCAATTCTATACTTAGAAAGGGTGAGATAGGCTATAACATGATGAGAATGAAGAATATCATCAAATTATTGAAGAATAAATTTGAAGTTATGAATGATGATGTTCAATTGTCAGATCTACCTGCAAAGGAAAAGATAACCATACACGTTGCAGCTCGCCTACATATGTTATCAGAGAAAATCGTTAGTGGTTCATCATATAAGAAGATAATCCAATTGGTAGTTGAGGCAGAAGAGGCACTTGATCAAGTAAAGGATCAGGAGGGTGTTGATGTTGTTTATGAAAAATTAGGAGAATATAAGACTTTTCTGTTGGACGGTGTTAAGGAAGAAGGTGGTGAAGAAAGTGATTTTGATGCAAGTAAGGCATTGGGTCAAGGTGATGCACCTGATATAGATAAGAGTAAGGTCAAAGAACTTGGTGAGGAAACTGGTGACCCATTGGAATTGCCAAGGAATTTGACATTGGAATTAATACCTAAGTATATTGAGAGGTATAAACAAGCAATTCAAAAGGTTAAACAAGAAATGCAAAAAGATGCAGAAGAGGCTAAGAAAATACCAGTTGCTAAAAAGAAGGTAAAGGATACTAAGGAATTTAAGAAAATGTATCGACAAATTGCTAAATATATCCATAGTGATTACAGAAATAATGATGCTTCTATAATATCAACCATCGGTGATGATAAAGCAAAGGAGATTTTACAAAAAGTTACCAAAGCATATCAAGATAATGATGAGGAAGCAATGAAAGGTTTATGGGAGAAGATGGAAATTCTTGTAAAGAAGCATAAGACCATTAAAGAATATGAAAAAGTTCTAAATGAACTTACATCTAAGCAAAAAGATGCACAAAATGGAAATTCGGATAAGACCAAATTAATCGGTGATGGTTCGGATAATGGTAAGGAAGTTCAGGTTCAGAAAGAAACAAGGATGTCACACCTTTCTGGTTATGTGAAGTTTTATGAGAAGAAGGTAGGTGTTGAAGTGACAACAGAGGAAATGAAAAGTAAATTTGAAGAGATCTTCACTCAAGATGTAATTGCAGAATTTACTATAACAAAGGAAAAGGTTACAGAATTTAAGAAATATGAGAGGAGTCCAAAATTGGTGATGAGAAATCCGGACCATATAATTGAAATCGTCAGATTGTTTAAAAGGGCATATAGGCTACACACAACATCGGTTATTCCTTCTGGTAGAACTGGTGGTAAGGTTTCCAATAGGGTTTTCCGAGAATATGAAAATCTTGGGTCTAATAGTGGTGGTTCTCCTGAGCAACCCGGTCCCGGTCCATGGAGAAATGTTAAATTGTATGATCAATGGGAGAATGCAGTTATGGATATATTAGCAGATAATAGGTATAAGACAACTATTTTTTCTGATGAGTGTGAATTTCATTTTGAATCAGATGGTTCAACTGTGAAATCCGGAAAAAAATCTGGAAAGATATTGTTGAACTTCATCACCAAGTTATTGGCCGATTCTAAAATGTATACGGGGAGTGGTGCATTGCCTACTTTCTTAAAGGAATATTTTGGACTTACTGTTGATCTATCTGATACTGCAATGACACATAAGGGTAAATCAGATAATGATGTTGTTCAGGAAGTTTCTAATAAAATTGTTAAAACAAAGGTAAAATATGTTGATCAACGTAATGTTGGTGAATTAAGTGGTTTAAGTTTATTTGATTGGTTTGAGAAGTTGAAGAATGAGTCCACAAAGTTACCTAATGGTATTGCATTCCGAATTAAAAGTAAGGGGGAATGGGTATATTTTGTATTGGCAAAACAGAAAAAAGATGTTATATATTTCTATTACCTATCTAGGTTTGGGTTTGATATGACAAATATTGAAATTAAAGAAGAATATAGCCGGTCTCAATTATACCTGAGTATATTCTTTGATGGTGGTTCTAAAATGAGATATGTGAATGTCAATGGTAAGACAACAAAAGAGAATGATAAATTATCATTAGATGATGTTGAAGTTTTGGTTGATCTTCATGGTAAATTATTCAAAAAGCTTAGAGTTTTGGGCGGGGTTGATTTTGAATCGACAAGTGGTATAAATGTAATGAAAAAACTTACGGAGTCCCCCACAAAGGACTGATATCATTATATCCGAAATAGAAAAAGTTGATTTTTTTTATTTTATATATAACCTAATAGATAAAAAATAATTTAAATAATATGGCAATCCAAATCGGAAAATACGGAAGACCAGGGATTTTTACAGAAGAAAGTGATCAGTCAGTTATAACAAGCCCAACAGTTGATGGTATTGTTAATACTGTGATCGGTGTTTCACGAAAGGGACCGGTTAATACACCTATCCTTATCGATAATATCAATTCTCTTGAATCGGTCTTCGGTCCTATTGATAGACAACTTGAAAGAAAGGGTTCTTTCTTTCATAGAACAATTTCTAAAATGTTGGAAGCATCGCCAGTTTATGCAATAAACTTGTTGATTACTGATGATGTTCTTGATAAAATAGAATACCAGTCTTTGTCGTGTGCTACTACATACCAAAATGATGTTGAAAGAGAGGGTCCATATAGAAGATTCTTTGATACAACCGGTTTTTGGAAGAGGGATACTGATTCTTTCTTGGCATTGGCAGATGATAATTCAGGATACGAAAATAGATTGCTTAACTTTACGAACTTATCTGATAAATATGTAACAATATTTGTCGTTAAATCACAAAGAAGTGGTTTTGATGTTCCGATGATTGAATGGTATGGATCACAAGAAGATATCCCACCTTATGTAAATTCTAAGGATTTGGTTTCCGATTACCTTGTGGATGTTGTGGTCATTGCGGGAGATTATTCAAATTATTTGAATTTATCTGTTGATGCTAGATTTTCACAATATTTCTCGGCATCTGGTCTTAGAAAAGATGAGTTGAGAAATTTTGCAAATGATAGGAATGTAACAACTCTTGCATATGCAGAGGGTCTTTCTATGATACCTTATTTCAGAGATCAAAATGGCCGAAATATATTTATAGAAACTGTTATAAACCAAGGTACTGATGAACATGGTGTATTCTGTGCATTTAACATTGATTTATTTGAAACGGATTATCCTAAGGGTCTAGTTGATCTTATTGGTAATAATTTGGTTAGAGATTCATTGAATCCTAATCCACCAACATCTGGGTCAACAAACTATACGAATTTGGACACAAATGATGGTTCAGATGATGGTCATGTTGATATCAATTACCTTTCATACCAAGAAACAATTACTGAGAGTGTGTCATTGACACAGAAAGTATTGGATAGACCTGGTAATGTTATGGCATTGTTTGGAACAAGTTCTGTTCCAAGTTTTGGTGGCGAACATGCAAGTAGAGGTTCTTTTTATGGTGCTGGTGAAAGAGTTGGTGGTATTATTTCCGGACAAGTACATAACCCATCTAATAGAACATGGTGGTTCTCTGAAGGTTATGTAAATGACCTTAATGGTACAGCATCTGTGACATCTGCTACTGCGATATCAATGGATTATACTGTTGATGCTACATCTGACAATGGGTATTGTGTTATAGGTGGTTCTTGGGTACAGATTGCAACTTCTTCGTTTAATTTGGAGGTTACTTCTGATTACTACCCAGTATCTACAACTAATGAAACTTATCATGTTGCAATGGCTCTTGATTCAACGGGTGTTGTCAAAGCATATCAGACTACTACACCAGATACGAATCCATTACCATCTGCTTCTGATATTGTGTTAGGTTATGCAACATTTTCTGTTAATACCGGTGGTACTTTTTCAAGTGGTTCATTCAACTTGGTTGATGTTTCACTTCGCCATTCGGTTACGGGTGCGGGTGATACTACATTCAATCCATTGGTTTATGGTGTTGGTAATGATTATTATTATGATGGTATAACTACGGATTCATTCAGGGTTGTATTTGAAGATACGAACCAGAGTATTACACCAAGAGATTATGAACAGTATAGAAGAATTAAGACATTTAATAACATGCTTGGTTATATTGATACTTCTAGTTCTGATAGAGGGTCTTTATTACTTGACCCACTTGGTGGTTCAGGTGACCCACAGAAATCATCACTTTCTTTTGTCGATGTTACTGATGTTAAGAACACTAATACAGTGGATCGTTCATTTGTTTTGAATTTTGATTATACTGTTACAAACCCATCATCTAATACATATGTTGAGGATGATTATGTTGATAATTATTTTGCAGATGTTACTGATGCAATTTCGATTGCTGGTAATGAATTGCCACTTGTATTTTATAAAGTGGATGACGAGATGATTCTAGGTACTGAAGGTGCGGAAACAACGTCTGCACCGGCAGGTCTTACACAAGGGGTTATTGGTAGGTATTCTGATTTATATCAGAAATATGACCAAGGACTTATTAATTCAACCGATGTTATTTACCAAAAGACAAACTTCTCTTCTTTAAAGGCAGAGTTTGTTCCCGGTGAGTCTGTAACTGCTTCACTTGCAGGTTATGATTATTTAGTATTCGGTGTTAATTTATTGGAAGAAGATCCATACGGAGTTCAGTTATCTGGACTTGGTGGTGCCGGTGATGATAATATTGATAGAAACCAAGCATTCTTGGCTGCGGCTGATGTGAGTGTTTCGGGTGCTGGTTACCAATTCCTTGTTACGGGTGTTGAGAATGAAGGTTCTTTCACTGTTAAATCTGATGAAGGTCTTAGTCCAGACAACCCGGTACAAGCATATTCAACACCTGCTTCTGCACAAGCAAGAGCATTGGAACTTTCAAATTTGAGTGGTGGTGTGTTTGCTTCATCATCTGCAACTTATAGTTATTTTGCATATGAGGTAAATGAGAATGTCGTAGAAGAATTGTTGGATGTTGATAATTTATATGCTTATAGTGGGGATTATGAGGATGCTCCATTGTACCTTGATATGTACATTGATAATGAATTGAATATGAAGGTAACATTTGAAGATGTTTCTCTTCAATCACTTGCTAGATTTGGAACACTTAATGGTGGTGATGGTGATGCCAATGCATTGTTGGCGAATAATAACTTCTATGTCAATTCGTTTGATTCTAACTTCAAGCAATCTGTTGAAGTAGATGAGCCATCTGGTTGGGTTCCGGTTGCTAATAAAATCCTTGCACGTGCTAGTAGATATACTGAAATTAAAGTTGGTGATTATCTTGAGGCAAACTATGCGACAGTATCTTTGGAGTCTGATGAAATGCCTAGAAAACTTACACGTATTTTATCTAAGAGACTTTGGGCACAAGATAGCACATTTGTTGTTATAACTTGTGATGATGAAATCAAGATAAGAGATTTTGGCGATGGTGATAAGCAGACATTCAGATATACAACTGTTGATGATTATGTTTCAACATACAAAGCAATTAGTCTTAAAGGTTTTAGAATAAGACAAGAGTCTATGCCTGATGGTACTGAGTCAAAACAAGAAGATATTCTGAATTTGGTTGCGAAAGGAACACCATTGTTCAAAGCAATTACAAATAAGGAAGCATTTGATTTCAGATACTTGATTGATGGATTTGGTCTTGGACTTGCGGAGAGATCAAAGCAACAACTTGTTGATATATGTGGTGAAAGATTGGATGTGTTGGGTATATTGAATATGCCATCGATGAAATCTTTCAAAAATTCATCTTCGCCTTCCTTCTTGGATAGTGATGGTGTTCTAAGCACAGAGTTTATTGCAAGTGGTGGTGATCCAAATAGTTCTCCAGCATTCCTTTACTCATTTGGTGATGGGGTTGGTGTTTCATCGGTTGGTTATTTCGGACCATACCTTACTGTGAATGATGGTGGTCGTCCTGCAAGTATTCCACCGGCAGCATATGTTGGTCTTACTTATATGAGAAAGCATACATCCACGGTAACTAATATTGTTCCTTGGACAATTGCAGCAGGTATAACTAATGGTAGAATTACTAATATTGCTGGTGTAGAGCAAGACTTTGGACCAGATGACATAACCAATTTAAATGGTGCGATGATGAACCCGATTGTTTTCAAACGAAACAGAGGACACGTTATCGAAACAGAGAACACTGCACAAACATTGTACGAATCATCTTTATCATTCTTACATGTTAGAGAAGTGCTTATTGAATTGGAAAGAGAATTGACAAATATGCTACTTGATTACCAGTGGAAGTTTAACACACCTGAAATCAGAGCAGAGATAAAATTGAGAGCCGATTCTATTTGTGAAAGTTATAAATCGAGAGATGGTCTTTTCGCATACTTCAATAAGTGTGATGGTGAGAATAACACAAGTGATATAATTGCTAATCAGATAGGTGTTCTCGATACATATGTCGAGCCTATTCAGGGAATGGGTATAATTGTGAATAATGTGAATGTGCTCAGAAATGGTGCAATCCAGTCAGGTGGATTTATTCAGTCTTGATATTATTCTTTATAATTAAAAAAGGAGTCTTAAAGACTCCTTTTTTTTTTAACATATTCCGTAGGTTTGTTTATAATTTTCTCAGTTTTATTTTAAGTTCACCAGATCCTTTGATTATTCGGTGGTACTTATTCTTCGGTATGTATATTCTTCCTTCTATTTTAATCGGGATTTCGTTGTCGTGTTGGAATAACCAATCTGTTTCTCCAATGGGTTCTATTATTCTATCTTCTTTATCTCTGTGCCATACCAATTCGTCATTATCAACACTTTCGTAGAAGGTTCTTATCTGGTAGCCCTCTTTCAATTCTTCGTCATATGGTCTATTTTCTCTCAACCATTTGTGGAAAGATTCCATATCAAAATCCCCCAATTTTGTATCATACCCACACTGATGGCATAGATATGGATTTTCATCATCTTTCTCAATATCCCATTCCCAATTACAATTTTCACATTTCATATTATATTACCACCATTTTCCACCACCACTTAGACCAAGTGCCTTTGCATATCTTGGTAATCTACAAGACCAATAACCGGCTTTACATTTATCGTTGTGTTTCCCTTTGGAACAGCCATGTCTTGAATCGTATCGTTTTTTGGCATCGGAGTCACTTAACTTTGCCTTTAGACCACCAGATCCAAATCTAACTAGTTTTATACCTCTTGGGTTTGATGGTGTTTTCTTGGAACAACCGGGTACATATACTTTATATGCTTTGCCCCCTGATGTATCTCTCATTGGTTTTGAAGACTTTTTGCCTTTATACTTATCCTTGGATTCATTTATAGGGGTTTCGTCCTCCATTGGGATATCAAGCCAAACTTCATTCCCTTCGAATATGGCCTTTTGTCCAATTTCTGTTTTAACCAATTCCTCATTTTCCTCCGATAGTTTTAGATCACCGGATAAATACAATTCTCTTGCCTCATTTATAGTGTTGAAGAATTGTTCTGAGCCATATCTGAATATGTTTTCTGTGAGTGGTATGTCATTTTCTATATGGTATCCCAAAGATTCGGAAATATTCACAGATTCGTTTAATTTATAATTTCCGTTACAATCTCCATTACATCCACACCCACAATCTTTTTCTTCGTTGAGTGATTTAAAGTTTTTAAGGTATTTCATACTATATATATTAGATAATCATAGTATCTTTTGGGTGGTTATAATACCATTTCAAATTTCAACTTCCCACAGTCATATATTTTTAATATGTCAAGATCTGATTCGGAGATACCTGTGTATGATTTTCTATACCTTGATTTGTGTATTCTTTGGTTGTTCACTAAATACTTATAATCGGGTCTTGTTTCTGATATTTTAGTGAATCCGTTTTTGGTATAAACATTTCCTTCTGACCACGAACGGTCTGCATAACTTATTATTCTATTGGGACTATATGTTTTTATGAAATATTTAAGTAATTTACTGAATCCACCCATTATTGTTGTGTTTTTAAGGTTACAGAATCTTGACAGATTCCATTCACCATTTGGCATTTTTTTCCTGCCTTCACTTTTATCAAATGTCATAATAGATACTAAGTTTCCTTCGTAATATAGTCCTATTTTAATATTGGATCTATCATTCCCTTGTATGTGGTTTTCATTTAAGAATCCTTTACTTATGGATGTGTCATTTATTTCAATAACTTTGCATTTTCTTGCACCTATTCGATTGCTTTTGTTGAGTAGGTTTTTTGTTTGTGATAATATTATTTCTTTCTTATTATCCCATTCATCTTCCCATATGTGTATAACTCTTATGTTCTTTTTCTTAAAGTAATTTGTCTTATTCAGATGGTAATTCTTGTCTTTGAATTTATTTGAATGCCAATATAACCCATTGAATTCAAACCCAATATTGAGGCTTGGGATGTATATATCCAATTCCGTTATATCCCGGTGGGATTTTATGACTTCTTTGTTGTATAGTGATGATATGTGGTTGTATAGTTCTTCTTCTTTTATGGATGTTAAACTGTTTATGGGGTAACATGTGGTACATAAAGGTATATTATTCGATAATCTACTTTTATAATTATCATATTTTATTCGAAATTCGTGTCCTTTTTCACACATGAACAGTGATGTGCTGTTTCCTATGTATTTTATATAATCTTTGTGATTAGATATTTCATAATCCTTTCTGTGTTCTTCAGATTTGAAAACTTCAAGTCTGTTTTCATTTGCCCGTTCAATATTCAATGTGGAAGGAACACCATATTTCTTTATATTTGTTCTTCTTATTTTCTCTTTTGTTTCTTCTAATTTTGATATATGTGTAACACCATATTTGTCGATTGTATTTTTTCGTTGCCTTTCTATGAATTCGTCTGTTTTTGCATAGTTGTCAGTCCCATATTTCTTTATGTTGGTTTTTTTGAATTTTTCTTTTATTTCTTCTTTTTGTAGAACATGTTCAACACCATATTTTTCAATGTTGGTGTTTATCCTTTTTTGGATTATCTCATTTAATTTATCCGGATCTATTTTTTTACCTTTTAGGGGATGGTCTTTTTTTGGGGAATTCTCAATTGTTTCTTTTGCTTTGATCGTTCCACATTTACGGGAACATGCGTATTTAGTATCACTTGCCACTCTATTATAATCGACATACTTTTTATAGTGTTCAGTGCCACAATAATCACATTTTACTAATACCTCATTGGATATTGATAGAGGCAAGTCCTTTATATAAACTTCTATAAACTCTTTACTTGTATTGTATCCAAGTGAATTGTAGTGTTTGAGTTTCTTATTCCCCTTGGTTTTTACTTGAATGGTTTCAGATAATATCATATATTATATATCCTTATTATTTAATAAGGTTTTCAAAGGTTGGTTATTTCTTAAAACCACTTGTCATATTTTTCATTTGGTTCATATATTGACCGGGGTTGAAATTGGGCATTGAGTGTTGTTGTTCATCCTCTTGGTTTTTTCGTTCTTTTTCTTCTTCCTCAACCATTTCATTTATTATAGAGATATTTTCTTCCAACATCCAAAATGGCCAACAATCAAGTGCCATTTCATTCACATTATTATGTTTTTGTATAAGGAGTTTATTCTTTAATAAACTTTTCAAAGGCATCATGAATAACGAAAATACCTGACGCTCCGTTGGGAAATGACATTTCCGTGTGGACCTCCTGACCACACGTGCATTCTCTGCTAAGATTTTTTATCCCGAATGTAAGTTTATCTACTGCCGAATTTAAGAATTGGAATTCATTTGGTGAAAGTTGTTGATACTTTTGTAATTTTTTCTTGATGCCTTCGTTTGTTATAGAACTACGTCCATCTAATAGAAATGGTATTATTTTCAAAAAGGATAGGTCTGGTTTTCTTTTTTGGTTATTTTCTTCAATTATGTATTCAGTGAATGCTTTTTGTATGCCTATTGTTGGTGGTGTTAGGTTGAAAACAGTACCATTTTTCAACTCAAATACAAACGATTGTGATGAACTATCAAAGAACTTTTCCAGTGATGGTTCTATTTTGTGGAATTTGAAATTTTCCCTTTTCAATTCCATACTAACTTCTTCTCCACAAGAACACTTTTCTTTTACTTCAAGTGAGTTCCCTTTTTGGAAAGTGAGTTCTCTTATTAGAAAAATTATGAATAATCTATCTTGGTCTTTTAGTTCTAAATATGTTCCAAAGGAACCATCTGGTCTTTTTAATCTGACACATGATGCTAACATATCATTCATCTTCTCAACCACATCATAAAAGTTGTTATCATCGACCATTGAATATGCTTGAATCTCTCTTACTTGTGCTGCTCTTACGGTTAAGATTGTACCCATTGGGTAAAATTTACCACATGGTAATTGATTTATATCAAATGTTAAGTATTGTAGGTCTTCTGTACGTGATCCTGATTTGCTCGTATTTGTGTTTTCCTTCTCGTAATTTTCAATATTTTCAAGTGATTGGTTATTATTGCCACCATCATTGCTTATGTATTTTTTGAGATAATCCTCTTCGGACATATGGTTACTTTGAGTCATAATAGTAAGTTATTTTTATAGCATATATATGTTTATATAATCCCTCCCTTGTTATGTTTAAAATATAATATATATGGTGATGAGGTATATTAAACTATATGAAAATTTTCAAGGATTTGATAAATTTCGTGAGATAGTATCTACGATAGAAGCCGACTTTCTGAAGGGTGATTATATATCTGTTAATTCTGAATTGGATAAATTAAAATTGGAAACAAATGAATTACCTGAGTATGATATCTATTTTTCCACAGTATTCCCATCACAGGATCTCGAAGAAAAAGTTGGTGTCAGTGGTATATCCAAAAAATGGAATTTGCCATTTGGATTTGATGAACAACATCTTGAAAACCTGTGTGGGATATTCATTGAGCACCAAGAAATAACAGAACGAGTATTCAATGAGTTGTTATCACTTAATGAGGAATTGGGGGTTTTTAAAGATGTTCCTTTTAGGAGAGGTAACACTTATACCAAACATGCAGTCATTGGTGGTGCGTGTTCTAGGTTCAATGTTATTGATATTAAGGACTTTATTGAGAGTAGGCGATCAATAAAGGATGTTGATAATAATGATTTTATTTTTAAGGATTATGATATGTTCTATTCAAATTTATTCAATTCGGTTAGACGGAAAGTAGATGATATTGGATATTTCCCATCACCTATAACCCTTAGTAAATTGTTATATTCTAATTGATTATGTTTAGTTTGGTCTTATTTACAGCAACTACAATCACAGTCACAATTTTTACAATCTCCTTTGCAATCACAATCTGTGCAATCACATTTAGCAGATTCATTTGTAACTTCTCCATTGGCTTTCTCGGCCTTTGGTTCTTTTGACCACTCATTGAACTTCATAACAGAAGTTAATTTGTTTTCTTTAATATTTCTCATAACAGATACTTTATTTTTAGACCACTTTTTATGTGAGTCTATTATTATATATAAAATATAAAAACTCTTTTTTAGTGTGGTATATACTGATGTTTATATTTCTTTTTTGTGATGAAAGTTAAAAAATGACTTTTTGTTTGGAATATATAATACAAGAGAGAATATTCTAAGGAATATATAACAAAAAGAAACATAAAACATATGCCATTACCACATTTCACTCAACTTCAAATGACTGGGTCACCAGGTGGTCCGGGTTCTGATCCACAAGAGCCAGTATTCATGAATTTATTCGAGATTACTTTTATCTTACCAACAATATTACAAGCACAAGGTCGTGACCCTGTTCTTTTATTACAACAAGCAACAGATATTGACCTTAACTTGACCAATAAACAAATTGGTGTAAAGGATCAAAGGTTCAAATACACTACACGTGCATTTTTGGATGCGGGTCCGGAACAGACACATATTGATGATTTGAGTATTAAATTCAATGTGAATGTTAATAACCAAGGTTCTATGGAAACATGGAATACATTAAGGGCTTGGTATGATCTTGCGTGGAATTCACAGAATGGTACTCTTCATTATAAAGCAGATACTATTGGTACAATGATAGTGAATCAACATGATAAGAAGGGTCTTGTTCTACGAAGAGTAACATTCCAAAACTGTCAGTTGAAATCTGTATCTTCTCCATCAATGGATTGGTCATCAAAAGAAATTTTTCAAGCAGATGCTAGTTTTGTTTGTGATTACTGGATTGATGAATTTATTGATAATAACTTTACAATATCTCCACCATTCGTGGCGGGATATGTATAATCCTATTGAGTGTATTTTTGAACCCACCAATCATTTATTCGATTGGTGGGTTTTTTTTTTCTTAAACATATTCTGTGATAATGTATATAACCTTTAAAATCAATAGATTATATGAAGGTTTTTATTACTACGGATTGGCACTTTGGTGTTTACTTGAATAATTTGGATAAATGGTTGGATATGATGGAGGATTATTTTATGAACTCCTATATACCATTTCTGAAAGAAAATGTTGAAGAGGGAGATATTCTTATCCATTGTGGTGATCTCTATGATAATAGGACTGCAATTCCTATTATTGTTTCTTATAAAGCAGAGAAGATAATAACAGAGATATCTAAGATACTCCCAGTTCATATGATAGTTGGAAACCATGATCTATGGAATAAGGGAACGAATGATGTTAATTCGGTTAGGCTTTTCGATCATATAGATGATGTTCATGTTTATACAGAAACAACTACAATTGATTTTGCTGAAAAGAAACTTGTACTTATGCCTTGGGTTGAGCATAGAGTGGATATGATAAAGGAAATAGAGAATAGCCCGGGTGATTATTTGTTTTGTCATTCCGATCTGAATGGTTGTCGAATGCATCTTAATTCTGTTGCACATAGAAACCATGATAAAATTGATGTTTCTGCATTTTCGAGATATGAGCATGTTTTCAGTGGTCATATACATATCCGTCAACGAACTAAAAACTTTACATTTATAGGTTCTCCGTATCAGATGGATAGGAATGACCGTGGTGATCAGAAGGGAATAACCATACTTCGGCCAGATTCAGGTGAGATTGAATTTGTACCAAATAAATATTCACCTATATTCCGTGAAATTGTTATAAAGGAAAAGGAAGATATTGATAAGTTGGATGATGAGATAAATTCTAAGGATTATATAGACCTTGTTATTTCAAATAACCTACTTGTTACCGATAGGAAGATTCGTAGGAATTTAGAGATATTACTGTCAAAAGGTGGATTTGCTTCAATTGATTATCTTGATGATATAGTAGATGATGAGGATGAGGAAGATGAAGAAGAGATATTGCTAGAGGCTGCTGATGGTGATGTTGAGATAACTACGAAGTTGGATTATGAAAATTATATCAAGAACTATATTGAACGCCAAACTTATTCAAATGATAAATTTCGAGAAGTTATGGTAGAACAGTATGATATTATACTTCAGAAGTATGAGGAGAATTATAAATCCTCCTCTGATAAATTATCGTAATATATTCTTCAATTTCCTACTTCTTTCAACTATTTTGAATTCGGATGATGTTTCGATAGCCTGTCTGATATGGAATCGAAGTGGGTGTTTTGAATCGCAGAAAATTTGTTTTGATGAAGTTGGATAATCTTTTTGGTATCTCACCATGAATTCTTTTTTAGTACCTTCAAAATATTCCAAATATTCTATTTGATTTGTTATAGCAGTTCCTAATTTATTCCCATGTTTATATAAGAACACAAAGTTCTCATACCATACAATTATTACTTTCATTTTGTAAATATATGAATTTGTCCGAGAATAACCTAATTTTATATATACACCAAATTGATCATTTAAATGAATAATCTTAGGTTCTTTGATAAGGAGGGAAAGTCTTTAAACATTACGTATAATACAGATATTGAAAGATATGATGGGGATATCCTCTTTCATGAGAATTCAACAGACACATTTAAAACACAGGGCATTTATATGTTTGAAAATGTAGATGCTTTTGATTATGAGTGTGGAGAGAATCTTACACTTGATAAATGGCAGTTATTTAATGAATATGGCTTTCATTTCTATGAATCCGGTGTTTTGTCTGAGGTTGTGACATCTATTGAACCTGTTAATTTTGAGGATTCATATTATTCCAAGTGGGTTTATGGTGTTGATTTTCATAAGAAATTTCCTATTGGTACATTGATACGGTTCGATGATCCTATATTTGGATTCACAGACCCCAATAGAATGTATTTCGTTATAAGAACAAAGCCGGGTGCAATTATGATATTATCTGATGAAACAAATTCGTTCTTCGATAATACGTATCCTTATCAGAATAATTCGTCATACAATGACGAGAAGATATCATCTGTTGATGCCCTTGGTATTTATAATTACATAACTCCATCATTACAGAATACTTTATCCACTTGGAATGAGGATGAATTCTACACTAAGATCGATGTTGGTAGGAGGATAAATATTGTTAATACTGATAGTAATGATGATTATAAACAAACTAATGATTTTGATGATGTTGATATTGTTACTATAAAGAATGATAACCTACTTGATATGAGTCATTATGAGTATTCGGTATCAAATACACAGTTACCAACCAACACGGGACTTTTCATAGAAGTTCTTACAAGAACAGATGTTCCTTTGGTTTATGAGGGAGCAATGCAATTTTATGATGCAACAACAACCAACTCACTTGGTTTTGTTGGTGTTATTGATTTTGTTTCGGGTGTTCCTCAAATATTGAAGCCGGGTGTTGAATTTAAGATACCGGAGTCGATATCTAACCAACAATTTTATAGAGTTTCCCCAATTTCTTCATTTGTTGGGAATGCTAACCAAACAACATACCAAGTTGGTCAGCAAGTAATATGGAAGAATAAAATATATCAATGTGTTCAATCATATACGTGGGTTGCTAACTCCATAAGTGAAGACCTTACTGTTACTCCACCGGTAACTACTGTAAATCCGGATGATACGGATTATTGGTCAAGTACGGCAACTTATATACCCGTTGAACAGACACCCGTGAATGAGACAATTGGGGTAAATGGTAAAGTTTATCTTACTGTTGATAGATTCGCATTCACACAGAGTTTCACCTTCTCTGAGGGGGTAACACTTGCATCTGCTGCTGATAAGTACTCAGATGTCTTTTCTGAGCTTGATATAGACCTTTATTATGAAGGTTCTGAGTTAAAGGCCGACCTTGTGCATCCATCGCAATACACTATTGTTAATTTTTTAACAGATACCACCCCACAGGTGAATATTGGTACAACGAATCAGAAAATAGAAAGACTTATTGAAGTTGAAGAACAACTTACAAGTGAGTATAATTATGATATATCTGAGAATTTCCTTTATAATATTGTCTTCACTGACCTTGACGAATTTGGGTTTGTCATAAATATAAATGGTGAAATTTATCAAGCAGATATAAAATTTGTGTATTCATCTGGTCAGATTGATATGGAACGAACAATACACGCCACACTTATTGAGTGGTATAATAACAACCTATCTGAGTTGGTGAGTTTGGGTATTGCACCAACATTACAGACAATAGGTATGATTTCACCCTATAAGAATTCTATAAAATTAGAAACTCAATATCCGAATGTTCCAATGGATTTCAATGTAAGTGTTGGTTCAACTGCAGATTTTTATATAGAACACACAGAGGTAACTTTTCACGAACCATCTATTGAGGGTGTTACTTTCAGTTATGGACCATATGTGGATATTGTTGTGAATGATCGATCATATCCAGTAACACACAGCCTTCCAACGGGTGGGGTATCTTCGATGGTAGAAACATTGGAGGATTGGATAGACCAACACCAATTTATTTTGGATGATTTTGGTGTATATGTTGATAATCTTGGCTCAACATTGAAATTTAATGTTAAAGACCCATCCCAAAGGTGTGATATAAGTGTGAAGCCGGGTGCAAGTGTTTTGCCAGGTGATAGTAATTATGTGATAACTGAGAAATTCAAAGGGAACCATGGTTCACTTCTCACATCAAATTCGGTAATACTTGGGACACAATCCGGAACACAGTCCGGAACATTTTCATGTCTTCATTTTGAGGATTCTGGATTTTCTACGGGTATGGTCATGGGGGTAAATAATACTGTTTATACATTGCAGAATGTTGATTATAGTATAATATTCCTTGATCCATATATAATGAATTTAAGTTATGAGGGTCCATTTTGGGGATTGACTCAGGCGTGTTATGGTAATTCTCCATTTGCAATTGTTGGGTTCTCTAATGGGTTTCAGCAATCAGGGTGTATTTCCGTGACCCAGTCAGGTGGTCAATTCAACAATCAGCAATTTTCGAGTGCATATAATATCACATTCCAAAACACGGCAACATATTCATTGAACACATATGCAACAGCAACACAATCTATTGTGGATATTCTTTATGTGCAACCATCGAGTTCAATTTTTGTACTTGGTAATGATGTATTGGTATATGATTCAATAACGAGTAATTTAGAATCACAAGTTACTTTATCAGGTACTTACTCACCATTGAAGATGATTTATAATACATATGATTCTTATGTATATGCCTTAGAAGAAAGGGATCTTTATTGGATTGATATTTACACACAGAATCTTATTGGTTCGGTAACATTACCATCAACTGCATTCTCACTTGATTTCAATCGTGATAATGGGGATGTTTATGTTACGACAGATACATCAGTTCTAATATACAATTCCGGTTCATTGGTGCAGACCATATCGGGTCAGGGATATGATATTGTTTTCAATGAATTTGAAGGGGATATGTATGTTGTTTCCCCACCAACTGATGTTAGAAGGATAGATGGTTCGACACGAACCGTTGTGAATACGTATTCTGTTCCATCGGTAACAGATGATGAGGTTATCTATGACCCGGTAAGAGAGGCAGTTTATTTCTATGACTCTTCGGATTTATATTATATTGATAATAATGTTGTTATATCAACTGGTATTGCATCAGGAACGAATAATTATCTTGAATTTTCAGGGGTGGATGATTCTATATATGCATCATCGGATGCACCTAAGTTTTATAAAAGAAATGCAAGCAATGGCAATCAATTTTATAATAATACAGTACCGCCTGCATATGGATACCAAGTATTGAATTATTATGATGGGGATGTTTATATTTCCAATCAGGATCCGGGTAATGCAAATATATCTGTTATGAATTCTGTTACAGGTGTTGTGAGGGAATTATTCACATTACCTGTTGGTGATAATACTACACGAAATGTTTTCAACCCGGATAGGAATTCTGTTTGGTTTTTGCAACCTACATTATCACAGATAATTGAAGTTGTTCCACAAGTTTCTTTTGTGGTTTCCAATGTGGTTGTGTCGAATCCATTGACTGTTACACAAAGTCAATATGGTGCTCTTCATCCTAATTATACACAACCAGATGGTCTCTGGTTGAATACGAGGGATTATTTGAGAAGACCACGATACAATTTCAATGGCGGTATAACAGCAAGTGTTTATTGGAAATGGTATTCGGATAATGTTCCGGAATTTTTCCTTTATGATTTTTCGGGGGAACAACTGACTACTGATGGACCACTCGCCTATATTGGTCAAAAGCCTTTGCCAACGGTTCATTTGAACAATAAGCCTAATAGGGATATTGACAAAGTGGGAAATTCCATCTATCAACAGACCGTTTTTCCGAGAATTGACCACGAATTGGGGTTTGTAGATGATAATGATGATATTTCATCAACACCACAACCAATTGAAACCTTTGTCGGGTATCGTTCAAGAGAAGAGGGGGCACTTCGTTCAGTATTACAATTGTATATGAAGGAAGATATTGACTTTACCATTGATGTATCACAAGATATTACAAATGAAATATCATTTTCAACCGTGGTTGATCCCGTATCGGGAAAACGTTCGGGTTTTATAAAGTTAAATCCACAATCAAATACCATGTTTGTCAATAGGGGTCTTGAAGTTGGGCAACATATAGCCATTTTCTTAAATGATGTTTCAAATGCTTCAAACCAATACATATCAGTTAATAATGGTTATTTGGTGAAAGTAAAGGCAGTTTATTCAAGAGAGATAGAGGTTGAATTTTTCAAAGAAATAGATTTTTTCGAAGATGAATCAACAATCGTCAATGGCTATCCATCAGATAATTCAATTACTTATTTGTCGTTGCGTATAAGGGTGTGGGATAAAGAGATAGGGAGATTTTTCGTATATGGTCAAACCGAAAATGAAGACATAAGATACAAGACGGAATTGAACAATATGGGTAAATTGATATCATCAGATGATGTTTATATTTTTAAGGAGTATGATATTAAAGAAGAAGGAATTGATTGGACATTCCTTAATAAGAAACGTAAAGAGATGTTGATGATGCGACATGTTATATACCCATATGTTGGGGCATATAAGTCAATAATAAATGCCATAAACTATTTTGGTTATAATGACCTTGAACTGTATGAATATTATAAGAATGTTGATCGCCTTTCAAAAAACTATATGAAATTGTTCAAAGTAGAGATACCTGATATATTTGACCAAACTGTTGTGGGGTGGGAAGATAATGACTTTTTGAAAGGTACATTTCCAAATGATACATATGAAGACACGAATTTATTCAACCTTACTTACCGTATAACTGATAGAGATGGTAATAGTGTTCTGACATATACTCTTGAGGAGGTTCAGAAAAAGTTACAAGGTTTGAAATATTGGTTGCAGGGGAATATAATACCATTATCACATAAGATATTGGATATCACCGGTCGAACAGATTTTGTTCAGAACACTTATATTTCTCACCAGATGAGAGATGTTACCATATTCAATGTGAGGGAATCGATGACACCTATCAGTTTTAGATTGAATGAATCTTATTTGATGCCTGTTAATAATGGATCAACTGTGTATAATTGTGTTCTTGATTTTTATGCAGATCAACCACTTGGTGTAACTCAATCATTGCCGGACGAATATGTTGTTGATATCAAAACATATGAGATATACCGTGAATGGTATCCATTGAAGACATATTCTGTCGGTGAAAAGGTTATTTATTTTGATAAGGTGTATGAGTCTGTTATTGGTGATAATCGTTTGAATAACCCTCGGAAGTATGAGGATGTTCCGGAATGGAAAACGGGTACTACTTATAATGTTTCTGATGTTGTGAGTTATAATAGGTATAATTATATATTTTCTGGTTATGGAATGACACAATCTGTAACAGCCTCAGTTATTCCACCCGTGAATGATAATGGTGGTCAATTTACGAATTGGATTGATATAACAGAATGGAAAGAGATAGATTTACATCCAATTCAACGAATAAGTGAGAGAAGGCTATCTTCTAACACTGACCCATTCAACTTCACGGTTGATTCAAATATTGACCCATTTATAGTTGTTGAGGTGAGTTCTAATAATGGTTATGGTCTTAATTGGAGAGATAGAAAGAATTATGAGATAAAGGGGATACTTGATATACAGGAATTAGAGGCATTTGCTAATTTAACATCGAAGCAATATAGGAATGCGACACTTGGTACTAAGAGGTTGAGTTAGGCAATTATTGCTTTAACTTCGTATTCACGTATGGTGAAATTCACAATCATTATATCTTGGAACTTTTCCGGGTCTTGTTCAAATACAACTTCCAACCCATAATCGATATCGTTCAATTCTGGTATGTATTCCGAGATTTGTTGAGCAATCACATTTCGTGTTGCTGTTGCTGATATTCTTGTTTCGTATAATAATTTCAAAAGATCTGCCCCAAAATTTGGATCACCATAGAGTTCTCCTTTATTTGTGAAGATGATCATCTCGTATTTTTGAATAATCACACGGATTATGTCATCGGTTATGATGGTATTCACTTGGAACCGTGGGTGTCCTTGGTATCCTATATACATATCTTTAAAATCGAACTCTGGCATATAATATATATTATTGATATGGAACACCTTGTACCTTTTTATGAATTTTCATCATTATTTAAATGGAATACCTCATCTTAGTTGATATATCATTCGTATGTGATGAATATTATGCAATAGATTTGATATATATATCGATGATATTATGAAATGGGTGTACGGTTAAATTATGGAAGCAGCATTTTTGAATGATTAAGATGTGAGAATATCTCTTAACCTTCCTATGGTTGTCATTGCAACGATAATTGGGTCTGCATTTGTTTCCAATTTGGGGTAGGTATCGGTTATGATATAATTACATTTGAAGAGTTGGTTTACTGATTGTTTCTTTTCAATCATATGATCAACAAATGGTCTTGATAATATTTGAAACATTACATCAATGTTATCATCCCCAAAATTATCCATTACGAAATGATATATTTCATTGTATGTCATATCTTTTTCGAATAGGGTTTTGTATAGGTTTTCTTGTAGTTCTGTATTTATTTCAATTGACTTCTCTTCTGTTCCGGTATCTTTGATGTCTTGGACTCTTTGTACCATTGACCTCATATCGGGAAAATTCTTCTTAACAACATCGGCCAATGTCTTATTATCAATGGTTATTGATTCGTTGGCACATATATTTTTTAACTTTTTATAAAACCTCTGTTGAATGTCTTTCTTTTCATCTTCGTGAAAGTTGAAGTTTATTCCTGTAAACCTTGATTTTATTCCTTTAGATACTTTGTTATAGTGGTTGGTGGTTAGAATAAACCTTACGTGTTTGTATTTTTCACTAAATGCTTTGAATGCATCTTCGAATTGAGCAGATACACGTTCATATTCATCTAGGAAAACATATTTTACATCATCTTCTGTGTCTATTATATTTGTTGATTTGCAGAATTTTTCTATCTCGTTTCTCAATAAATCAATTGATGTGTATAGTGATGAGTTTACTTCGATGTAATTGGTACCTGTTCTATATTTCCCAATGAGAATTCTTGCAAGTGATGTTTTCCCTGTTCCAAAATCTCCATATAATATAACATTTTTATTGAGTCCATTCTTAAAATGATTTGTTATTCTTTCAGGGAGAACCATGTCTTCCATTTTCCTTGGTCTGTATCTTTCCCAAAAAAGTAAGTCTTTCATATTACGAGGTTTTTGTTTCTTAATATATAGTGGTATGATTGGCAAAAAGTTTAATTATCAAGATGTATTTTTTCGTGATCTGACCATTTGTGTGTTGGATACACTCGAAGGAAGGATAAAATGGACAAACCGTTTCACTAAGAAAGATGTTGAGGTGAATGTTCCGATTTATTATTCTCTGTCCGGTGATGAGAGATTTCTTTTGGATTCTTTCCAAGATGATATTGTTTCCGAGAATAGGTATGTCGAACTTAATACTGACCAGATACCACGTGGTCACCTGACATTGAAAGATTGGACAATTCGTTCTGATGAATTCAGAAATCCCAATATGTGGTTAAAGGATATTAAAGAAGAGGGACTTGAATTGAGGAGAGAGTTGAAAAAGGTAAGGGCTGTGCCAATAAGTGCCACTTATGACCTATCCATATTGTTGAAAACTGAAATTGATACATTTAAGTGTTCTCAGTCAATAATGGATACACTTTGGTTATATAAATTTATGTTCTTTGAATATAACTATATGCATATTGATGCTTATATGCAAATGCCTGATAATAATAGTATTGATATTTCGAGAGAAAAGGGTGGTTTGACCGGTGATAATGAGATACGGTTAAATGCACAAATTGAAGTTCAAACATATTACCCATCGTTTAACGAGGAGGATGATACATTGAAAGCCAGTCCAATGAGGACCAAGTGGTATAATAATTTGAAAAATTTGAGAGATGGTAAGCCGAATGGGAAAAACCCAAATTCCGGTGATATCGGTAAATAGAAAAAAGTGGGTTTTTAATACTAATATATAGTTTATATAAAAAAAATATTTCAGAATATGAAGAATCTAAAGCTTGAACTATTCAACTTCAAAAAATCTTTGTCATATGACCAATCAGATGTGGCTTATATTATAGAGGGACACATGAATTTCAATGACCACGCAGAATTAGGGATTATAAAATCACTGAATGAAAAACTTAATAAGTATTCATTTGATGACCAAGTTAAATCCTTTCTTGAAGGCATTAACAATGATGTTGAGGAATTTAAATTGGTATATGAATTGAAGTCATTATTCAATGTTTTAAATTCAAAGAACCAGGGTGAATTGTATCGACAGCCTATAAATGTTTTATTGGAAACAATTAACATGGAAACTGATCAAGATCGAATCACTAAGATCCTAAACGAATTGTCAATCTATGACTGGGTTCCAGAAATAAAGCTTTTTGTTCATAATTTAACAAAGAATCCGGAGGATAGATCAAATCTTTTGAGTGGTGGTAAATCTGAGCCTGTTTATACTATTGTAGAGCAAGTTGAAGATGGTCACTTGGCATTTATTAAGGATTCATGGTTTTTGCTTTCAGATGGCGTTATTGAGAAAACATTGCTTGAATCACATATTTCTGATGATGAGAGATTAGAAACATTAAGAACTCTTCAAAACTCAATGCAGTTCAGTGAAATCTCTGAATCAAGAATAGATTTCAGAATTTCTGAATATTTGACTATTGGGCTTGGAGTTTCAAAGAAAGGAGTTTATATCAATGATGATGAGATGACTGATGAGAGTACTCTTGAGTCAGTTTTCAATTCACCGGTAATTCCTATCGTAAATAGAAGTTTTTATCCGATCATTCTTGAAGTATCTAATAATTTAGATTCATTTGTTGAATTGGATGTTGTTAAAAGAGTTAGTAATCTGATTAACCCTACATTGGAAGCATATGTTTTCAATTACAAAGATAATACATTCTTGTATAGATGTGATGAAAGATATGGACATTCATTCTTCAAATATGAATCAGCATTGGAGTTGGTTAATGAAGTTAGAAATGAACTTCAGTGTGATCTCACTTATTTCTTTGAAACTAAACTTGATAAAGAGGTAGTTGTTAAGAAAAAATTAGAAGACAAAGAAAGAGAAGTTACTCTTAAATTGGAAGATGTTCAATTCAACATTTCTAAGATAAAGTCTTCTATGGAAATTATGGGTGAGTCCGAAGTTCTTACAGAGGCATTTGAAAACTTAAAAACAAGAGAAAATAACTTGAAGACAGAAGTTGATGGAATTAAAGAACTTCAGTACAAAGAAAGAGTTAAAAAATAACCTGAATAGTTATACTTGGAAAATCCGACCTACGGTCGGATTTTTTTTTTTGTTTCTGGGCTATTTTTAAAACTTATTTATAATTTTATCATATAATTCAAAAGCATTAGTATAACCACTAGTGGTAAAAAAACAATGCTTAATTTATGCACATAAATAATAAAGAACTGTATTATGAAATAGTAGTATCAAAAGCCAGAGGGAAATTAACAAGAAGATCTGTAAAAATGTTGGAGATTTTGGGAACTGAGGCTATAAAAAAAATGAACAAACGTTTCTTCACCGAAGATGATAAAATGGATTGTTTTCAGATGGGGTTGTTGAAAATGTACCAGAATTGGTATAATTTCAATCAAGAGAAGTCTGAGAATGCATTTGCATATTTCACAGAAATATTTAAACGTGCCCTTACTGAACAATTTAATGTTCTGTATAAAAAGAAGGGTGACCCCGATAACAATATTAAGTTGATATCTATACAGGGTTCGAATGATGGACAAGGATTACATTCAATTTAATTGGACAAATCTATTTCCATTTGATATAAGAAATAAATTTAAGATTTATCAATGGCTAAAAAAGTTGGATTAATTACCGGTATAACCGGACAAGATGGGTCATATTTGGCGGAATTACTTTTGGACAATGGGTATATTGTCCATGGTATAAAAAGAAGAAGTTCCTCGTTCAATACAGATAGGATAGACCACATATACGAAAACCCCAAATATAAGGATCGTTTCTTTTTGCATTATGGGGATCTTACGGATTCGACAAATATAATACGGATCGTACAGGAAGTGCAGCCAACTGAAATTTATAATTTGGCTGCACAATCACACGTTAAGGTTTCATTTGAAACACCTGAATACACGGCAAACTCTGATGCACTGGGAACTTTGAGAATCCTTGAAGCCATCCGTATTCTGAAATTGGAAAATAAGACCAAATTTTACCAAGCATCAACATCTGAGATGTTTGGTCTTGTACAAGAAGTTCCACAAAAGGAAACTACACCCTTTTATCCACGTAGTCCTTATGGTGTAGCAAAGTTATATGCACATTGGATAACTGTGAATTATAGAGAGTCATATGGAATTTATGCCTGTTCTGGTATATTGTTCAATCACGAAAGTCCTGTTCGTGGAGAAACATTTGTTACTCGGAAGATAACACAGGCAGTTGCGAAAATAAAACTTGGACTACAAGACAGTCTTTCTATTGGGAATTTGGATGCTGAAAGGGATTGGGGACATGCAAAGGATTATGTTCGTGGTATGTGGTTGATGCTGCAGCAAAAAAAAGCAGAAGATTATGTATTATCAACTGGTAAGAAGATATCAGTTCGGGATTTTTGTGAAATGGCATTTCGTGAAATTGGTGTTGATATTGAGTGGAAAGGTGAAGGAGTTGATGAAGTGGGTATTGATTCGAAAACAAATAAAGTTCTTATAAAAATTGATGAGAAATACTTCCGCCCCACAGAGGTAGATGAACTCCTTGGTGATTCTACAAAAGCCAAAGAGGTACTTAATTGGGAACCCGAATATACGGTTGAAGAACTTTGTAGGGAAATGGTATCAGCAGATTTGATTAAATTGAAAGTTACACAATGATAAAACCGTATTCTAAAATATTAGTCTGTGGTGGTAGAGGTATGGTTGGCTCTGCTATAATACGACAATTAAAATCGAGGGGATTTAATAATATACTATCCCCAACAAGTTCAGAATTGGACATGACAAACCAAGGTAGAGTGGATATGTATTTTAAAAAACATCGTCCGGTGTTTGTTTTTATGGCAGCCGCCAAGGTAGGTGGTATCCATGCGAATGATTCTAAAAAAGCAGATTTTCTATACAAGAATCTGATGATACAGAATAATGTAATACACCACTCTTATTTGTATGGAGTGGAGAAATTGTTATTCCTTGGTTCATCATGTATTTATCCTAAGATGTCCAAACAGCCAATAAAAGAGGAGTATTTGATGACCGGTGAGTTAGAACCCACTAATGACTCTTATGCAATTGCTAAGATTGCCGGTATAAAGATGTGTCAATCGTATAATGAGCAACATGGTACAAATTTCATATCGGTGATGCCTACGAATCTATATGGACCGAATGATAATTATGATCTTGAAGCATCGCATGTATTACCCGCCCTTATTCGGAAGGTACACGAATCAATGAATTCAAGTGATAATAATGTGGTTGTTTGGGGTTCCGGAAACCCAAAAAGGGAATTCCTTTATGTTGATGATCTTGCAGAGGCGTGTGTTTATTTATTTGAACATCATAACGGAAGTGAAATTGTGAATATTGGTACAGGTGAGGATATATCTATAAGAGATCTTGTGTATCTGATACAGGATGTTATTGGTCATTATTGTAACGTTGAGTTTGATCAGAGCAAACCAGATGGTACTCCTAGAAAATTATTGGATGTTTCTAAATTGAAAGAAATTGGGTGGGAACCAAAAACCTCTCTAAGAGATGGTATAGATATGACATATAAAGAATTTCTAAAAACATTGGATACGTTCAGTGATAAAAATTAATTGAATTTTTTGCTTTTGAGGTGTTGTTCTGTTATAACAATGAATTTAAGTCCCTTTTTCTCACAGTAACGTATCATTGTTTTCCATTTCTGTGAATTCTTTTGTGCCATTTTAAGTCGATATTCTAAATTTTTCAATTTTTTTGTGGTTGCATTTTGGGGTACATTGAACAATTTCTTTTCGAATAGAATAACATCTTCATATTCCTTGTGTGGTTTTACCTCACATATAACTTTTGAGGTTGTTCTGTCATTCTTTTCTAATTCGTAATAGAAATCGGGATAATAGGTATGGCTTTTTAAGTTTATATCACCTGATTTTTCATAATGTGTGAGTTGGTATGGTATTTTGTTACACTCTGCACACCATCTAATTATTTTATCATTATTATCGAACCAAACCATCATTTTTTTTTTTTCGAGGGAACTACGGTAGTAGATTCCCCCTTCTGAGTTTAGTTTTATTACTTTTTCTTTATTTATAGGAATGTAATTTCCTTGGTGATATTTATTATTATTAGGCTTTGAATTTATCATTTATCAATAATTTATTTTTTAATATATTTTTAATATTCTTATATTCTTTGTAACTAATTCTTATGAGGTTTATATTATTTTCGATGCAGTACCTGTTTTTAATTTCATCATTTATTTGAATTTTTTCGAATGCTTTTTCACCACCAAAATATTTTATGGGTTTGAAATGATGTTTCCCATCATATTCTATTAATGTTTTTTTGTGGGGTAACCAAAAGTCAAACCTAAGTCTTGTATTATCTATATTATTGAACGTTTTTTCTCTTGTGTGTGGTATATTATATTTATTTAAAAAGTTAATTATTGATATCTCCCCTCTACTTTTTGTTTTGCAAAGGTTACAACCACATCCCTTTAGATGTGTTTCAACTTTTTGTTGAAATGTTCCATGTTCATTACATATTATGGGTATTCTATCTGATATCGATACATAGTCATCTCTTATAAGATATTTATATATATTGTTATGTATTTCGTTTGCCTCCTGTATAAATTCGTCCTTTGTTCTTTTCCTCATATCCAATGAACATTTTGGACACCCACTTCCATTTATGTGTAGGTATGCGTTGATGTCAAATTCTTTATGTTTATTGCATATAATTTTAACATTTTCCTTCATCCCCTTATACTCACAAAAATTGTAATCATAATTTTTGTGTATTTTTTGGCAATTTTCAATATATTCTTTTGTAGTGTATTTTAGAATATTCCTATTTCTATTCCCATTTCCATTATTACATTTTATACATCCACCACCGTTCATATGATATTTGGGTATTTGTTTAAAATCACCGTGTATTGGACATGTTATTATTATTTTGTTTTTATATCCTGTGTAATTAGATTTTGTGTACGTGTAATAGTTATTATGTTTGTTTTTTGAAATAGAGATAAAATCACATGTCTTAAGTCTTGGTCCAAATTGATTTAGATATGCACATTGTGGACAACCACTTCCATTTTTATGATGGTGTGGAGTTTGTTGGAATATTCCATGCTTCTTACAAACTATCTTGACCTTCTCATTGCTTCTTTGGTATTCTACAAGTGTATAATCATATTTATTATTGTGTTTGGCTTTTGCTAAATTTATAAAGTTCAATTCTTTTATTTTTTTAATGTCTATCTTTTTTGGTTTTTTGTTACTTCTTTTTCTTTTACCACATTGTGGACAACCACTTCCATTTAAATGCGTATTTGGCCTTTGGAGAAAATCACCATGTATTTTACAGGTTATAGATACTTTGATATTCCATTTCTCATATACTACATTCTCATAACTGTATTTATTTTTATGTATTTTTTGGGAATTTTCAATAAACTCATCAGTTGTTTTTTTATTTGATTCCCAACCTCTTGTTCTTCCACATTCAGGACAACCTCTTTTATTTCCTATTAAATTACTTAATGAAATATTGAATTTACCATGTGTTTTACAGATTAATTGAACTTTTTCTTTGTATGATGTGTATTTGAAGAAATTGAATAAATACTTTTTTCCGTGTATTTCTATTATCTTTTCTATCATCTCTTCTCTATTTAATTTCTTCATATATTTATATATTGAATTCACTAGACCACTTACTTGGTTTGGAATTTATCATAGTTTATATATAATCATATGGGACCTCTTATGGAAAGAGTTAAATTGAGTCAAAAGGTGTTCGGTACTGATATTGTGGATTACTACAAGAACAATACTGAGTATATGTATGATCTATATGGGAAATCTACCAATGAGTGTGAGAGTGTTAATAAAGAAGATATCACGGTCGGTGGTTTCTACCATCTTGTTTATAGGGATGATTCTAATTGGATGAGGTATTCACCAATATTCTGCTGTGATTATAGAAAGATGGGTAATATGATAATAATAATGGGTGTGAATTTTAATTTCATCCCATTGGAGTTAAGACCTAAGATATTTGACCCATTCATAACGGAAAAGAATATTGAAGAAAACGAAATAATAAAGGTGAATTTCAGAGGCATGTATTCTGAATTATTGAAGATAGGTTTCGAATATTCGATACAGGAGTATAATGTTGCACAGATTGACCGTATTCACCGGATTAACCTTGAAATTCTTCCAAGGTTCTTGTATTCTTCGTTCCCTACGAATAAATATGACCCAAATAAGTTGATGGATACTTGGAAGAAGAAAATAGAGACAAAGGAACAGAGGCATCGTGAGATCATACAAACTGTTCTAAGTGATTTCTATGATATTGAGAATGGTATAAATGAAAAATATGATGCATTGGGTGGTCATATAAAGAGGTTACAGAAAAGTTATTCCAAATATGGTCGCCCATAGTAATATATATATGTATATGAAGTATATAAAGACCATAAACGAACTTTTCACAGATTATACAATTTACCCATATGTATTGGTCAAGGATGGGTTAAGATATGTTGAATATACATTCACAACAAAGAATGATATTGTCTATAAAGTTGAATTCATGTATATTAGAGAAACTTGGCACAGAAATTTTATAACCATTGATGGTAATTATGAAATGGTTGGTAATAACGATGTTTATAATGTTCTTGCAACCATATCTGAGATAACAGTTGAATTTTTGAAAGAAAGGGATGTTTCATTCATGTCTATCGAACACATACCAACAAATGAAGAACCGATGGACCATAAAGTGTCAAATAAAAGATCCAGGGTAAATCGGGCATTTTTACAAAAGTGGTTACCTGATGATTACGTATATAGATTGGTTGGGAGTGTGAGTAGAATAAGGAAAAGGGATATATGATGAAAAATATAGAAAAAGAGGAAACCCACTTTTAATATATAGGATTGATGAAAGCTAAAGAAGTAATGGAAAAATACAATATTACAAGAAGAACTTTATCCAATTGGGTAAAGAAGGGTTTGATCAACGTTGAAAAAACGCCATCAGGTAGGTATATATACTTGGATAAAAAAAAGAAGTAATATTATGGCTAGTTATAATCCGAATAATAATCAAGATCAATTTTCTTTTGCGAACTCGGCAGTGGAGAACCGAGGTTTATTTTCAAGAATATTGAGAAACCTTTCCAATTGGGGTATGAATTATGATGATATGATCATGCGTAACACAGTTGGTGTGAATATCAATGAAGACCCACATTCAGTTGAAGGTAATTCAATGTATGATTTCTTTTCGAGGAAGGCAGTTGCCAGTGTTTTATCACAGAAGTCAATACCATACCTTGATAGAAGTTATGCAGATAAGAGAAGGATTCTCAGAGAATATTCTATTAAAGATGAGATTCGTGATTTCGTTTCAACAGTATGTGATGAGGCAATTGTTTATTCAGATAAGGATTTCTGTAATGCTTCACATATATCCAATGATTACCCACAAGAGGTAAGAGATAAGTATTTGGAATATTTTGATACGATTTATAACACTTATGGGTTCTCTGACTCGATATCTGCTTGGAACTTAATGAGAGATTTCCTTATAGATGGACACATTGCAATGGAGATTGTTTGGGATGATAAGAACAAGAATATTATAAGTTTCAATAGACTTGAACCACAGACAATTGTACCTGCATATGAACCAAATATTGGTCATTTGTGGATACAGTATCCGGAAGATCCACAATTGAGAAGAATTTTCTTAGATTCTCAGATGGTATTTATTTCATATTCATCACAGAATGATTATTCAGAAACTTCTTATGTTGAAGGTCTTATAAAGCCATATAACCAATTGAAGATTATTGAACAGACCAAGATAATGTTCAATATGATAAATGCAACACTTTATCAGAAATTTGTTATCCCAACAAAGGGCCTGGGTCGTCAGAGAGCCGAAGAACAAATTGGACAACTGATACAAGATTATTCAGAAGAGGTAGAGTGGGATGATTCTATGGGTACATTGAGTATAAATGGGCATAAACATTTACCATATAATAAGCAGTTTTGGTTTCCTGAGGGGGATGCTGGTCAGCCGAGTATGGAGATTGTATCACCACAAGGTCATGATTTGAATGAGGATAATATACTTAAATGGTTCTTTAACATATTGAAAAGGGCTTCTAAGATTCCTATGTTGCGTTTTCAAGATGAGAATGGTGGTGGTAATGTATTCACTGATGCTGCTGAGATAACAAGAGATGAGGCAGAATTTTCTAGTTTCATACAAAGACAAAGAGCAATCTTCAAAGAACTTATTGTTAAACCATTGAAACTGCAGATGTTGGTTGAGTTCCCTGAATTGAAAGAAGACCAAAAGATCATGAATCAGATGGATATCGATTTCTTATCGAATCAATTATTTGAGGAGTGGAAAAAATTGGGTAACCTTGCAAAAAAGGCTGAGATACTTCAAACAATGACGGGTGTTGTTAAACCCGATGGTAGTCCATATTTTCACATTGATTATCTAGTCGATCACATTCTTAAATTATCTCCTGAGGACAAAGAAGAAAATAGACGGTATTGGGAAAGAGATCCTAATGGTGCCGGTAGTGCTGAAGGTATGGAGGGTGGTGCCGGTGCCGGTGGCGGTGGCGGTGGCGGCGACTTTGGTGGCGGTGACGACTTTGGTGGCGGTGACGACTTTGGTGGCGGTGACGACTTCGGTGGTGGTGATGAAGGTGGTCCAGATATTGGTGGTGATGAAGGTGGTCCAGATGAAGGTGGTGTCGGTGGCGGTGATGAATTTGAATTTTAATCGTTGAGAATCAAATCACTCAACTCAAGGTAAAACCCTGCAACTTGTTGTTCTTTGGTTAGACCATTATATGATACTTTAAGAGATATTTTAATGTCATTTGAATTTTCGATGACTCTGTTTAATAATTCTTTATTAATAATGTCATATTTTAACTCAATTTCATCAACATATAGGTCATCACTGATAATAAATGATAAGTTTTTTATTGTGAATACGGAAGATGTTTGGTAATCGGATGAGGTTAATATGGAATTACCATTACTATTATTCAGATCAATGGTCATTCTTGGGTTCATCTCCTCTATGGTGAATTTAGATTTTTTGCCAAGTATGGAGTTTAATTTAAGTGTTCTTAGACAACCTTTGTAGGATGAATAGATGTCTAGCATTTTTTCGAACTCACGTATGTGTCTATCTACTTTGATTTTTGATGTCATTTCAATACTTTTAACATATTCTTTATCTTTGATATTTCATCTGGTGTAAGTTGTTCAGTCTTTTCATCTGTGTAATCACCCATATATATGTTTATACCTTTATTTTTCAACTCTTCTTTGAAAAGTTCAGTGTCGAAACTTCCAACTGTTTGGTTTCCTGTATATGTATTGTTTGGTATATGATCACTGAATTCTTCCAATTCTTCTTCGGTGAAGTGGTTTGTTGCCAGTAACACATTCCATTTTAATTTACCTTTGTGTTCTCTTATGAAATCAATAGGCAATTCAGTTGATGATATTATATTCCACAGTCCCTTTTCTTCTATTATATCATAGTAGTTTTCAATGTCCAATTTTTCAATAGATGCTAAATATGTTACCATCTTTGTCCAATTTATGTATTCTTTATACTTATCGATGAATCCATCACCCAATTTAGAGTATATCGACATAGAGAGGTCACTTATGCATTCTTTTTTGATTACTTTCTTATCTAAGAAGAATTCGAGAAGGTCTTGAGTAATTGGGAGGCCTTCTATGATTGCTAACCAAACATCACTTGGGTTGATTAATGCCACATTGTCTTTTATGAATTGATCATCTATGTCATATTCTTTTATGAATGTCGGGAATCCCATTTTTATAAGTTCTTCTTGTGCATCTTGTTCGGATAGAACTACAGTTTGGCTATCTTCTTCTTTATTATTTATTATCAACTTTTTCATTTCGTGTGTATCTTTTTTTCTTTAAAGTGGATTTCATTTTGTGATATATTTCTTCATTCTGAAGTGGGTATTCTACCCCATAATTCTCTTTGAGGGTTGCTTTCCTCTTAGATTCAGAACACTTTCTGCAATAGTAATATCCCCATTTATTATCATAATTTACATAATTTTTGAATATTACATCTTTCATTATGCCACAACCGTCACACTTACATTTTAACTTTTGGTGTGATCCTTTTGATAATAATTCTATGGGTATTGTTATTATTTGACCAATACATATCTCATAACCCATATCATCAAAATATTGATAATTGGATTGGTTTATCTTAATGTCTACTTCTCTGGTCAATATCATAAATAACTACTGGTATTTTAAACATATATATCAACTTTGTGTAGTTTCCTTTAAAATTTAGAGAATATGTCCATGACCACAGTAAGTCTTTTGGTTATCTCCGGCATCCCAAGTGGTTCAATGATTGCATTTATGGGTGATAAGATACATTTTTGGAATTGTGTATCGTAGTCAATTTCTGGTGCTAACTCCAATGGGTAGGAACCACGTTGGAATGCAAATATTGGTGCAGTTCTGTTATTCTTGCAATAATAGTATTTTATCTTCATACCCGATTTCAAGAATTCATACTTTGCTTGTAATTCTTTCTTCTTGTGTAATAAGTGGTTGTGGTGGGCTGCAGCCTTAACTGCAAAGTGTGCCCCACTGACAAATAGGAGTCTGTCTTTATCTTCTATCACTTTTTCTTCATACTTATTAACGGATGACTGCATAGATATTTCATTCATGTCTGCCATCTCAAATTCTCGTCTGAGATCCTTGACCAATTTGAGAAGGGTTTTGATATTAAAATCATCCGGATGTGAGAAAATATACTTAACGATATCAATAATCTTCTCCCTTGCAAACAATGGGGTGGATGACCTTACAAGTTCAACACCTTTTGGGAAGATATAATTAAGTCTTTCGTAATCGATTCCGTCTTCGAATAATATATGTTGGATGTATTTCTTTTTGGCTATATTTACAATGGATTCTGATATTCTTTCAAGTTCGAAATCTTCTTTGTTCTTTACGCCATATTCACTTGCATATGTATCCAGACAATCTTTGAAGTATTGTGCATATCTGAAATGGTCAAATCCTTGGATGAAATCCAATTCACACGACCAATTCCAATATATGGTTCCATTTATCAATGGGAGTATTTTATCATTGAATGTTCTATCTTTCACAAATGCACCATCTATGACAAATCGTTCATAACCACCATTCTGTATTTCTTTGAGAATATTGGTAATGTCCATTTTTTCAAAATTTTCTAGATCATCTATATGAATGGATTTTATATTTGGGTTCTTGACAATCGTTTTCTGGCGATGTTCTAATATAAGAACCTTGTGTGTGATATTTTCCATTCGGGTCGGGTCTATGAAATTATTTTTCCACTGACAGTGGTTTATGACCGGTTCAAATGAAACAAATAGTGAATCTGTGTCTGCGTATATTGATACTTTTTCTGTATCTGGAATTCTTTTAGCATTTTTGAGACCCATTCTACTATGTAGTTCGAAGTCATTATGCCATAAATTGAACCAATACTCTTCATTGTCAGTATCCATCCGTTTTGTGAGTTCCCTACCTTGTGCAGTAATACTCCCCGCCACGTGTTCACTGAATAATATGAAGTATGGTGTTGCCAATGCACCATATGATCCATTCAATACAAGTTTAAGTGCCAATTGCATTGCATTGTAATAATCAACATCTTTTTTTAGTTCGGATGCTCTGGCTCTTAATTTCTTTAATTTTTCTGTTTTCTCTTCTTTTGTCATACGTATTATATGGTTCTTTTTCAAATAGTTAGGTATTTTTATCCTTCAGTAATTCATTTAGGTTCATATTTCGATTGAGTCCGGTGTTGATTGCAATCTCTTTGAATATACGTTTAGACTTCTTTATACGCCTTTCCGATTCTATACTATATGCTTTATCATATATTTCATCATATAAAGACTCATATTTTATTTTGGTATTGAAATATGAATTTAAAATTGAATCCGTACCAAGTTCTATACCGTCCCCCTTTATGATTATTATGTTTGTGTTATGATGGATTGGGTTGGTTTGGCTATTGCTTTGGTGGATTATTTCGATTGATATGTTCGTGTGATCCATATGTACGTTTATACCCTTTTTTCCTGATTCGATTAACATAAGTATCAGGTTTTTGGTTTCTTCTTTGGTATCATCATCATATTCGATTTTCATTTCCTCCGGTATGTCTATTGCCTTACTTACTCTTTCGCCATCTATTTTCATTTCCCATGTTTCTAAGAATGATTTTAGGCGTTTGATATCTATTTCATTTAGTTCTTCCATACTGTTACTATTCAATATGGTGTATAAAGTTTAATGAAGGTTGAAACTGCCTATAAAAAATCCACCTTTCAATTTTGCGGTATTTTAAGTCGATATATACATTAAAATAAATCACTGAAATACATGAAACCAGTATTAGTCGTAGAAAACTCAACAAATTCGTTGAAAATGAACGAAGCGGCACGTAGCGCAGATGATAAGTATCTATTGAGTGGTATTTTCACTGAGTTTGGTGTTAAGAACAGGAATGACCGTGTTTATACGGCAGATAAGTTCTTACCTGCCTTGGATGAGTTGAATGAAAGAATTCAGACACTTGGTGCAGTATATGGTGAATTTGACCACCCGGATGTTTTTGATACATCGTTGTCAAGATCATCCCACACTATCCAAAGAACAAAATATGTATCTGAGCAAAATCGTATAGAGGGTGAAATAAGGTTACTTTCAACTTATTGGGGTAAAGAGGCAAAATCACTTGTTAGTGATGGTTGCCCAATTTTTGTTTCATCTCGCGCAGCAGGTATAACTGAAGCCGATGGCTCTGTTGCACTGAAAAAATTATTCACATATGATATCGTAGCCGACCCTGGTTTTGGGTCAGCCAAAATGCATGTTCAGCCTCTTAATGAGTCGCTTGGATATAAAGCGGATTCTAACTTCAGAATCTACGAAATGAAAGATGAATCAAAAATAAATGAACTATTCAACATGAACCAAAATGATTATGTAACTAAACAACAATTAACAGATTACTCGAAGTATCTTGTTAATGAATTGGCTTCTACTAAGAAGGAAGTTAAGAAGGCTATTACAAAGGGGAATTTGGATCCAAAGAAATTGGAACAACTCCTTGAGTACTACGATGAACTTATTGATACTGATAAGAAAATGGAGAAGTATCTTGATTACTTGGCTGAAAAAGTACAAGTAGTTGTTAATGAAAACAAATCTCTTCAAGAAAAAACAGAAAAAATCATTGAACATAATGATTATTTAGCGGAAAATCTTGAAAAGTCTATAAACTATTCAGAATACCTTGCTGAAAATCTTGACAAGAATATCGATTACTCTGAGTATATCGCTGAAAATCTTGACAAGTCAATCTCTTACGGAGAATATCTTGCTGAGAACCTTGATAAGTCAATCTCTTACGGAGAATATCTTGCTGAGAACCTTGACAAGAACATTGCATACTCTGAATACATTGCTGAAAATCTTGATAAGAACATTGCATACTCTGAATACATTGCTGAGAACCTTGACAAGTCAATCTCTTACGGAGAATATCTTGCTGAAAATCTTGACAATTCAATTGCATACTCTGAATATTTATCAGAGCATGTACAGGGTAACATTGCATACTCTGAATACATTGCTGAAAATCTTGATGATAACATTGCGTACTCTGAGTATGTAGCTGAATCTCTTGATAAATCTATTGATTATCAAAGAACAATCGTTGAGAAGCTTAATGAAGGTGCTATAAACGAGAGCGTAGAAGGTGAAGATGGTGAAGCATCTGCTAATATGTTCCCAACACCGGAAGAAGTTGGATTCACAGCAATCGAAGAAGAAGAAGAAACTCTTGGTGATGAGGCACAGTCTCCATCACAAGATGAAACTCCAAAAGAAGGTGAAGAATCCGAAAGTGATGAAGAATCTTCTGATGAAGAAGTAAGTGCAGAAGAAGAATCTTCTGATGAAGTTGTGACTTCCGAAGAGGAAGAATCTTCTGATGAAGCTGATGAGGAATCTTCTGATGAAGAAACTAGTGAAGAAGAAGCACCCGCATTTACGGGTGATTCAGATTCTGAACTATCTAAATCTATTGATAAATTGATCGGTGAAGCTAAGAAGCGTAAGGCTTCTGAAACTGCCGATGTACATTTCTTGAAATTCTTGAACAAATCTCAGGTCGATAGTTTCTACAGCCTCACTAATGAGGAACAAGAAACTGTTAAACTTTACATAAACGAAAAAAGTTTCTTCACTACACAAGATGTATTGAAGTTGATCACAGAAGCGTTGAGTACTAAAAACGAGACTCTTGAAGAAAGAGTCCTCAGATTGATGCCGGAAAACATGAAGCCGATCTGGAACCAATTAAACGAGAGCACTAGAAAGTCTGTTCTTTCACAGGCAAGACTTTATCCAGATGAAGTACTCCAAACTGAAGCTCAGTTGGAACACTTCTGGAACACTAGAAATCTCAAAACGAATGAGACTGTAACTAAGAAATTAGTTTCTCACGAAGCACTTATCCAAGAGGATAAACTGCCAGAGAGTGAAATGAATTCTATTATGGAAAGATTCAAAAACCTTTAATCTGTGGGTAAAATAGATAAAAAACTAAATTAAAAAAATTATGTCACACATTAGAATAGACAAACAAAAAGCTATTAAGAAATGGGGTCCAGTATTGGAAAACATGGGTGTAACTAACGAAGAAAGACTTGATTGGTTGTCAGAATATGCTGAATTCCATTCAATCAATGAAAATGCTTACGTTAATGCTACAACTGCCGGTATGGGCGGTGTTCAATCTGCACAACCAGGTACTCTACCAGGTCTCCTTGGTGGTGGTTCAGGATTTGGATCACAAGGTGCTGTTTCAGGTAACATCGGATCAGGTGATCTTGGTCAGAACCTACTTCCAGTAGCTATGAAAATCGCAGCCCAGACAATTGGTCTTGACCTTGTTGCTGTAAAACCTACTCCGGGTCCAAAAATCGATCTTCTTTATATTGATTTCCAATATGATGATCTTAGAGATGTTGGTGGTGATTCAAGACCGCAAGTATTCAAGTTGAGTTCAACTGATGCTACTGCACTTACTGCACTTACTGCAACTCTTTCTCACAATATAACTAGTGAGGGTCTTAGAGAAACACAAGGTGGATTGGAAGATGGTCAATTGTTCTTGGATTTCTTGAGCGATACTATCGGTACTGCTGGTCCTACGGCTACTAAAGCAGGTTGGTTGGAATTCTTAGGATTCTCTCGTGTAGATGGTCTTCCTATTTTTAGAGCATTCCGTCAGTTTAACTCTACAACTGCTCCTAATAGTGCAGGTAGTGGTGCTTACCCATATCAGTGGGATGCGGATAAAAATACATTTGATAATGCTTCAAATATGAACGCTCAATTGGCAGCAGGTACATTCTCAGGAGTTACCTTCTCTTCTGTATCAGTTGATTTGGTATCTGCTCTTGAAGATCAGCTTCCAGGGTTCTCTGCAAATTGGAACTCTAATACAAGTTCTGGTGATTACCCAATGGATCGTGATCAAGATGATTCAAGATATGCAGGTGTTATTGGACCGAAGATTTCGTCTAAATCTGTTGCTGTTGGTACTATTGAAGTATCTTCTGCACTTAGAAGAACTGAAATCGAGGATATCAAAGCTAACACAGGTATGGATATCGTTCAGAAAATGGAGTCAATCCTTGTTAATGAACTTTCTCAGGTAATCTCTAAGCAGATTATTTCAAGAATCTTCGAACTTGGAGATGCTAACCGTGGAACTGCTCCAGCAGCCGCAACAGCAACTATTACAGGTCATACAATTTTCGACCTTGATACTGCATATGTTACAGCTACAACTGGACCAGGTGGTGAAACCACTCACGCAGTTCAAAGAAAACTCATCACTAGGATGATGCATGCTTCTAACTACATCGCAACTGAGGGTCGTGTTGGACCAGCACAGTTCGCTGTAACTAACGGGGGTCTTGCTGCTGCTCTTATGGATGTAGTTGGATACACTGTTAATCCAGTTAAATCTAAGTTGAACGGTCAGGGTCAGTTGTACCCAATTGGACAAGTAGCTGATATTCAGGTATATGTTGATCCATACATGAAGTACAACGATAACCGAATCGTACTTGGTAGAAAGAATAACCCAGATCAGCCAGGATTGATCTTCGTACCATATTTGATGGCACAGTCAATCTCTGTTATTTCTGAGGCAACATTCGCACCAAGAATGCTACTTAGATCAAGATACGCGATTGCTGACGTTGGTTTCTTCCCAGAGAAGCAGTACATGACAATCCGTGTGAAGGATGATGCACAGTTATTAAACTAAGCATTAGTTATAATAATTTCTCTAAAAAGAGGGTTCTTCGGAACCCTCTTTTTTTTTAATAAACTTTTCATTCTAAATATATATCATAATATACGAGGGGCGAAAGGTTCTTGAATACATATAGATATGGTTATTAAAAAGAGATTAAATGTTATAAACGATATATTGGATGGTAGTTCTAGCAGAATGCGTAGAAGTTATTTTGAAAAAAATTATAATGAGGTATTAATAGAAATTGAAAATTTCTGTTCAATTCTTGATTTACCTTTCAAGCAAATGATATGGCATTGGGTTAATGATTACCCAAAATATTATAAATGTGTGTGTGGAAATGATACCACATTCAATCGTAATTGGTTAAATGGGTATAAAAAGAATTGTTCTGCTAAGTGTGCACAAAATAGTAAGGAAACTAAGGTAAGAAGAAAAAAAACAACATTGTCTAAGTATGGTGTTGATAATGTTGCTAAATTGTTATCGGTTAAAAAAAAACAGGCTTCAACGAACTTAGAAAGATATGGTACAACATCATCTTTCCAGAATGAGGAAGTTAAAAAAAAGTATCGAGATACGTGTTTGAAGAGATATGGTGTTGATCATTATTTCAAAACAGAGGAGTTTAAAAAAACTTCTAAAGATACTATGATGTATAAATATGGTGTTGGTCATTATGTACAAAGTCTGGAATATATTGATAAGACTATTAGAACAAACAGAGAAAAATATGGAGTTGATTGGTTCACACGAACAGATGAATATAAAGCCAAGGCAATTGCCACCAATAATTCAAAGTATGGTGTTGATCATTATTCACAGTCCCCAATATATGTTGATAAGGTAAAAAATACGAATAAGTCAAAGTATGGAACTGATTGGTATTTTCAATCTTATGAATTCAGAAATTCCATAGATGGTATAATGAATGATAAATATGGTGCTACTCATTATACTCAAACAGAAGAATATAAAAATCTCATAAATAGTGATGAATTTGTTGAAAAAAGGCTAATGAAACGAATTAAATTCTATGATGATATGGGATTTGAATTCATATCCGCCTCAGACATTAAGGGGTTTGTTGATTTGAAGAATGATTCATGTGGACATACATTTTCGATACACCCAACAACATTACAGAGAAGATTGTCAGTAAACATTGAACCATGTTCAATATGTAACCCATTGAATAGTGGGTCGGGTCAAGAGAAAAATATAATGGAATGGTTGGATAGTATTGGAGTTGAGTATATACCAAACAGTAAATCAATAATACCACCCTTTGAATTGGATATTTATATACCTTCGAAAAATATAGCAATTGAGTATAATGGTTTATATTGGCACTCAGACTTATATAAACATTCTAATTATCATTTGGAAAAGACTGATTTGTGTAATGAACAAGGTATTAATTTACTACACATATGGGAAGATGATTGGTTGTATAAACGAGATATTGTTGAATCTATAATTAGGAATTTTTTAGGATTGACCAAGTATAAAATACCCGGTAGGAAGTGTGATATAAGAGTGATAAATGATAAGAAGTTGGTTAATGAATTTTTAGATATGAATCATATACAGGGCAAGACAACGTATAGAGATGCTGTTGGTCTTTTTTATAATGGTGAATTGGTATCTTGTATGTTATTCCATTCTCCAAAGAAAGGAAATGAATTAGTTAGATTTTGTAATAAATTAAACACTACAGTACATGGGTCTGCTTCAAAATTATTTAAATATTACATAGATAATAATGATGTTGATGAGATATCCACATTTGCTGATATATCAATGTTTTCTGGTAAGGTTTATGAAAAAATGGGATTTGAAATGTTATACAGAACATCACCGAATTATTGGTGGGTTGTTGATGGTATTCGTAAACATAGGTTCAATTATAATAAAAGTAAATTGATAAAAGATGGATTTGACCCACTTAAAACAGAGGTTGAGATAATGTGTGATCGTGGGTATCATCGTGTTTATGGTTGTGGTCAAGATAAGTATGTTTGGAGGCGTAATCATATTTAATATGGAATATATACTCTATGAGATACATAATGACATTCAATGAATCTAAGAGTTCATCCTTTGATATCAAGGATATTGAGGTTGATGGTTTCAAAGTATTTGTGGGCAATGATGTAGATTCAAGTAACTATCTTATTCGAGTAAAGGGTGATGACGATGATGTTGTTGTTAAATTAGTTGATAAGAGGCAACATGTTGCACTTATTCGTATTCGTGAAAAACTACCTACGAAAGAAACTCTTAAAAAAGTGGCTTGGGAGTTAATTAAATTATATAAAGAAGAATTGCCTGTTAATGTTGTTCATTCCAAAGTTAAATTTGTTGGGGATGAGCAAAATTCATATGATATACACGTGGATTTGAAGGTTAATGAGGGCAATGTGGGGACACAACGTATTGAGTTCACTGATAGTGGTTATGACCCATCTGATATAAGATACACTTTTTTGGCTATGGTTCAGAAGACATACCCACACGGATATGAGGAGCAGGTTGCACAAATGTTGCCTGATGTTGAAGTGGATGAATTTGGGAACTATTATAAAGTAATTGGGAATTCCAAAACAATGTTTGTGTCACATCTGGATACTCGTAGTGATGACCAAACCGAAATAAATTTATTTTCAAAGTCGGAAGGTGACTCTGAATTGATAATGACTGATGGTGAAACTATACTTGGTGCAGATGATAAAGCAGGCGTTGCACTAATGGTTTATATGATGTACAACGAAGTTCCGGGGATATATTACTTTTTCATTGGCGAGGAGGCTGGTTGCATTGGTTCTAAGGCAGTTTCTGATTCATTTGATACACAGACACATCTACATGGTGTTGAACGGTGTGTGGCCTTTGATAGAAAGGGTAACCACTCCATTATAACTAAACAAAAGGATGTAGTGTGTTGTTCTGATGAATTTTCTGATGAGTTATGTTCTCAAATGAACTCAAATGGATTAGATATGAAGAAAGACCCAACAGGTGTGAGTAGTGATTCTGCATCTTTTATGGGTGTTATACCCGAATGTACAAATATATCGGTTGGTTATATGAACGAACACACCCCTGATGAATGTTTAGATATGACATATTTGAAAAAATTATCAGATGTATGTGTGAATATTGATTGGGAATCATTACCTTTGTCTCGTAAACTTACACAAAATGAAACTACAGACAATATTGAAAGAATGGGGATTGAAGGTAAATGATATAAAATCCCGTATAGATTCTGAAAGTATAGAAGTGAATGGTGTGGTTGTGACTGATATCAGAATGGATATTGGTGATATATCACAAGTTATTTCTTCTGGTTCTTGGTTCAGTGTCTTTCAAAACACTGGCTTATTTGATAAATGGAAGAACTTTATACCCGAAGTATTTGAACTGAGAGATATCATGTCTGGTGAGAGTAATATAAAAAATGATCTAACTGAATTTTTAAAAGAATGGAAGATGGTTCAACTGGCATCACATGAGACTGTTTTTGTGAAACTTGGGAAGTCGTCTGATAAAGGCATTTTATTTGACATTGAGGGACAGAAACCACAATTTAGAAAAGTCGATGATGTTAGTGAGATAGTTGTGGATGTTGATAAACTGAAAAGTAGTCTTGAAAAGGTGAATAAACAATTGAACAATAAGGGTTTCGTTGAAAATGCACCAAAGTTCAAGGTAGATGAAGCAAAGGCTCGTAAAGCCAGACTTGAAGAGAAGTTGGCATCAGTTTCCTAATTGTCTTTGTATGATGTGTATTTTATCTTCATTTCTTGTATCAAGGAGAAAATCTATTTTATCATTTACGTAATCTTCATCCTCTAATTTTTCATCATCCAACATTTCTAATATATCCCCATCCGGTAAAACGTGATATAATTTACCATTTATCCTATCCGATAGGAAACTTTTATACATTGCCAATCCTTTTTCAAATCCAATGTATTTCCCATTCGGTTTTGGATTCTTTTCAGTACCACACCAACAACGTATCATCAGTTCTTGTTCTCTGGTCATACCTTCTTCTCTCACTTTATATAGAGGTCTGTTTATTTCATCATATTCATAATAGTGTGTTACATCATCTCTACTTTTGTCTAATTTTATTATTTTCTTTTTCTCCCACCAATATTCTCCTTCTTTATCATCATATTCTTTGTTGTGGTAAACATAAGTGATGTAATTATCATCTTCGTCAATTTTCTTCTTATCACTGAACCATTTGCTGAAAAAATCCTTTACTGGTATTGGTACAGTTCTTTCTACCCATTCGTCATTGGATTCCTTTATGAATTCTATGAAATGTTTTAATTTTTTCATTCCGTTGGTCTTTTTTTGGCTTTCTTACCAACTAGATCTTCTTTTATCATAATAGCCCACAATGGATATTTCTTACCGTTGATGGTTTTATACCTCTTATCATTACTTACACGAGTGTCCATTGCATTTGCAACTGTTCTGATACTAAGTGGGTGTCTTGTTTCAAAGTTCATGGTCAGGTAATCCACTAAATTAAGAACTTCTTCTTTCATTTCATCTGGGATATCAGGCTTCATACTTGTGAGTATGCCTTTAAGCCTTTCCAATACCTCTTCATGTGTTAGATCAACATCAATACTTGCAGTTGCCCTTGTTACCAATGCAGGGTCTATTTCGTGTTGTTTAAGGTTGGATATGAATATTACTCTTCCTGTGAATGTAAATTGTTTTGGGAGTTTCCCTTTATTCTTAGGAAAAAACAGTTGTTTATTGTCTGCCATTGATTTATCCCCTTTGAAATTTGCAATTATATCATTCATGGTCATCCCTGCAACATCGAAGTGGCTTTTCAATTTTCTTGTTACGGTTCTTTTGGGTTTTGAATCAAGTGCAGATTTTAATGTATTTACATCTTTGAAAACAGAATCACAATCATCGAATATTATCAATTTGTCGTGGTTCATAAACAATTCCTCAAAAAGATTGGCTTCTGATATGTTACCTGAGTTGAATATATAATCAATTCCTTCTCGTAAGTTTGCACCTTCTAGTGTAGTTGTTACATCATGTGTCTTTCCAACTCCCGATTGACCTGTTATTATTAATGAATTTGCATAACCATATGCTACTTGTAGAACCTTTTCCTTGATAAGTTCAAACACATCTATTGTTATGTTATCAAGTTCATCGTCACTCATTCCTATAAATGAATGAATGTGGTCACCGCCTTCGAAATCACCATTTCTTTCAACTATGAAATTTCCTATGTGTTTAATAATTCCCATATCTATTATCTATATATAAAATCCGTATAAACTTTTTTTCGTATATTTGTATAATATATAGTAATGATGATCTGGGGGCGTTTCGGCAGTTGATTTATAATGTCGTTCGTTATTGAGCAGGTATCGGGCTGATTGACACCGATTTGATAAGTCGATCAACTTGTAAACGGCAACGTTACAAATGAAGTAGGTACTCGTGAAGATGTAGTAGCGGTTCTACGAAACGGACAGTTCGAGGCAACTGAGCTTGAGTTGGTTTAACCACTGATTCATTAAAAGTTCCACTGAAACACAGCAGTCTAAAATGGTGTGGGTTTTTTGTCGGAGTTTTTTAGATACGAAAGAACCGAATATTTTGTCAGATTTAGAAAAATTTGACTAAACTTGTGAATGATTGATATCGTTCCGTTATGAAGATGAGGGTTCGAATCCCTCCGCCTCCACAAAAAAACCCTACCGAAGTAGGGTTTTTTCTTTTCAACAACTTTTTAAATATTTATTATAAAACCTATATGGAAACAACTCAATTGGATATAACAGAAATCAAGAAAGAATTGATTAAAAGCAGAACACTTGCTCATTTCAGTCATTATGTGGCTGGTAACCTATACTACAAGGTAGAATTGTCAAGTGGGACATATCAGTTCCCTATTCCTACTGTGGAAAATGAATTTTGTATGAGTAGTGCTGCTGAATATGGACTAGCTGATATTTCAGATGATCGATCAATGACCATATATGAGTTGTCGTCTGACCTTGGTACTACGGCTTTTGATAATGAGATAAAGGCTTCATTCCTCAATAGATGGATTCAGAAGGCTGTTAAGAAAGATGAATTTATCCGTGTATGATAGATAGGTTTAGGGGTAGATATTTTTTCCTTTCCAACTTTTATCCATGTGAGATAAAACACAAGGGTATATCATATCCATCTGTTGAGCATTATTATGTAGCACAAAAATTCCGTGGTATGCAATTCTATGGTGGGTATCATTTCACTGAACCCGATTTCAAAGAAATGATTTCGAGTATAAAAGACCCATCAGATGCTAAAAAGCTAGGTAGAACACGTAAGATACGTTCTGATTGGGATTCTATAAAAGACGATGTTATGTCATTTGGTGTTACTTATAAATTCACCAAACATCAGGATCTCAAAGATATGTTATTGGCAACTGGTGATGATCATATTATTGAGGGAAATTACCATCACGACAATTATTGGGGTGATTGTAGATGTGATAATTGTAATTTGAAGGGGGGAGGTGAGAACAAACTTGGAATCCTTCAAATGTCGATAAGGGAAAGTATTAAGGATGAAGAAAAGCCATCTTTGGAAGATCGAGTAAATAGAAATTTTTTAAGTAAAGGAAATGAATGAATCACCTTATTTTATTTCGGGAAAAGAAAGAAGAAAAAACAAGAAAGAATTATCACTCTTGGAGAGTTCAATCCGAGATTTTTGGCGTTTTGAGCAAATAGACCGTGATATGGGTGGGGTTTGTGATGATGTGGATGCCCAAAGGCGTTATGATAAAATGATTAAACGGAGAAATAGGTTGAGTTTTTTCCTTGGTTTGTTGAGTGATGAAATATAGACAAAATAGATGATAAATCTATTTCGTGAGTGGATCATCTGTTCTTAGAAAATCTATGGAGATGTATAGATCATGTTCCGAATTGGGTGGGTTTATGGAATATTTTTCACAAGTAAGACCATAACCTTCAATAATCTGTACCATATCACTAATTGTTTTGTGTATCTTTTGTATTGTTTCAATGGTTTTACTTATTTTTGGGAGTTCGGGTATGATACTTATTGATGGTTTATAGAGTTCAAGTGTCGTGCCTTCAAAATATAACATACATCTTATAGTGGTATCTTTATCGTTTCCATATTTACGATACCCCCATATCTTGGATTTGTTAATTGGGAAATCATCAACTAACTCACTGAAAACTTCCTTGACGAAAGCAACATCTTCATGATCTTCGGAAACTCGTTCACCACCCCTTGATTCGTTGAATTTTTTATATCTATGTATATTCATAATGTATTTAGTATTTTAATTTTTCTTTGGTATCTCTATCGCATATCTATCATTCCAACTCATCTAACTTTATGTCATTTTCTGTTAATATAACTTCCCATTCTATTTCTGATTCAAATACGTCTATATCTGCAGTTGTTGATAGAACTTGACTTGGTTGCAGTGAACCATAACCTGTGATTTCTAAATCCCTTACTAGGATGTACCATAATTCATTTTCCGGATATTCTAAATTTGTCATTTCTATTTTATTTATTTTATATTCCACCTCCATCAGTTATTGACCAACCAAATGTGCTAATTAAACTTGTTCTTGCAGTTTCGGCTGCACTTCCTAATGTGTATTGGCTATTACTAAAATGTATATTAACATTTGGTGAGCCTATACCACCTGGATATGCTGTTTGTAATTGTGCTTCCCAAGCCACCAATACTGGGTCGTAATTTGTAGTTGATAAAGAAGTACTTAACCTCATAAACTCTGATGCATTTGTTATACCAGTTACATCCCAATTACTAATGTCTTGATTAAAGACACACACTACATTAGAAAGTCTTCTGAACATCCTATCAATTCTTACAAGTGAAGTAGTAGTCCAAGAACCGATTGGTTGATTGAAAGAACCTGCACCCGAAAACATACTTATCATATTAGTAACAGAACTCACATCCCAACTACTGATATCTTGATTGAATTGTGTTGCAACTTGGAACATACGTACCATATTAGTAACAGAACTCGTATCCCAACCACTTATATCTCCATTGAAATTAGAGTTTCTGAACATCTCCTCCATATCTGTGATGGTAGAAGTGTTCCAATTTGAAAGGTTTGGTGTACCATTATTATAAGCAAACATTAAATTCGTTGATGATGCAGATGTTAAATTCCAATCCCTTATATCGCCAGCAAAATCACCATAAGAAAACATTTCAACGAAATTTGTTACATTGGATACGTCCCAGGCGTTTATGTCCTGATTGAAAGTATTTGTTCTAAGTGAATATCCACCGAACATCCTTCCCATATTTGTTACAGATGAAGTGTTCCAATTATCCAATGGCTGATTGAATAAATCTGCACCACTGAACATTTCAAACATATTTGTTACAGATGATACGTCCCAACTGTTAAGTGGTCTATTAAATGTAATATTCTTACTGAACATATAACTCATATTAGTAACAGAAGAAACATCCCAATCACTGATATTTGGGTTTATCTGACAGGTATCATTACCACCACCAATTCGCCCAAAACAGTAAGTCATATCAGTTACAGCAGAAACATCCCAACTATTTAAATCTGCATTTACTATGGATTGACAATCTCTGAACATTGAGTTAAATGTTGTAGTAGTTATTGTAGGAGCATCTGTCGCACTTATATCTAAGTTAACACATCCGTAAAATACTGAGCCATTAGTAAGGTTTAATGCACCCCAATTAGATATATCAATAATCTTCTCTTTATCACCTCCATTGTTAAACTGGAATCCTTCGATAGTACCACTTATAGTAATTGTGTAAGTACCTGATGAGGCATATACGTGCGTTCTGTTGGCATAACTTAATGATGATGTATTACCATCACCCCAGTCAATTGTGCCCGAATATACACCACCCGATTCAAGTGGTAGAACTACTGTGTCAGATGCACTACCAGCCTGAGTAGTGTCCCAAGTTGATATAAAACTATCACCACCCAAACTAGTTTTAATATGACCAATTTTATTCAGTGGTCCAATATGTGATGAAAGCCTTCCTAACATATCAATTGAATGTATTTGTTTGTCCAAGTATAGTTGATGATGTACCTGTTTTTAAAATGCTAAGTCCAATTATATCTGTTTGGTCAGAGTTAAACGAGTATGTTCCATTTGACCATTTAACAGAATGTGTAACTCCATTTATTAAATATGATTCTGGTTGGTAAATTGTACCACTTTGTTCTAATATTATTGTTATGGTATTAACATCATTCTCTTGTAGGTTTATGAGGTCTACTTTAAATGGTGATGTTAAAGATTCGTGGTAGAATATGTTACCGGATGTGCAATCATAAAAGTGTGTATTTGATGAGGTCGTGTATTGTCCATATCTCTCAGATACTGCACCGATATCTAAAGCACCTTCAACTTTGAGGTTATCTTTTATAATAGATTGTGTTCCATCATAATGGTATCTCAAATTCCCATTCCCATCTGCTAAGTATATGTTTTCAATAGATAGTGATCCTAGTAATTCTGTAGAATAACCACCGATTATCACAGAAGCAGATGCTGATATGGTATCATATCCAGATTGGTGGCCAATGAATAAATTGTTAGTTCCTGTTGTATGGTTGAATCCTGAGTAAGCACCGATAAAGGTATTGTTATCACCCTCTGTATTATCAACACCGGAATAAGCCCCAAAGAATGTGTTAAATCCACCTGTGGTGTTATCACTTCCGGAGTTTGCACCAACAAATGTATTATTACCTGAGCCACTTAATGATGATTGTCCCGAATTTATGCCTATAAATGTATTATTTACTGTGTTAGAACTTGCAGTTGAACTCTGTCCTGCATTTGTTCCAATGTATGTATTATATGTCCCTTTGTCATATCTACCTGCACTTGTTCCAATATATGTATTGAATGCATTTTCTGCAGTCTTACCTGCTTCGAACCCCACTGCAACATTAAAAGATGATAGAACACTATCCTTCATTGCAGAATGTCCGACTGCAACATTGAATGCTGATGCTGTTGCACTATCTCCCGAAGAAATATATTGAGCCGAATCTTGTCCAACATATACACTGAATGCATCTGAGTGGGTTGGTTTTGTTACATTTGAATATGTTCCATTCATGAACAATGAGTGTGTTCCAATAAACCCAAAACCATAATTATATTCTTTCCCTATTTGAAATGAATTTTCTACAGAAAGTCCTTCATTTATATCATTACTGTATGTGTATGACATAGTACCATCATATGTCAGTGATACATCACCACTATCATATGTTTCCACGTAATCGTTATAATAAAAACGGTGGCGGTGTTGTGTTGATGCAGATAATCCATTTGATGGGGTTAGTCCTGCATATATGTAGGTATATTTCGAGATTATTCCAGATGATTGGAACTCACTTGATTCTAAGTATGATGATGTTATTCCCCTTTCCCCAAACATATAATACTTATAGGTTGCTATCATGTCGAGTCCCGGAAATAATTCTCCAACACTGAACAATCCCGTCATTACGGTTTGTGTGTATGGACGATTGCCCGGTTGAATAGTAGTTGAGTATGTTGCTATATCACCTGTAAATGTATATGGGTAATCGAATATTGCAGATGTTGTGAAAAAGTTAAAATTTTCATTGCTTATTTCAGTACGTATTGAGTTTATATTCATAATACCTACCGGTATAGATACAGTTGAGCCGTTCAATAATCCAAGTCCACCTCCTGTTGGTCCTTGTGGCCCAGTTGCACCTTGAATACCTTGTGGTCCAGTAGCCCCCGTTGGTCCAGTAGTCCCCATTGATGTAGTTAAACCACCTATGTTCAGAAATCCATTATCATTTGTGAGTATCAATGAGTTTGTACCACTTACCAATCCTAGTGAATCCATTAATATGGCGTTTCCATCACTTGATATTGTTGCACCACCAATATGTACCGAACTTGTTGATACAAAAATATCTTTCCAAAGAGATGCAGAAGAACCGATGGAATATGATCCAGATACAGGTATCATATTTGCATTCACAAAAAGGTTTCCATTTGAATATGATAATCCCATTCCTTGGATATATTCTTCTATTGGTTTATCAATTCTGAGTGGGGTTTTGTTGCTCAATTGGTCTATTTGTTGTTTGAGTTTGGGTAGTGCCAATGTTGCCTCATTCGAAGAATTGAAGTCTAATGTTATTACTCTATCCGAGTTCAAACTTATCTTTATAAGGTTATTCACAACAAAAACATTTTTTACTGTGTGCGCATTGATCGTATGCCTTATGTTAAGGTCTTCATCATATATTTTGATGGTCCGGTCTGTCTGACTCAATGGATTTATGAATGTTGGATTACTGAAATTACTCATAAACTATATATTTAATACTAAGACCAGATATTCTCCAAATTGACCTTTGATGTTATTTCAATCACTTCACTTTCATTTTTAAGTGAATATTCCGTAAATGGTCTGAATGTTTCTATTATATTACACACTGTTGATTGTGAATTATCATCTAAATCATGATTGAAAATTTGTATGAGGTTATGGATTTCTTCTGTTGTCAGATCATTCTTATTTCCTAAAAAATATATGAAATTGTAGTTGTGATCTTTATATAGTTCTATTTTACCCGAACTTGCCATTGATGTTAAGAAGTGAGTGAGTGAATTTTCAACACCTATGGATGGTGTTGAGTATCTGAATCCATCAATGGCAAATTCTTTGTTGATATCATCATAATTTTCCATCACATGGTCTGGGACATTAATGTAATTGAAATTTTTCTCTCCGAATTCAATTGTGTTGGTTTCTCCCAATTTATCCACATAATCAATTTCAATTGGTTTGTTGTTGGTGAATTTGACAATTTCCAAGAAGATAAACACAACATCTGCCCCTTTAATATCTTCAAATGTATACCCATTTGGTAATATTGTGTTCTTTCTAACAATAGATTTTATCTTGTGTATTATTTCTCCTAAATTTTCTTTATCAAAGCCAATTTCATATTCAGTTATGTCTTCCATAGAAGCCTTTTTGATGGATATTTGAAAATCATCTTTATAAAAAAGACCTTTGGATGGGAGTATTTCCACCGACAGATCTTTGTTCATTTTCAATATTCCATTTAAAAAGTTACTTATCATTTCCGGTAAATAATTTTATGCCACTCAGTTTTTCAAAAATATAATTGGTAATTTCATCTTCTGTTGAATTTATAGGTATGGTCAGATAATGATTGTGTTCAATATTATTCACATCTTTGATATCCAATGTTATTCTTATGTGTGTGGATATATTATTCAGGTCATTGTAAAGACCATATAGAATGTGTGATATTTGTGCATCATCACCCTTATCATTTATTACGGTTTCTATTTCATATCTATCACGAACGAAAGTTATTGTGTTTATTGAATCTGTTATAACTTCCAATCCATCTGGTTTTATATCTTCTAATTTTATATCGATTCCATCTATAATGGCATTTGCCACATTTTCTATTGATTCTAGTTTCTCAAGTGTTGATTTTTCACAGATGGCGATATGTTGTGTGTTGCTATACCCTTTGTATAACTCTATTGCTATGAGTTCCACACTGAAATTATCATTCAGGTAATGTGTAAGTTCTATTAGGTCATCATCTGTCAATTTTTCACGTTTTAATTCAAATCCAACACAATTTTCGTCTAATCTATATGATGTGTGGCATTTGAACTTTAAATAAGTCGACCACTCTATTTCACATGGTGCTATTTCGGGTTCTTCGAAAGTGTCTATTTTCATTACTAGATAATCTTTGGTTATCTCAACTACATCATCTATATTTTCGATTATGAAATGTTCATCATCTTCATATGGTTCGTGTTCTTCATAACTTTCAAGGTAGATCATAATGGTGTATATATAAAAAAACAAATTTTTCAAAATGATATATTGTGGGGATGGATTGAGTTTCATTGAGAGTATTGAAAAAAATTCAATTGATCTTATATTAACTGACCCACCATATGCAATTTCTAAAAGTTCATTTTTTGAAAAAACAGATGTGAAAAGTAAATTTTCATCAATGACACATCATTTTGGGGATTGGGACCTCGAAGAAATAGACCTTCAGAAAATGTTCATTGAATCGCATAGAGTATTGAAAAGAGGTGGAACTTTGATAACGTTCTATGATATTTGGAAATCAGGTCTTGTGAAAGAGGCGGCATTGAATGCAAGATTTAAACAACCGAGGGTTGGTCAATGGTTAAAAACAAACCCGGTTCCGTTGAATTCAAAAAGAAATTACCTTTCAAACTCTGCAGAATATTTCTTTTCATTTGTTAAGGATAAAAAGCCAACCTTCCATTCAGAGTATGATAATGCTGTTTATAAATATCCATTGTGTTATGGTAAAAAGAAGACAATTCACAAAACACAAAAACCATTAGGACTTTTTGAAGAACTCATACAAAAACACTCAAATAGAGGGGATATTGTACTTGATATGTTTTCTGGTTCGGGAACAACGGCTGTTGCATGTGAGAACCTTGGTAGAGAATATATATGCATTGAAAAGGATGAGAAGTATTATGATATTTCAATTGATAGGTTGAATGAGGTAAAACAATTAAAAATGTAATTCATATAATAAAAAATAATAATTGGTATATGTCATTTAAAGTAAAAAATTCACAACTAAGTAATGAAACACTCGCAGTTCTCACAAAATTGATAGATGAGGATATAAATGCAACTTCTGCATTCAAACTTGCACGTGTAGTGAAACACATTTCTTCCATAATAGAAGATAAGGTAAAGATGGAGCAAAAAATCCGAGAGAAGTGGATTGCTCGTGATGATAATGGTAACCCTATTGTACCAAAGGATGATAATGGTAATCCGATCGAAGGACATGTTACGATATCGGATATGAATGGTTTCAATAAAGATATGAAACAACTTATGGAAGTAGAAAATGAGATTCCATATGATAAAGTTTCATTTGATGATCTTGAATATGGTGGAACTTCTAAGGTTTCTGATATGATAAAGATAGAGTTTCTTTTTTCTTAGGTATTTCTTAGACTAAATGGTATTGATTTTTTTATATATAAGAAAATCACATTTTAAGAATGCCATCAACATATTCTGTAAATACTGGAAGTACAACCGAGGCGGTAAGTTACAATAACATTTCTGATGTATTAAGTGGCCTTCCGAATAATACGAACAATCAAATAACTCCTGAGGATGTTAGGAATGCAGTTTTTTCAAATTGGGAAAATTCAGTAATAAGATACACATCGAATGGGTCAGATTCGTATATAGGTATTGACCGAGATGATATCAAAGACAAGATATTATTAGGTAAAAAGAAACTGAATGGTAGTCATATAATATCAAATACATTGGCAACTTCCGATGCCGATATTTTTATTTATAATACCAAGGTAGATTCTGCTCCGAATCAAATGACCAAAATACAGATACTTGGTGGTGATGATGATACACTGTATGAATATGCACCATATATATCGGTTGGTAAAGTATCGGGTTCAACCCCTTCATTAGACCTTAACATAATACACACCAATCCATTTGGTGGTGATTTTAATTTTCAAGCGGGTACCAAGGGTAGAATATCATTGAATGGGATGGTTTTCCCCTCCTATGATGAATATACTGCAATGGGTTCAAATCAAGCAAATGCAACGGATAAGTTTTTGGTTAGGACATCTGCGGGGTATATTGAGTTGAAATCTGCATCATTTTCGGGCATACCTGCACCAACATTTACAGAAACAACACCTGTTCCTGTTGGAATTGGTGGGATTCCTGCGGGAACTACTTTCTCGAATGTTGCATTTGAGGAAATGTTGAGAACGTTATTATATCCATATTTGGGTCCAGCTTCTTCTATTAGTATATCTACGCCTATACGTGAAAGAAATCACGTAACAAGTGATTCAGTTCCATATGATTATCAGATAGTTAAACGTAGTGGTGATGTAACATCAAGTTTATTGGTGGGTGGCGCAATTCCACCAATTTCCCCTGTTATTGGACCATCTATAACAGGTGGTGGGTTTGTTACTAATGATTATTCAGCAACACAGTCCATAACCAATGTTCAGATTCAAAACAGTAGTAGTGGAAAATTCACGTTTTCTTTCATAACTACTGATGGAACACAGTCTTCTACTGCTTCAAGTGTTTTGGAATATGTGTATCCATATTATTATGGGTTCTCTGCAACAACATCAAATGTTGCATCTCTTATATCGGGTGGAACATTCAGTAAGTTGGTAGATGTTTATGGAAGTCAATCACTTGCTATCACAGGAGAAGGATATTTACATTATTGTTATCCGTCATCGTATGGTGATATAAGTGAAATATATGATGGTAATGGGTTCTTGATATTTGATTTTGGAACACCCTCGTCAACATGGACACACTCAACTGTTACCGGGGTTTCAAGTGAATTGGGTATTTGGTCGGGAGTTACATATAAAGTTTATAGTACAACAGTTCCAATTGAGGTGACGTTGCCAACACAAACATATCAATTTAATTTTTAAAAAAGAACAGTATATAAAAGGATGGCTATAAATATAACAGATGGATTTTACTTGGGCAGACCAACTCCTATCGATACTAGGATAGTTGCAAAAAACTCATCTCAAAGAACTTCTATAAAACATAAATATGATGGACTTAGGGTTTTTCAGACCGATACAAGAGAGTCTTGGGTTTGGAACTCTCCAAGCAAAACATGGGAATTGGAAGAAACTGGCATTTCCGGATTAGTTGGTAATACTGGGTATCTTACTAAAATAACAGGTACTAATTCTTTAACAGCATCGAATATTTACATTGATGCATCAAAGGGGTATGTTGGTATTTCACCATATGGTGTGACATCTCCATTATCACCGACATCCATTTTACAATTAAGTGGGTCAAATAGTAATAGTCCTATAAATATCTATAACGATAGTACAATTGGTGCAGGATTTTCTTATAACTGGAAATATGATTCTGGTAATAGTGTTCATGGATTGACACAAGGTTCTTTGAAATTGAATTTTGATGGGAGTACAAGTCACTTTGTTGCATCTGTTCGAAATGCTGGCGACCTTGCGGTTAGATATAATGACATATTCGAACTCAATAAAACGACACAAGGTGGTAAGTGGAACATAATAAAAACTCCGGGTACTGGAAATTTTGTAAATGGTAAGGTTGTTTTTGATAATCAAACATTTGGAGTTGGTGTTCCGATTGTTACCTATAAGAAACCACAACATGTTTATATTGATGGTCCACTTCGAACGAATTCTGCAAAATATGAATCGGTTACTTGGCTCACATATGATGGTTCAAATATAATATCGCAATATGGTATAAATCGCCAAAATTCTTCTATACCAAGTACAAGTGTAAGTGGCAGTTCGACATATAAGTTGAGACAAAGAGATGAGAATTTGATTATAGATTCCACTACAAAGGCAACAATGTATATTAATCTCGGAAGCCTTGGTGATAATACTGATCATATTGGTCGGTGTGTTAATATATCATATCAAAGTTCTAATTCAATTATTGGGAGCAAGGCTATCATACAATCAACTAATGATATTGTTGATATGACTGGTAATGTTACTGATGTTGTTCTTCATTCAGGTGAATCTATAAATATGATATCATTTGTATCTGGGCGTAATATTAAATGGAAAATATTAAACAAGAGGCGGAATTGGGAAGAAATATCAGTTGGTCCAATGGGTGCAACAGGGGCAACTGGTCCAGTAGGTGTCTATCCATATAACAATACTTCAACAAATACTGTTGTGAGTACATCTACCCGGACATATTTTATAAATGCCACTAGCTCTAATATACAAATGGTTCTACCTGATCCAAATACAGATGGTGGTGGTGAGTATAAATTCAGAAGAATTGATTCTAGCACATATAGTGTATTATTAATACATACTATGAGTGGATCGAATAAAATAGAATATGATGAATCGTTGCTACTTGGTAATGAAACATCTTATACACTTGCGAGTAATGGGAGTGGGTGGTTTTTAATGTGAGAAAAATAAAATGAAAAATGTCTTATATACCAAACAAATCAAAATATTTATTTTCGAATATACCAATAATATCGTTGATGATATAATCACTCATATGATTTAGTCTTTGTCTTCAATTGGTTCAAACCACCACTTGAAATAAACGTGGTTGTCGCCTTTCAGTTTATACTGTTCTCCATCATAATTTATATGTATTACATCATTATATGATTTGAGAACTTCAATTTCAACACCTTCTTTCAATTTCATCATTTTACCATTAGTTGATGAATAACAGATAACCTCATCTTTTATTTGCTTGAAGAATCCGGTCTGTGGTTTAAGGAAATTCTGTACTGACTTTATAAGAAACCCCTTTAATCTTTTTACCCATATTTCAGTTAGTATAAGTGTTTCTTCTTGGAATACTTCGGAAATAACTTTTGGTGCAGATAGTATATCCTTCACCACGCCCCAATATTCACTTTCACTGATAGTGAAACTTATATAAGCATCATATGTATAATTTGAATTTTTCACAATTCTGATTATTTTAAGGCTTTTAACATCTTGGTCATCCAAAGATAATTGTGATTTGAGTGATCTATATGCTGCTGACCCCGCCATTGATTTGTGTATATCGCCAATCCTTGAAAGTGCCGTTCTTATTTGGTCTAAATGTCGATCATGTGCATCTATTGACAATTCCGGATTCTGTACCCAAGTTGCTGGTTGAACTGTATCGGGGTTCATACGTTGTAAGTTGAATTCAGAAAATTCAAGGATTAGTTTAGGCTTTCTCATATTAATATATATTAAAAAGGAAAATCTTATAATGCATATAAAACGTTTCGATGAAAAATCCAATGTTGGTGAAATATCAAATGAGAGATTGGATGAAATTTCAACAGATATGGCAGAGGTGTCTGATACATTGAACAATAAAGTGGACCTCATAGATCTCCTTTTAAATGAGATCTCTCAATTCAAAAGCCAATCAAATAAAAAAGTGGATCAAATTGATGAAATCATGACCGAACTCCAATTATTGAATAAAACATTTATCGAATCACAGGAAAGAATTTCAAAAATTGTTTCGAACATTGATGATTATCGAGAAGATGGTAGAAAAGAATTGTTTTGATATTCAGTTTTGGGTTTATGTGTAAACTTTTACTTATATTTGTATAATATTATTATGAATAAAGCCAATAAAGATAGTGTTGATAAAGGTTATACTTGGACACCATATATTATGATGAATAATGACGTAGTAGAGGCGGATTGGGCTTTATATAATATAAAGTCCCGGTATTATAAAACTACTGACTTTGGTTCGCCACTGACATTTGTCGAAAAATTGAAGAATATCATAAATGGAATCGAAGACCAACACTGATAAGTTATATGGGTATCCAGTATCGAAGGATGGTGCAACTATAAATGTTGATATATCAAATTGGGATGTTAGTGGTGTTACAGATTTTGTATCTATGTTTTCACAATATAAACCTGAGTCATTTGAAAATAGACTTAGGAATATGATTAAATCACTTAAGGAATCTTAACTTATACACTAGTTTATAAAGGTTTATAAGAACATCATCAATTATTGCCTGTATATGTGCATCTTCTTCAAGTATTGCAGAATATCTTGTCCTCTTTACGAATTCTGCAACATCTATGAAATATTGTACCGGCTCAGTTGAATTTTCATTTTCTTTATCTATTATATCATATCCTTCAATTATATCATATTGACCTTGGTAAACTTCAACTAGGTCATCTATTGTGTTAATTATTTCTTCATAATATCCTTCAAGTGCCAAATGACTTGCATGTGAGCCATCTCCTTGTGCCTTTAAATGAAACATATGTGCCATTTCTCTTGATTCGAATAGTTTTGATATGAATTTAACGGGGTTGGATTCTGATACTTCCTCACTTGATTCATCTGTTTCAGTTTGTGTAAGGTTGCCTTCTCCTTCATCAAATTCCGGAATGGGTTGTTCCATCATATTTTCATTGCACTTTGATGCAACTTTTTCTTCAATTATTGTGAATTTTTTCATTTGGTCTATATATGTTTTTCACCTTATATATTAAATGGTAGATGTATAATTAAGAGTTTTGGTTCTTAATATATAAATAAAATAGTTCCTTATTATGGCATATATTAAAAAATTTACGAAATTTCAGGAAAGTGCAGCAGTTGCAGAGGAAAAACCAGTGGTTAAACCCGATAAAACTGAGACAAAACCTAAGACCCGACCAAAAAGACCATCACCCTTTCCTACGAAGAACCCAGGTGAAAAGAATTTGCCAGACCCACTTGCAAAGGCAACCGAAGAAGATGTTATCGATAAATTCATAAAGGTTGCAAGTGAGCAAGGAGTTGATCTTGAAAAATATTTCCCAGATGCAGAATGAAAAATTATTTACAATTTATAAAAGAAGAAGCAGAACTTAAAGGTAATAAAGGTCTCCCTGATGATTGGATGGATAAGACCGACCAAAAAGCACAAAGAGATTTGGGTGTTCGTAAGGATGAGCCTACGGGTCCGCCATTGCCACCTCCCCCACCTGGGTTTCAACCACCTCAGGGAATGCAAGTTCCCCCACCTGGTACTAGAATACCAGGACCACAAGTTATGAGGCTTTCTCTTGAATTTAAGAATAAAATGAATGGTGTTGCTTCTATTTTAAAAAATTATGACGAAAATACCGTAAAGGAAAAATTTTCTGAACTGGCAGAGGAAGCAGTTAGGGAAGAATTTGGGAAGATTTTGGATGATATTGGATTTGATATTAAAATGACGAGAATCGGAGAGGTTGCTGAAGATTTTCCTCAACTTAAAGATATCCCTGAAGACCCAAAGTCCAAAGATGACCAAGCCGATGAAATTACCAAAGATGACGATTCTGATGAAATTGATAAAGATGACGATTTTGATGAAAAAGATGTACCATTTGATACCCGTGAGGATGCAATGGCTTTTCTTAATTCCGAAAAATTAAAGAGGGACATTGATAAGAAGAAATTAATGGATATGGTTGTCCATGGTGAAGGAATTAATACCAAGAATATATTACATAGTGATATTATCAAGGCTGGTTTGGTTGAGTTATTGGGTGAGGATGATGGAACGGAAGTTCATAGATTATATGATGAAATATCAAAAATACATATTAAAATGAGTTGGTTGGACCCACTTGACAGTGCTGCTGAAAAATTCGCGAAGAGGTATCAAGATATGGCGGGGGCGTGTAAAGTGAGTTGGGAAAGTGATTCTAGTGAGGATGGTGATGGTGATGTTAATGATGAAGAAGAAAGTCAAGGCGAGAATGGTATGTTTGCCTCCGATGACCTTGAAAAGTTATTAAACGATATCGAGGAAAGTGGGGATGTTGATGGTGAGGAAGTTGAGACCAATGATGGTCACGGACTTATTACCGTTAGAGGTGTTGATTTGCCTATGCTTATCCATGAAGCTGTTAAGGGAGTATATCTTATGATAGTTTCGAATGGTCTTATGTCATATGATGACACAACAAGAGATGCTGTTAAAAAAGCAACATTTTCAGGATATGATGAAGCAGAGGGTTCTCGATATGGTCCATATATTGCAGCGGAACTGAGAGATTTTATAAATTCATGTGATGGCTCTGATAAATTGGAATCTGCTAGAACATATGTTTTTGGTGAGATGGTTCAATTACCAACAGACCAATTCTTAGAATTGATGTTGGGTATATTTGAAAAGACATCAAAGGCAAAATTATGGGTAGAAAATACCATTTCAGGGATTTTGCAACAGATATCAGATTATGAAAGAGGTGAAGTGGATGATCAAATAAGTGGTGATGATGTAGAAGTTGCGGGCGATGATGATAGTGGTGATGAACTTGATAAAATGCGTAACCAAAAACGTGGATATGCTCAAATGAGTCAAGCGGAATTGAATGATGTGTTGAATCAATTATTGGATGATAAGAATTATGCTGAAATTGAGAAACTGAAGAAATATCTTCCAAATAATGAGAGTGTTATGTCTAAGATAATATTCGAAAAGGCAGTTGAAAAAATAATGAGAAGTAAAAAATGAGATTTTCTAAGTATTGGTCGTTCAGAGATGACAAGCTATTAAATGAGAATGTAGCACAAGCTAAAAAATTGGCAAGAGAACTGTATCAAGTAAATAAAGTGGTTACTAGGCTAGACTCAAAGTTTAAAACAAGCGAAGATGGTCTTATGTTACACGATTCTGATGGTTATCCGATAGCACAGAAGGATTTACCAACGGATTTGATAAACAAGGCAAAGGAAATTTTAAACACAGATCCAAATGAGCTAGATAAGAGAGAGAAGGTTGAGATTACAAAAGATGAACTTGAAAAGGCAGAACGAGCAGGGGCTATTGAGGATGTAAAGAAGTTAGTGGGTAAAAAGCAGGGATATGTTTATATGTTTTTGTATTTCAAACTTGTTGAAAAAGTTGGTGATGAAGACTTGAAATATATGTTTGATCGTTTACAGAAGAATGCAGACCTTTTACAGAGGTTAAGTAGAAATATAACCAATTACATTGATCAGGATTCTGAGAAACCAAATTTTGAACAACTTGAAGATGACCTTGAGAATATTGAAATGTATAGAAAGTCTAAGAAATTCATAAATGAATTCCCGTCTTCGATGAAGGCTGAGTATGATAAAGCTGGTCCATATATAAAAGGTGAGTTAGCTAAAATTGCAGTCGAGTTTGATAACTTGGGTATGGTCGATGGTGTAATGAATAAGGGGAGGAGAAAAGCCATACAGAAGAGATTTTATAGTAAAATATCTGCATATCCAAATTTAGAGGCAATGGTCAAGGGTGCGAAGAACTTCATCAAGGCAGAGGGAAATGCTGGATATAGTAAATTTATAGAGGCGATATATAGAACTAAGCGATTTGGTGCAGATCACGCTGCAGAATTGTTATTTGATGAGAATGAAGTTATTATATTTGAACTCAAATCATTTGCCGCAACACAAGAATTGTGTGGTTCAACATCTTGGTGTATAAAAAATAGCCTCCATTATTGGAATCAATGGGCTGGTGGTGAAACTGTTTATAATAAACAGTATGTCATCGTAAATTTCAATTTAGATTCTTCCGATGATCTTAGTTTCATAGGAACAACAATCGGACCAAATAAAAGTGTTGAAACTACACATGATAAGCGAGACCATTTCATATCAGAAAATAATTTGAGAAGCATTCTTTCTAGGTTTGAAGTGGATCACGATTTGCCGGATCCAGGGTGTCTTTGGGAATTATTAGAACCAATGACACCTGAAGAAATTGATGCAAAGAAAAGAAGGGTAAGTGCAAACAGAAATATAGTTAAGTCTAATATAACCCTTGATGAACTAAAACAATATCACGAGGAAGATGGTGGTGATATAAATGCGCAAAATGGTCAACCACTTGAAAATGCTATTGATGAAGATGATGTTGAGAAGGTTAAATATCTTCTTGATAATGGTGCAGTGGCCACACTTAAAACCGGCTTTGACTCTTGTATAAATAAATCTCGTTCTTTCCCCGTACTAAAATTGTTAATTGATAATGGCGCGGTATTAACGAGACATGCCTTCCGTGCAGTGTTGGACGATATGGAAGCCGTTAAATTCTGTGTCGAAAATGGTATGGACCCAGATTTGGGTGGTGGTATGCCTATAAGATGTGCAATAAAGATGGGGAACATTGACATGGTTAAACTTTTAGTGGATGCCGGTGCAGTTGAGGGTAGGTCTGATGGTAAACTTATGAGAATTGCTCTCCAATGGGAAAGAATGGATATTGTGCAGTATTTGCTTGATAATGGCTACAATATAGATATAAACAAATCTATGGATTGGATGGGTGTTTGTAAAACAAATATAAGAGAACCTGAGAGAAGGTATGAAATATTGAAGATGTGTCAGAAGTGGGTGGATGAAGGCAGGGCTGAAATGGGTCCCGGGCCATTCAAGTTAAGGGGTAGTGATGGTTCTTCATATAAATTGACACATGAAGATATAAAAGAAAAGTGGGGTAGTTATATGGGATATGTATTACATAAACACCCAGAATTAGACCCAAAAAACCACGGTGATGAATCCAGTGAATAATCATGGGTCGGAGGTAGGATAATCCTTATCATATATATAATAAAAGGGTTATTTATTAACAATGAACATAGTTGCAATTGATCCATCTTTAATATCAACCGCACTGGTCGCCAATGGTCATATTATAAATTATTGTCGTGAATCAGATGCCACAAATAAATCCGGACTTTCTAAATGGTTTAAATATTCAGAACCCTTTTGTGATCTAAGATACATATCATATAGAAAATTTGATAATTATTCAGAAGGTGAAATTGTAAAATTGAAAGATTATGACCTGGTAACAGACATGATATTAGATGATATAACATCCAACATTGATGTTAATAAACCCACCAAGGTTATGATAGAGGGTTATAATTTTGGGGCACAGGTTGGTGATCTACTTGACCTTGTAACATTTTCCACACTATTAAGAAAAAAGATATATGACCGAATAACTGAGGATATTGAGGTTCTATCTCCAACCCAGTTAAAATTGGAGTCGTGTAAATTGACATATCCACCAATAGAAAAAGAGGTTGGTGTCAGAAAAAAGAGAATAGAGGTGTCTTATAGAAATAATAATGGAATTGCCGGTGGGAATTTTACAAAAACACATATGTTGATGTCAATTATCGAGAATGATGAAATAGAGAGTGAGTGGTTTAAACACATTAAATCTATGAGGGGAGATTTGATGGGTATGAAAAAAGTGCCAAAGCCATATGAAGACATTAATGATGCAATATTGATGTATCATATATGTGAAAAAAAATTAATAAATGAATAATAGGTATGTTTGATAGTGATGATTTTGATGATATACCATTTGAAGAACTTGTGAAAAAGTATAATATGGTTCCTGTTGTAAGTATTGAATTGGATGACTATGATATATTGGTTTATGAAAAATGGATGTCAAATGGGTATTATGATGTAGTTGCAGATAGATATTATTATTTTGACATATATTTTATGGAACTACTCCCCGTGGATATTAGGATCAAAACACTTAATGACATACTTAATGTATATGTTGAAAATGAGATGTATGAGGAGGCAGCGATAGTCCGTGATGAGATAAAAAAATTATAAGTTTGTATATTCATATGTTAATTTTATTTTGTAATTTTGATATATGCAAACAAAACAAATAGAAACGGCTAACTCAATTGATTTTATTTTTGCAGGTAATTCTCACGTTACTTTTAAGAATTCACAAACCGGGAAAAGGTTTACATTCAAAGTTAAAAAACACAAAAAAGATTCTATTTGGTTTGTTAGTGTTCTTACAAGTCCCGATATTTATCAATTTATTGGTTCGATTAGAAAAAATACAAATTACCGACATTCGGTCAAAAGTTCTATTGGTCAGAATACACAATCCGTGAGGGTTTTCGATTATGTTATAGGTAAATTGAGAACAAAAGAATTGCCGGAAGTAGTGGAGATATGGCACGAGGGTCGTTGTGGTCGTTGTGGTCGTAGGTTAACTGACCCGGATAGTATTCGTCTAGGTATTGGTCCAAATTGCATAAGTATGTCTTAATGGTGTGGATTGATGGTATTATTTTAATGGTTTATATTGGTCTTATTTTATGGAATTTCATATTCCAACGGAGTGCTAGTATTTTTGCTGCACAAATTCGAAATGGTCATCGGTGTGTGAATTGTCTAAGAAAAAGGGAATATGTAGGATTTGGTGATTTAGAGGAGTTTTGGAAGCATAATGGTCAAATGTATTGCGAGGATTGTTACATTAAAACCAAACGTTATGATAAGCTTGTTCATATGGTTGGTTCGAAAAAACAGAGAGTAAGGAATATTTTATCTTTACTTAGGCGTTATTCATTCAAGGTTGATTTGATCAAACGACCTTGGTTAATTTCAATGGGTGTGTGTTTTTTAATATCCTTTGTCTTTGTTTGTCTTGGGTGGACAAATAATTTCACGATATTTAACATTTTTATGATTTTTTATTGGGCGGTTGTTGTTTTCTGTGGTGAGTATATAAAAAGAAAGGTCCGAGTTAATGAACTCAGACCTTAGGGCTGACCTTGTTCGAACAATAATCAGACTCCACCACCATATTTTTATGAAATATGGAAAACTTTGTGTCGTTTATAGTATTATAAAGGAATAATGTTTATATTTGTAAAATGAAACAAGAACTATTGGATTTAATTGAGGAAAAAGCACCTGGTTCATTACCACTTCTTTTGGTGGTGAGGGGGTCACATGCATATGGAACTAATATTCCTACCTCTGATACTGATTATGCAGGTGTTTTTGTTCAAGATATGGATAGCATTCTTGGTATGAGTTATAAAGAACAAGTGAATGATAGTACCAATGATGTTGTCATTTATGAAATCAAACGATTTCTTGAACTAATTGAAAGTAATAATCCAACTGTTCTTGAATTATTGAATACCCCCCAAGATTGTATTGTTTATAAACATCCACTTTTTGATGAAGTCCTTTTGCACAAGAAAGATTTTATCACTAAGAAGTGTTTTAATTCTTTTGGTGGGTATGCTAAACAACAAATATACAAGGCAAAGGGTCAGAATAAAAAACAGAATTGGGAGAAGAAAAGGATGGTTCGCAAGACACCATTGGATTTTTGTTATGTCATTGGTGGTAATGATGAAAAGAATGGTACATACCCACTTAAAAAGTGGTTGAGTGATAGAAATGTTGATCAAAAAGACTGTGGTCTTGTTAATATCAGTAATGCCCGTGATGTTTATGTACTTTATACACAATTATCAGAACAAGATGGTATGAGAGGCATCATTCAAGATAATTCGAATGATTTAAGATTGTCGTCCATACCTAAGGGAGTTTTACCAGATGCTTTTATTTCATATAACAGAGATGGTTATGTCAAACATTGCAAAGATTATAAATCATACCAAGTGTGGTTAGATGAACGAAATGAAGCCAGGTGGGTTGATGTTAAGTCACATGGTCAAAAAATCGATGGTAAGAATATGATGCATTGTCGTAGGCTTATGGATATGGCAATGGAAATATCTGAGGGAAAGGGAATCATTGTTCGTAGAGAAAATGCCAAAGAACTTATAGACATTCGAAAGGGCAAGGTTGATTTACAGACACTTATTGATGATGTAGAACGGGATATTAAAGCAATGGGTGATAGGTTTAAGAATTCTGATTTACCTGATAGTGTTGATAGGTCTTTGGTTGAGAATTTACTAGTAAAAATTAGGAGAGAAATAATAAATTAATAGATATTATATGATATTTTCACACATTTTAGTTTTTTTAATTGGCGCATTTGTTGGTTATATTGTTACACGAGCCGTGGATAAAGCACTTAAAGATAGGCAATTGAATATTATCAAAGATTCTTGGTATGGGTTATTATCTGCCATTGAATCTGGGAAATGTATTTTCGTATCAAGGATAAATAATTATGCACAATTTCAAATACGTGGTGGTATTTTTTCGGGTTATGTTATCACGTTGGATATTGTTGAGGCGGGTGTTACGGTAACTAAGAATAATAAAATAATCTTAACATCAGAAGTTATCCGATCAGAATTCCCAAACGATTCAATAATTGATGATATCATAGAAATGCTAAACTTTATTTTCGGTAAGAAAATAAATGATGTGGTTGATGTAAATGGTGATCTTGTTGATCGAGAATATTTAAAACAAACGATGAAAAAGTCTGGATTGGATCCAATTGCAGATATGGCTTTATATGATGGACAAGTCCCGAAAGAAAAGGTTGAAGATGATCCGAGTGTTGATGATATTCTTGATAAAATACTAAAAGATGGAATTGATAGTCTCACACAGAGAGAGAGGGAGATATTAGATGAACGAAATAAAGAAAATTAATATAACCATATAATAATTTAAGATGGCAGAAAAGTCCCCATATGATATTTTATCGGATATATACCGAGAAGATTCTAAAAAACTATCAAGTGAAGGAAGAGATAATCTGAACTCTATACTTGGTATAAAGAAATCTACAGATGGTTACACTTACTCAGTGATAACGTCCAAACTATTTCGACCATTTCTAAAAATAGATTCACTCATATTCAAAAGTCCACCAAAAATAGGCAATTCTTTTAATAAAAGAGGTTCTTGGTTCTGATGTTCAGTAATAAAGAAAATAAGTTTGTGAGGGGTGTTGGTTGGATTAGTCGATCGGTAGTTTCTATTGTTATGATAATTCATAATGAACATGTTCTGTGTGTAAAACGTGGTGAAAATGTTACACAAACCGGGAAATGGTGTATGCCTTGTGGATATCTTGATTATGATGAAACTATAGAAGAGTGTGCATATCGTGAAGTTTATGAGGAAACTGGTCTTTACCTTATAGATGTAGAAGAAATTGAACTTATGGAAATTAACTCAGATCCGTCTTCAAGCAAAAAACAGAACATACACTTTCATTACCGAATGTTTGCTAGTGAAGAATATTCAGTTGATGTATCAAAGGTTGACCAAGGAGAGGTTATTGCCATTGAATGGGTGCATAAAAATGACTTGGATAAATATGATTTTGCATTTAATCACGATACTCGAATTGCCGAACAGTTCGGTATTTGACGATTTAATATATAGATAAACATCTATATTTATTCATATGCAAGTATTTTCTAAAATAAAACCAAAAACTGAGTTCGAGCCAAATGATAAAGATATTAAATTTGAAAATGACCACCTAAGTATTGTTGAATATGAAGGTTGGTCAATTGTGAATGAGCCTGATATGGCTGTGTGTATAATATACCTCATAGAACAGAACAAATTTATTCTGAGATATGAGTATATACCAACGTTCAAGTATTCCGAGGGTCAAGAATATCATATGACTGTTTTGAGTGGGACAATCGAAAAAGGAGAAAGTCCTACAAAAACATTATTGAGGGAAATTGAGGAAGAGGCTGGTATAGTTATTTCACCAGATGTAACAATAGAATTTATGAAACCACTTTTTTGTTCAAAGGGCAATACTGCAAAATATCATCCTGCAATAATTACATTGACTGAATCAGATTATCATGAAGTTATCCCGGAAGGGGATGGGAGTGAATCAGAGGATAAAAGTAAAACCGCAAAATTAGAGGTGAGATACCTTAACGCAGTAAATACGTCAGATCTTATAACAGAATATTTATTAGATAAGTTCAAAGATTACATTAATTTTGACTAATCATAGAACTTTTGTGTATTTGGTTATATAATACACCAAATTCCAAATTGAAATATGAATAAAAATTATGTTACTAAGAATGGTTTAGAACAACTTAAAGAGCAACTTAACCATTTGATCCGCGTAGATGCCAAAGAAGCAGTGGCAATGATACAAGATGCCGTAGATAAGGGCGACCTTTCTGAGAACGAAGAATACGAGTCAGCCAAATCTTACCAAGAATCTGTCCAGTTAAAGATATCCAACTTATCACAAAAGATAATGAATAGTGAAGTGATATATGCACCAACGGATTTGAAATGTGTTGGTATGTTGTCTATTGTTAATCTAAAAAATCACAATAACAACTCGGTGGTGGAGTGGTCATTGGTTCCCGAAAATGAAATAAATATACGAGAAGGTAAAATATCCTTTAATTCACCTATTGGAAAGGCACTTATTGGAAAAACTATTGGTGAAATTGTTGATGTTAATGTTCCAGTTGGAAATATGAAATTGGAAATTCTATCAATTAGACCATATTCTTGAATTGAATTTAATATATAGTGTATGAAAAAGCACACTATATTACTATTGACAATCTTTCTAATTGGATTTTTTGGTTGTAGGACACAGAAATCAAATGACCCGGGTTATTCGTGAAACGAGATTATGTATAACTAGATGTCACCGAGTAGTGATTATGATGAACCAGAGCAAATGTATGATGAACCCAGTGTTGTGAATGATGAATTTATTGAAGTGGAATATCACGATGTGTCCATGGAAGTTCATACAAATGATGGTGATATGCCTAAAGAGGATGCAGAATATTCAATGATCACAGAACCCGAAGAAGAGTTAGTTGCATTAGAACCAATAGAAGAAAGTGAGAAGGCATCAGATGAAGCTACTGCAGTAGAACCAAGTGTAACTACTTCAAATAACGAGATGCCCGCATTTGCACCAAATCCATCAACAGAATCGGCAGGATCAATGCCTGTTGTGGTTGATAGGAACATAGACACTGACCCAACAGAATTGGATTTGAATACTGGTTCGATGGTGTATGATTGTCCTACTGAAATGGTAGTTGGTGATGCACATATTGTTAAATTGAGAATAAGTAGAAAGAAGAATAATAACATTTCAGTTGGTTTTTCGAATGATACGACAATATATGAAATAGAAACATCAGAGGTTATGGAAGTTATTCTATCTGATCCGAATCCAGATGGTGTTAATAAACAATTCGATATAAAACCATTGACTGATGGGGTACAGGCACTTGAAAATGACGAGAGGTATAATGAATGGACATGGGGGGTTACGCCTATCCGTTCGGGTGGTGGTAAATTGAAATTGGTAATCAATATAAAGAAAAAGACCGATTTTGGCAATATGAATCGTAGTATAACGGTTTTCGAAAAGGATATAAACATAACTGCTGACCACATATATAGTATTAGAAGATTCTTTTACAACAATTGGGAATGGTTTGCATCATCTGTGGCTATTCCATTGGTGGTATTTGGGTGGAAAAGAAGAGAGAAATTATTGGGGTTTTTGAGAAAAAAAACAAAATGATGATTAAACTTTCCAATATTTTTCTTATATTTGGTATATGTTT